TTATTTAATTTTTAGGCACGAACACTATATTGACCACTGTTCTTGTTTCATGTTGAACAGGAGTTGAACCAGCATGATAGGTTGACGATGGGTATATGGCAGCAGTTCCCTTAATAGGAGGCACTCTTTTTATACAAGTATCGTCATCGAAGAAGAAAGTATCACCATCACTATTGTTAACATAATATAGAATAGTCAATGCTCCAGGGACTCTTGTATCAGGGTGGATAGCATTCATTGACCATTGTGGTCTTATCAGCTGCATGTTAACAATAAATCTATCTACAATGTAGCGAGGTGGAATGTAGTTCCCTTGGAGATGATCAATTAGGTCTGGTAGAAATTTAAATCTTTTTCTGTATAATGAGTTTGGGTTACTACGAATTTGAAAAAATGATTGTTGGTTATTTGGTTCTGGCAAACGAGAGTATATAGGAAACGTAAATCGCTGAGTATCTATTACGGGCCCGTATGCCTGAGAATGTTTATCGATCACTGCTCTTTGTTGATCGTTAGCATTCTTATGATAGAACTCAGTTGTCATATTATAATATCCCCACTGAGGTTTGAGTGGCGAGTACAACTCAGCCTCCACCTCATCTGCTAACCCCTTATCCACTGTAATAACTTCAACCATTATAAGCTCCTGGAGCGGGATGCGAGAATCGAACTCGCGCGTGAACCTTGGCAAGGTTCCAGGCTACCATTACATCAATCCCGCTTTGAAAAGATAATATTAATCACATACCTGCTTGTATTTATATGTGGAATTTGGCCGGCATGAATAACATTTGACGGAAACAAAGCACCAGTTCCCTTTATAGGGTCTACCTCACAATCAATTTTTCTGTCTTTAAAGAACACTGTCTTTCCATCGCTACTATTTACATAGTAAAGAAAAGTATACATTGTATCAGCATCTGAATCAACATGCGGTATGTTTAAATATTTGTTAGCATCAGCCATTTGTGTTGTGAGGTTACCCATTACCCTCTTCACATCATAATTAGGTAAATAGTTAGCCTTTATCCATTCGGTCAATGGTTGAATAGCAGCCTTATCCTCTACTAATGTTTTTGAGTTTGGAAAAAAGTAGTGTGTGAACCTAGGAAGGTCTTTGATGATATACTTGTCCTGGTCAACGCTATACGCTCCCTTAGGGTTGACACCGAGAGTGTGGTTAAAATAAAACCATGGAATTTTTGTTCCCGTCACCCAATCTTCTACTCGATCAGATATAACTGAAGGTATATTGTTTACTAAAGTTACCATATTACATCTTGTTCTGTTTGAAGAAGTCTTTACAAAAGACAACATTGGCTACAAGACGAACTTCTGAGACCACTGGTGTTGATGCGGCGTGGATAGTTGATGAAGGGAAATAAATTCCTGTCCCCTTCTTAGGCAACGCCTGCCCTGCTACTTGATTTGTATCTTTATCAAACACAAATGTCTCGCCATCACTATCTATAATATAATAGAGGAAAGTATAACTACCATCTTTATTCCAATCCATGTGGGGAGGAAATAGAGTTCTTGGTGCCTTCGATAATAGGTTAACATATAGCCTACACAAATCATATGAAGGATCAAGATATGCATCACGAAGATAATTAACTAAATTTACAATACTTGGAATAGCCGGAGGTACCTTTTTAACCATCCGCTCAAAGGTACCATGCGACTGATAGTCTCTTGATGAATAATAAATTGGATCAAAGAGGCACGTTGGTTCTTTCAGTGGTATATTTACTGCCTCACTAAGTACCTTACGTCTAGCTAATTCCATTGGACTATAATTTTCCATTCCAGTAAGTAGTCTCCATACTGGTTTGTTTGTAGTAAGTAGATGCATTGCATCACTTTCTAACTTATTGGCTAGTTCATTGGGTACAGTAAAAGGCTTCATCATCGATATTCAATTAGGTTAAAGATATCAGTGTTAGTAGTAAATCCTATTGCATTTTCCTTTCTCAGGACAACAGACCTTAAACCAAATATAACTTTATTCTCTAGTACTGTATAGTCACAATGCTCAGCTAACTTATCAAAAAATTCTTTTCTATAGTATACATTACAATGCCCATTCCATGCTCCTGAGTTGTCTAGCTCTTCGACATCAGGAACCATGTGAATCATAATACCACCTGGTTTGACAACGTCGTGGACAATAGAAAAGCATTCGTATTGCTTTTCAATTGGCTCCACATGCTCTGTGGTACCAAGGTTGGTAAGAACATCATACTTACATCTAAATTTGTAGAACATTTCTGGACATCTTAGATCAAGAGGTAGGGCACCATCCTCTCCATTCAAGTCCACTGATGTGTGGGCCATGCCAAGATTTTCAAAATGTTCTTTGCCTGTTGTAAACTGACCACCAATAAATCTTTGATTACCAAGCTCAAACATCCATAGTCCATTAGGCTGAAAGAACTCGAGCCTAATTGCTTCTGTTACAAATGCCAAATACTCTGGTAGGTATGCCATAACTACTCCTTAGCGTCGTCTTGTTTGTTTCACACGGTGTTGGTTATATTGATCTATAACATTTTGACCAAATCTTTTATAATAATTCTTACCGTATATGATATTCAATGCCGATCTGATTTCGTGCTTCATTGGCACAGAGGCAGCATGAATAGTTGATGATGGGTACATTATTCCTGTTCCCTTTTTAGGCGAATGCCTAGAGACCACTTTGTCTTCTTTTTCATCAAAGATAAACGTATCCCCATCACTATCAATAACATAGTAAAGAAATGTCACTGCATCTGGATCCTTGAGGTCTGGATGGGGATCAAGCACCCCATACTCTACTCCAATTGTCATAATATTAGCATAGACTCTTACGACATCATATGAAGGATCTAAAAATCTTTCTCTCAGATGAAAAGTTATATTGGCAATGCTAGGAGCGACCACAGCTGTATTCGTTGGGTCTTTCTTTAGCATATCTTCAAACGAACCATGGAGGGGGAAGTGTCTATGCATTGTATAGACACCGTTGGTGAATCCTTGGGCATGTATTATTTTCATACCACCAGCTGTAGGACTTCTATTGTTGTAAGGATATTCAGCTGTTCTTTTAAGGTAAGTGTATTTTGGTATACTACTCGTTATAACTTCTTGCTCTAGCTGGTCTGCTAGTTGCTGATCAATTGTAAATGTTTTTATACTGTTCATTGCAAATAGTAAGACCTTAAAGGTGGTGGGACCAACTGGGCTTGAACCAGTGACCTAACGCTTATCAAGCGTTTGCTCTACCAACTGAGCTATGGTCCCGATCTTATATGTATATGGGGTGACTGGTGGGATTCGAACCCACGAATAATGGAATCACAATCCATGGTCTTAACCACTTGACGACAGCCACCATTGGAGCGGGTAGGGAGAGTCGAACTCCGCATTGTCAGCTTGGAAGGCTGCTGGACGCCCCTTGTCCTATCTACCCGCATACTGGCACCCTCTGAGAGACTTGAACTCCCGACCTCAACGTCCGTAGCGTTGCGTTCTAATCCACTGAACTAAGAGGGTAAAAATGGTAGCAGTGGTCAGACTCGAACTGACGATAGACTCCGTATGAAGGAGGCGCATTAGCCACTATGCTACACTGCTATGGCGGAAGGTGTAGGATTCGAACCTACGTGACTGTTACATCCATCTCTTTAGCAAAGAGCGCTAATAGGCCTCTCTAGCAACCTTCCAATAGAAAGAAGGACTCATGTTGGCCAAGGCCTTTTTCGTGCTTGGCGCCGCGAGTCCACCGGCCTTTGCCCCACTTGCCTGAACAGTACGAGGCTATTAATTGGTTGGTGCACGGAGTAGGACTCGAACCTACATAATTCACCGTGTAAAGGTGACGCTTGACCTCTCAGACCATCCGTGCTTTATGATAATCTCTTTTGTATGTATTCCGTCTAGTACCTTTTCTGTACCTATTGCCTAGACCTTTACTACCATATGTTTCTGTTTGTGTATGGCAATTGGGACATAGTAGTCTTAGATTAATAACTTGGTTGTTGTCACTGTTACCATCGATATGGTCCACTTGTAATGTAAGTGGCTTACCATTCCATATATCGCCTATGCCGCACCCCTTACATCTTTTGCCATGCTGTTCAATTAGATATTTGGCAAGTGTTGGAGCCTCGCTACATTCACCACGTTCTATTCTGGGAACTGTTTCGCAAACCCACTTGTGTTTCCCTTGGCACGCGTTGCTGCAAAACTTATTCTTTTTGCTATATCCCTTCTTGCATTGTTTATTGCAATGCAAACAATTGTACGTGTTCATAGTAGACCTCCTCCTTATATTTATAAGGTCTACCATTTTACCAGCTGAGCTAACCAGGCGCTTTCTTATAAAAGTTATAGTATATCATCATACAATACCACGTCAAAGACAACAGTGTGTACCATGCACCAGCTATTGCTGAGTAGTATTGACCAAGATGATAGAGAAGAGTAGTTCCAGAGATCTGACCAGCGTATCCAATGAGAGGACTGAATGGGTGAATACCCTTAACTATTTTATCCCTCAATAGTCTATGAATGTTCATTATGATGGCAATACTTGCCACGAATGGAAACACGCTATTGAATTGGTCTAGTGTCATAATAAGTTGGTAGCGGGGGATGGATTTGAACCACCGATCTTCAGCTTATGAGGCTGACGAGATTCCACTTCTCTACCCCGCAATAAAGGTCTCGGTTCATCTATCGTCACACAGTGCGCACTATGCCCTAGATTCCTACTTACAAAAATACCCATCGCTATGCGACAAACCTTACACCGAAAGGTAGGGCGGGTAAGACATATTTATAAAACTTAAAACTGGTGCTCCCTGTCTGAATCGAACAGACGACCTGTCGCTTACAAGGCGACTGCTCTACCGGCTGAGCTAAAGGAGCGTGTTGGGATATAATACTATACGATATGTATATAGTCAACAACTAACTTATTTTGTTTCATCTAGGACTTGCTTCAACTGTTCAACAATACCTAGTCCTTGAATATTAGTATAATAAGCCACAAGTGGCCAACTTCCCCACTCTGGAATTGGAAATGTCTTTGCTTTCTCTAATAAACTTGGAAACGATTGGTTTGCAAGTATATGGTCAACTGCGGCTGTAATCATTCTTCTGAAAGTCCTTGTCTGGCACGCTTTCCTAATTTGAGCTGTAGCCAATGTTGACGCATGGCTCCAAAATGGAGTGTTGAATGTAGAGCCAGCAAAGTAGTGTAGGGATATCATATCACCGACACCCCTATTTAAGGCATTATAAAATTTGTTGGCTTTTTCTGGTGAAAGATTATTGTTAATTATATGAACCATTCTTGAATTGACCTCAACCATATTTCCAATTGTTGTGGCCTCTAGTGGCTCAGAAAAGAATGATGCGTTGCCATTGAATGCAACTCTGTCAGTGTAGTTTACCTTTTTATAGTATGAGGAAAACGAAAACGTATTGGTAGTATCACTTGGCTGGAGACCAAACTGCTCAAACACTTCCTTAACATCTTCTTTCACATCCTCAAGACTACTAATATTGTTGTTGAATAGGTATCCAATTGAACACCTATTCTGTAAAGGTATACCAAATACCCAACCATGCTTCCTCGCAATTGTCAATGTGTGGACAAACTTTGGATAATCCCAAAAGCATTGTGTAACATGGACTGAGTTAACAGGAATGCAATCTAGAACATTGTAATCTTCAAATGTTTTTGGTCTGCCAGAGCAATCAATAACATAGTCAGCATCAATCGTATCTCTTGTAACATTCTTATCAATGACAGTTACTTTGTCTTTAATAACAGATAAGATGTGTTGTTGTAAACCAACAGCATTGAAATGGTAACCAACTAATGGTGGACCAAAGTCGTGAAAAAAGTAATTGTTCTTTGAGCCCCAATTATATTTTGCAATCCCCATCTTAATTGTTCCTTGGATTGCAAATAAGTCTTGGTATCTAAAATTGACTGTGTTAAGAAGCATTCTAGGAACACCTAGATTTGACCCCTCGCCGACTGCCTGGGGAGATATGCTTGAGTCAAAATACCATTGTATTTCATCATCTGGAAAGTGACGTAAGAACATTCCAGCTGATATTGCACCAGCTGTTCCTGCTCCTATTACTGCTATTCTTTTTGTCATACAAAGTGTCCCACAATAGCCATACAAGATAGCCACACCCAAATTGTATTAAAACCAACCAATGTAGGTAGCAGCTTTCTGTTACTAGCCCAGATTAATGTAAGACTAGTAAACAGTGTAAATATGTATAACCACCAGAACTGAATACCAAAAATCAAACCAGGAACAATAATAAATGCCTTGGCAAGCCAGCTAGCCAATTCAACAGTATTGTAGTCGGTCCAGTATTCTTTTGTAAAGAACTTTCTGTAACAATCAGCAATTGCTCTCCACCCGACCATTGTATACACAGATACAATACAGAATAGAGCAAACAAAGATCCAAGGATAAGCTGTTGTGTAATGTTGTTCATATGTTACCCTAATATGGCGACCCCGGAGAGATTCGAACTCCCGACATTGAAGGTAGAAGCTTCATGCTCTATCCAGCTGAGCTACGGGGCCAGTAGATGGTGCGACTGGTCGGACTTGAACCGACATGGCCAAAGCCGACAGATTTTAAGTCTGTTGTGTATACCGATTCCACCACAATCGCAAAAATGGTCAAGGTGAGAGGACTCGAACCTCCAACTTCTACGTCCCAAACGTAGCGCTCTACCAATTGAGCTACACCCTGATATGTTTATTCCGAAATTAATTCTTTCCCCACTTAACCTTATTCCACAACCTTTCGTTTGTGTAGTGAGTAAGTAGGTACATTATATTCAATGCAACAGTAAGAGTCAACGCTTCGTTGCCCTTTAGACCAAAGGCTAGACCAAGAATAAAGACAATAAACAGCGACCAAAGTCTATAGGTAACAGTCTTAGTGGCTGATCTAATCTTACGGTCAAAGCCACCTAGGTTACCCCATTTGACCCTAGTCCAAATCCTTTCATGAATAATAAACGTCAGTGCTCCAAGTGTAATTGATAGCACAGCTAGACCAGCAGATGTGTTTTGCTGGCCTGTAAGTAAATAAGTTATAACAAATGTAAAGACAAATGTTGCTATTCTATACGTAGCAGTCTTCGCTAAAGTTCTTACGTTAGTGTCCATTATCTACCTCACTGTTGGTGGGCCCACTAGGATTTGAACCTAGACTCAAAGGATTATGAGTCCTCTGCATTAACCGTTATGCTATAGGCCCTTAGTTGGTGGGACCAGTGGGACTCGAACCCACGACCTCGAAGTTAAAAGCATCTTGCTCTACCAGCTGAGCTATAGTCCCGAAATATGGTGGGAGAGGAAGGATTCGAACCTACTCAGCCATTGGCGTCAGATTTACAGTCTGATGTGACTCTCCAACTTCACCGCTCGCCCACATAAAAATAAACTGGTTGGGGGTCATGGATTCGAACCACGATAGCAAGAGTCAAAGTCTTGCGTCCTACCTTTAGACGAACCCCCAAATAAGTATGGTTTTGCTTTGGATGCCAGCCTCTCAGTAATGCGACTACGGGTTTGCTGGAATTACTCTAACCTCTGCACCTGCGATCGAGTGTCACACATGTTGTTCCATCCCTTCGCATAAGATGGCATGCCCCTGTTATTCTTTATCGCTCATTGCAAACTTTACACCATAAGGTAAGTTGCTGTCTGACGCTTCACAGCGTTTCGTCCCTTTGGACTCATCAGAGACAGAAAAGACAGCCGACACGTACACGAGGCAGAGGTGTCGGGCAAATAAGATTGTCATTCGTACTATCTGCTGCGTCTCACCTTCATGTATCTAGAATTGAAGTTTTCTGTTGGCGCAGTTACTCGGGCTTTACGATCACCCATGGCTTACGAATGACAAGTTTGGTGGAGGATGAGAGAATCGAACTCTCAACTCCGCGATGCAAACGCGGCGTGTTCCCATTAGCACTAATCCCCCAAATAAGGTGTGGGCTACCATTTAAGGTTCATTCTTAGACCTTACCCCCACACAGCAAGGATGCATTCTGTTAGCTCTCATAATTCATATAGTGCTACCCATACAGACAAACTCTTACACTATAGGGATGTCGCGACATCAAAATGGCTGGCGAGGATGGGATCGAACCATCGACAGGCTGATTAACAGTCAGCTGATCTACCTCTGATCTACTCGCCAATAAACTATATAGCTGGCACCGGATGAGGGAGTCGAACCCCCGTTAACGGTTTTGGAGACCGCTGTAATTCCGTTATACCAATCCGGCAATGTGGCGACTCGGATGGGACTTGAACCCATGACCACTCACGTGACAGGCGAGTATTCTAACCAACTGAACTACCGAGCCAAAAATGGTGGACCGTGTAGGGTTCGAACCTACGACCTGTTGATTAAGAGTCAAATGCTCTACCAGCTGAGCTAACGATCCATAATGTGGTGAACCCAGTGAGATTCGAACTCACGTTACGGCCGTGAAAGGGCCACGTCCTAGGCCTCTAGACGATGGGTCCAAATAAGTGCCGGTTACTGATCCGGCGTCACACTATGCTCCGTGGTGACAGTCCACGCTGCTACGAAGGTCAGGTAGCAGTCTGCAAAAAAGGTCCACTCTTTTCACCGCTACAACAACAAAACGGCTCGGACTCTGTTTAAAATGAGTCTACCTACAACGAGGGGGTGGTGGGCACCCAGTAATAAGGTCGCTGTTAAGCCATCCTGAACGGAAGCCGAGCGTCGAAACACTCCAGTCGGTCTAAATAAATTGACTAATGTTTGCCGACAGGTCGCGAAGCACCTAATTGGAATTCATGTTTTTAAAGAGCAGTCGAGTAAGCTCATGGTCACTCGACTAGGCCTAGCATTATCAGCTAGACTACTATATATGTCAACGGCTACGAAAACAAGTTTGTTTTGCTAACTTTTGCCAGTTGACATAGTCCATCTTCATCAGCGTGGCCAACTTGATGACCATTCGGAGAGACAGCTCACGGAGATTATCCATGTTCTTCTCTACAAAGTCTACAAGTATTCCAGCATCGTAGTCTGAAATCTGCTTATCACGAAGCATCCCCTGACCAACAACCTGCTTGATACGAACGACATAGTCGAGCTTCGTCTTCATTGCAAGGTCGAGGTAATGAGACCTCGAAACCAGCGCCTCAAAGTGAGGAGCAAGTCGCGAGCCACGAGCAATGAGGTCGTCAAAGTCGTAGTTCGTAATAAAGATCACAGAACCTTCGAAGATAAAGTTATCCGGAACAGGTTCACCATCCTCATCCTCTAAGCTCTCAACAGATCGCGACAACCAGTGGAGTTTGCGCTTCTCAGTTGAGTCGCACGCACTCTTCAGAAGGTTCATCGAGACGTCGTCTGCGAAGATAGAGTCCGAGTCGTCGAACACAAGTACACAATGCTCAAACCGAGCGTTGTATAGCAACCGATAAAGCGCGAGCGGACGAACATAGCCCTTGATGTAGGACACAACGTGACCTGCATTCTCGAGCTGTCGCATCTTCTGCTCAACCGTATACGACTTACCAAGACCAGCAGGTCCTGATACAATCAGAGAGCGGTTGATACCCTTACCAGTCGCTTCCGAAAGAACCTCTAGAGCGTTGAAACGCTCAGTCAGCTTCTCCTGGATCTGTTCCACTGACTCAGTACTCTTATTAAGAGTAAGAGCAACGGTTGCAGACTTACCAAGCGATTGCCGACGACGTTTGGTCATTCGGAACCCGTTCTTCGGAACACCTCTAGGCATTCAGATCACCTCATTCATATTCAACATACGGCCACTATACGCGAATGGCAGAATAGTACAACATCAAAAATCAAGGAGTTACAAAATTGACCATAACCCTTTGATTTCCAAGGAGTTATAACTTGTTGATTCTATTGAGTAATTTAAGAGCGCATTTTGACGCGTATATACGAAAATTGGGCTAGCAGCACGCCAATCATACACTACTACACCTTCTAGACGACCTCGAAACGTGTAACCCATTGATTCTAAAGGAAAACGTGTTTTCTTCATCCAAAAACACGGTAGTGTAACTTATTGATTCTAGTAGGGATTTTTAGGATGTAGGAATTGCTCGATCAACTTCTCGGCTTGCTGGACAGTCATACAGATGATTGTCTTAGCCGTCTTAGTCGTCTTATCCGTTAGGACGCAAACGATCGTGTTGCTATTGACAACCAGCTCAGCTACCTTCGTATTAGTTGCTGAGGCTCTGTAAAGTAGACTCATTGTTGTATCGCTCCACTAGGTCGAAAAGTCTCTGTTTAACAGTTAGTAGTTGGTAATGTGGTCCAAAATATAAATTATCTATCTTCTTAAACTTTGTGTTTGGAAAGTCTAACTTATAATGATGTAACGCCGCTCCAACTGATTGAGCAGCATCAGCTGCAATCGGTTCTGCATATACGTTAATGTCAGGAAAGTGTCTTTTAACAACTGAGTTGCCTAAGATGTTAAGTGCACAACCACCACCAAGAATTACATTATCACTATACTTGATTTTTAAAGCAGATGCAACTCTTTCAGCAAATATCTTTTCAAGAGCCCTTTGAACATTGTAGGCCATGTTCTTTTTAATTTCGTCATTAGGATTTTCTAGTTGGGGATAGCATTGAGTGTCGATATGGCTATCATATCTAAACAAGTTACTATTTGAAATAGTAGTATCATCCACTAGCATTGGTGGTAAGTTATTTGGTTTACCGTATGCTGAAAGACCCATCGTCTTGCCAGCATCAACAGTACGGAATCCAATGTATCTTGTAACAGTACCGTACATCTTGCCGATATCGAGATGAGAAGATAATGTTACAGGAAAGTTATACTCTTGTTGCTTTTGCTTCAGTTTCTCAGGATTCCAACCAACCTGAATTGCACTACAGGACTTGTATAGTATGTTTTTATGTAATGTGTCTATTGTATCCTTTGCATAAAAGATTGTTGTCGTTTCAGAGAACGATGCGTCTGGATATCGTTGCACAGAACCAAATCCATCCATAATGATAACAATAGCATCCTCTACACCTAATGTATAGAATCCTGCTGCTGCGTGATACAAATGATGGTTGGCATTATCGACAACTATGTTTTTATAGTGTATGCCACTTGACCTAAGCTTTCTTTTTATTGAATCAACTGGTTCAGATACATTGAATGCATTTATTGATGGTGTTGTTTGATTTAAGTGTTCAAGCACATTAACAAGAACAAGTTTATCAATGGTGTTAGTGTATCTTTTAATTATATCTAAGTCACATTGTTCAATCCGCTGTGTATGTTTCATTCTATTAGTTCTTTCACAAGAATAGGCTGCAAGGATTGTATCATCCTTTAGCAAACAAATAGATGAGTCGTGATTGGAAGATGAAATGGCTAGAGTGTAGTAACTCATTTGGATACAATCAACTCTAACTCTGGAAGGTATAGGTAATCTATTTTGGACTTAGCAAAAGTCTTGAAAGCGTCATCAATTGTTTCTACTAATGGCTCACCCCCAAGGTTCAGAGATGTATTAAGTACCATTGGTACGCCTGTGATGTTATTGAATGCTTTAATTAGATTATAGTAATGAAAATTCTGTTGTTGTGTAACAGTTTGTATTCTACATGAACCATCAACATGTATGACAGAAGGTATGATATTCTTTTTATCTTCTTTGCAAGTAAAGGAGAATGTCATATATGGAGATTCTGGAATCCCAAGCATATCAAACCAGTCGTTAGCATATTCATGTAACATGGAGGCGGCAAGAGGTCTAAAGTATTCTCTTCCTTTAACCTGGTTAACATAATCTCTACCGTTGGGGTCGGTAGGAGTATATAACATAGATCTATTGCCAAGTGCCCTTGGACCACTCTCAGACCTACCTTGGAATAAAGCTACAATCTTCTTATCGGCAAGGAGTTTAGCAACATCACTATATTGAATATTTTCTTGCACATTCATAAATGTAATTCTTCTCAATCAAATAGTTGGGTCCCTGATATGGACCAAATACTAATTTATTTATATCTTTAGTTACAGCGTAATAACTATAAGCTGCCACTCCCAAGGCAACTGTACCGTCTGCTGCAATTGGATCAATGAATAAATTTAAATGAGGGTGATTTTTCTTAATTAGAGAATTACCCAAGATGTTCAATGCACAGCCGCCACTTAAAACTAAATTAGAGGTTTTGACCTTAGCTGCTAACTCTAGGAAAAACGACTCTAGCTGTCTTTGAATTTTATAAGCTCTCTTGATATTTAAGTCAGTAGAGGGTGTGTAGCCATATGCAGACAGACCCATTGTCTTACCTTCTCCAAAAACCCCAAATCCAATACGCGATGTTACCGCAGCATATTTCCAACCTATATCGTGGGCTTCTGATATACTGAGTCTAGTTCCTTTGAACTTTTCTCTGAACTTTCTTTTGCTTTCAGATGTATAAGCTAATGGCTTCTTATCATATAAGCCAATAACAAAGTGCTTATCAGTGCAAATAATTTTTGGAAATGTTGCTTTGTATAATGATGTTGTTTCTGATATCCTAACATTGGAATCAGGAAGACGGTGCATTGCTCCTGCTCCATCAACAACAGCCACTGTTGCCTCATTGAAGTGAGACATATAGAACCCAGCTGCAGCATGTGCCATGTGGTGTAGGTCACTTCTAGATTCTGAGCGCTTGACGCCCACGCCTCTACTAGCTAGGTATTTTACTATCGTATGGAGATTTTTTAAAGAGCCACTAACCTGAACTACGTTATCTATAGAGTTTGTGTAGCTCTTAATCAAGTCGAGCGACTTGTATGGAATACCTCTATAATACTTCTCTCTATTTGCTCTTTCTTCGTGTAGAAAGAGAATGACTTCATTATCTTTAAGAAGTGCTATAGATGAGTGATGTGAGAGATTAATACCAAGCGTATACATTACTTCAGCTGATGGTCAGGAAATTCCATATAGCATTGGTTCTTAATGCAATAAAGATTGATGATTCCTTTCTCATACCCTCTTGCTTCAACTTCCCAAGGGAACAACCAGTACTTGTCGTTTGAGTCGAGCTTATAGTACTTCTTATGGAACTTAATCATCATGTTACCATTTTTGTACACTTGCTTCATCTGACCACTGATTGCTTGCTTAATGTGGACAGTCTCGTGAACAATGGTTTCCAGGAATGTTGACTTTGTAAACCTCGTGAGGTTCTTCCTAGTGAAGAAAGGATTAATCCAAATTACAAAGTTTCTTGGGCTTTGATTTTCACCATAGTCGTCAATGTGAGCATCCATATAGGCTAATGGAACAGCACCCACATTGTGGATTGTAGAATCATTTAACGACTTATCTACTCTGATAGAAATAGATTGCAACTTATCTCGTTGTCGTTTCGTAAAGATCTGTTCAACAGTGAATCGTGTAATGGCAATTACGTGCTTACGCAGTTTTGGTGTTAGTTTATTGGTACACGTAATTTTCATATTGGTAACTTAGGTTGCTTTAAAATCATGTTTTGGTCCTCACACTCTGCTTCAAGTTTAGCCTTGATAGCCTCTGACTTTCTAATCAAAGAGGCAACAGCTTCAATTTCAATATTGTGCTGTTCGCAATAAAACATAATTGCTTCGAGATAACCCATCCCCTTTCTGTGGACCCAACTTTCAATCGTTGTCTGAAAGTTATTAACAGTAACTCTGTTATCTAATTCTATCATAATTCTATAACCTCTATTCCGGCTTCTTCAAATATCGTCTGTGCGAGTGATATTGATTGTCGCCATCTGTCAGGAAACGTACTATCAAGATTAATGGTAGGAAAGACAACACGACGAATACCAGACTGAACGATGCTACCAGCACAACTGGAACAAGGATGATGAGTAACGTAAATTGTACAGCCAGCTGGACGAAGGAGCGAATTGAGGATAGCATTTTCTTCAGCATGCTTGACAACCTGAAGTTTAAGTTCTTTATTATTTAGTATGTAGTCATGGTCAACCATACCCCTCGGTAGACCATTATAGCCAAGAGAAACTACTCTTCGCTCATCATCGACAATAACAGCTCCAACTTTTGTTGAAGGGTCCTTTGACCAATCAGCAATATGGGTAGCAAGAGTTATGAACCTCGAATGCCACTTTAATTGTGGATTAGGTTCACTATATGGATAGTAGAAGGGTAAATCTATCGTTGTCATAAAAAAAGAGGAGGCTAGAAGACTCCAGCCCCCTCTTGGCTCTTTTGTGCCTATTGGGAATTAGGCAGCGCGAGTATAGAGCGAGCGAACGGCGATCTGCGTACGACCGGCCTTCATGTTACGCGTGAAGCGCTTAGAAGGCTTACCGAGACGGTAAACAGTCGTTGTACGGCCGTTAGCAAACGTCTTACGGTTCGAGTAGATTGAGAAGCCAGCAAAGCGAGCCTCGCTAACACGAGCCTGAGCACCAGTACCAACAGCTTCAACAAGCTGGGCAACGGTCTTAGGACCCTTCTCAAGAACCTTAACAACATTAGGCTTATTCATAACAACTCCATCAATTTAACAGTTTAACAAATTACTTAATGTCACACTCATCAAGTAGGGTATATATTACGGCATCTTGAATTAGAAGTCAACAGGGTGCTTCAATAATTTTTTAGCTAACTTGACCCTTTCGAGGTATTCTTTTGTTAAACCTCGTTCACGACCGAAAGCCTCGATTTCCCAAGGTTGGTCATAATAGTCTACTCTATTAAGATTATATCTCTTATTCTTAAATACAGAAGAGTTGAAATCTGTTGATGATAGATCAACTAGTTCGTTTCTCACATACTGTTTAACATGAACCATTTCATGTGCAAGAGTACTAATGACATACTTTAAAGAAACTTTTGGAGGCGTGTAGATATAGATTGTGAACTTTCTTGGTTGCCTATTGTTATCCATCCATTCCATACAAGCACATTCGTCCCCGTATGCAATCTCTGCCTTCCTGATAAATTTTAATTTAACACTTATTTGTTTGTTAAGATCTTTAGAAAAGAACCTATTGGAAAAGAAACGAGCAAACTGCCTACAATGCTTGTGGTGTAATTTTGACCCACCTTCAATCTGTAGTTTCATTTGATAGCTCCACTACTTTGTTACTAGTACCAGCTCTGCCTGTCCGTTTAAGTTTATACTATAAGGTCGTCTCTTAATCATATTAAATTGTTCAGCTTGTTTAACAATACCATTATCATTAAAACTAACACTACCACTCATAACTATCGCTGCTGTGTCGGGCGGCAATATATGACTATCACCGCTTGTATATACCATATGTATATTTTTATTTTTTGGCGAATCTAGGCAACATACAACTCCACTATCTAAAACTTGTATTTTACGCGTTCCCCCCAAATCACTAATCTCTTTAAGATCAAGAAACGTGCCAGGACCGTAAATTTGCCCCTCAAATTGTAACATTCCAGTATGCATTCTGACTGTTGCGCCACCGACTGCTGGTAGGCATGTATACAACACAGACTCGTCATAATCCCTACACGTTCCCTTTAACACTTGTTGTTGTATTAAATGAAAGTCACCATAGTAATACATGAAGTTTGTATACTGCATACCCTAATCCTTCACAGCAAGTGCTATTTCGGCCTCACCTAAAAGAGTTACTTCATAGGGCCGCTTGACGATTAAATTGTATTGATTGGCCTTCTTAATCTTTCCCCTATCATTGAACTCAACACTACCATTTAGAATAATAGCCATAGTATTTGGTGGCAGTATAGTTTCCGTACCTCTACTATACGACATCATTATTGCTCCAACGACTGCTGTAAAGCAACAAGTATAACCAGTCTCAATTACAAAAACTTCACGAGTGCCCTTTGATATCTCCCTCAGATCCATATATGAACCAGGAGAGCGTATACCGTTGTAGTGGTCCACACCACTGATATTTCTTACTGTAGGACCACCCGAATGGGGAAAGAATGAAAAATCAACTCGATCAGAAAATGTTACGAATGTATTTTTAATCAGTTGATGCTGGACTAATCTAAATCCAGGATATCTTACAATGTTTAAGGTATACATTAAACCTGCTTAGCAAAATGATGAATACGATAATTTATTTCAGCAATAAGGTCATCTGTCTGCTTATTGAATATCCCTATTGTAATTTCCCTAATTGGCTTTTTCAATACCTTGCCACTAGCAGTTACAACATTAATTGTTCCTATAACCTTTTGCTTTGTTAGAGGTTTATAGATCACTTCTTCGAAATGTTCATTATCCATAAAACGTTTTTAGTTAATATCAAATATAACTAACTTTCCGTTTCCAGTTACTGTATACTGTTGTTCCTTTTTGCCAATGGCGTAAATATCTTCGTCGACATTCATTGTCGTAGTTGTATTACCTACTGGTGCAGTGATAGTACCCTCTACAAGAACAGCAAAGGTATTGGCTGGAACCGTATATGAATCGCTAACATTAATTAGCTGAGGATTGACAGCATTTTTATCTCTTAGAACTACAACTGTGTAACTAAATGGTTGTGTGTTACCAGTAAGAAAACGGATAGGCCCTGGACCAAATACATTTGGTATTGACAAAAGGGTGTCTGGATTTAGAGTTGTACCAACAAGGGATGTATTTGATGTTCCTTCTAAGAACGTAAGAACGCTACCATCATTTGTTCTGTATAGTAAGTCACCCACACTCACATCAAACGCAATTATACTGTCAGCTGGTAGTGGTGATCTACTAACTACAAAATCTGGAAATACTTTGGTAACGTAGTTCATCGGTTTACCCTATTAGTTTTGTTGGTAACCAAATACAACTAGCTTTGCATTACCGCTGATAGAAGCCTCAGGCTGAACAAGATGAATATCTGTTTCAGCATCCAAGGTTTCGTCGCCAGCTGCAACTGAGCCCTCCAATACAAGACCATATTGATTTGCTGCTAATACAGCTGGTCCATTTACATCTAAAAAGGACACGTCAGAAAACGTTGCTGGTGCTGTTGGACTTAATCCCATTAGCACAACTGATACCACATCATTCTCGCCAGCTGCAATTACATTAACGCCTGAGCTGTGTAGAGTTACAGGTACTTCAGCACCACTGACTGTATCGTAGGCGACTTGATGATGTGCTCCACCAAAACGATAACTTGCGTTTCCTGCTAGACGTTGTTTGTGGGCGGAAAATAAACCTCTAAATGTTTTTGCGCCATAAAAGCTCATAGATACTCTCCTGTTTTAGCCTGTGTATTGACATGAAGTACTACAGTGTTTGACGCCGTGCTTGTGTATATGATATTAGCCGCAAAATTATTCTTGTATGTTTTGAGATCGCCTTCTGGCAACTCCACCGACATAACAACTGTACCGGTTTCTGTATTACTTTCTGACATTTTAAAACCCGTATTGTTGGTAAAAACTATCCCTAGCCTGCTTGAACATAGTTAGGTATTGATATGTAGTTTTTCTGAATATTTGAGGTCTGATATCCTCATCATTAGCAATCAAAACTACTAAGTTATTTATCGGTTCTCCAGTAAGTTCATACCAAGCGCATGCATAAGCTGATGTTTGCATGAAGTAGTGATCTATATACCGCTCCTCTTTTGTCTTACTTGCAGTTTTAAAATCAATGACGCTAAGTTTGCCCTCAAACATACCAATACAATCTACGGTACCAGCAACCTTTAGATAGGAAGACCATATTGGGGTTTCCAATGCCCTAATTTCAGTCACATATTGATTTAGGACCGACTGAAGCTTTCTAAAAAGATCTTTGGCGTCAGGCATTGCCTTATCATAAGATTCTTTAAATTTACTATCGTTTAGAATATATTTTTCTGTTAGGTTGTGAACAACTGTTCCTCTACCGGAAGCCTTTTTGGATATTCTATTTGCTTCTTGTTCCCCAACCTTTTGTCTCCATTTAAGAATTCCATCCTTGGTTGTTAGGCCTGTTACAGATGTTACAGAAGGAACTTGGCCTCCATCTGGTAAAACATACCGTCTAGGTTCACCATCAATTCTCTCAAGTTTTGAGAATTGATATTCGTTAATTCTTAAATTAAAATTTGATGGTATCATTAGTAAAAATTATCCAAGTCTGTAGATGCGTTATAATTGTTAATTGGTGATTCAATTTGCTCACCATTGAGATGTCTATATAAGATATCTGCAATTGACTGATGCTGTTGTTTTGACCAATACTGGATTGGAGTTCCAGCTAACTCAGGTAGTTCTATTGCCTTATGCATTGTTGTTCCTGGCAAGAGAAAGTAGGGCACATCAACTATTGGGTTGTGATCTGACCACGCATTAAACAGGATACCTCTACAACCAACAGCTTGTAAACGATAGGCAATCGCACTACACATTACGTGGTGCATTTGTCCAAACCAAAGCTCGTTACAAAATGTATCAAATGCCAATGTGTTAAAGGTCTTTGTTGCCTCGCATGTTGTTCTTTCAGTTAGTTGGGGGAAGAATCTTTTTGTTATCATATCCCCATCTACTTCATTGATATCTCCTGGAAGGTTGGCTGGAGGCATCTTATGCTTTTTATTAACTCCAAACTCAAACCTTACATACGTTGTAAGTGCAGCTACAACAATGTCATCTTTTGTAAGAGGCAATGACAATAGTTGCCGGGCCATTCGCCAGTTGCTGGCACCAGGTAGTGCTAAGTTTTTACAAGGTACGGAAAGTAAGTTAGCGAGATGGGTAGGCCAAACTGACTCTACCCTCTCTCGCTTATTCTTAAAATTAAAACCGTAGGTAAAACTATCACCTAAAGCGTATAGCACTATCCAATTCCTAACTCCATCTTAGCGATGATGTATTTCTTAACAAATCCTGATCTCACAATATCATCCACTAAAAACTCAATATAGTCAACATCTGCTACGGTGTTTAGGATCTTCATAAAGTCTTGTAAACCAGATTTATCTCTAGATGATTGAAGGTCTGTTTGTCTATAGTCACCACAAAAGATAATCTTAGAATAGTCACCAACTCTCGTAATGACCGAATCAAGTTCACCAAATGTCATGTTTTGAATTTCATCTACAAGGATAATTGTATTGTCTAATGTCAGACCCCTTATATAGGATGTTGACATAAACTCAATCACTCCAGCATCTTTGAGTAGGTCATACCCATCTGCTCTCTGAGTTAGACAGTTAACAATTTCTTTATATGGTTGTTCATATACACTTAACTTCTCTTCAAGTGTACCTGGCATGAAGCCAATCTCTCTTGTTGGAACGCAACTGCGAACAATTGCTATACGTTTGAAACCTTTGTGCTCTAATACTTCTTTTAGAGCGAGGTAGAGGCTGACGAATGTCTTTCCTGTGCCTGCGATACCATGTAACAGCAAATGTGATTTATAGAATGATTCGAATACTTTTTGCTGTGCTTTTGTTATTGGATATATTTGATGTAGCTTTACTCCTTGCTGATGTTGATTGCCGTTTGCGACTAGACGAAGTTTCTTCTTAGCTTTGTTTGGCATCGAGTACTACCCTTTGTTACCATGTGTTGAAAGAAATTATAAATATAACATCATAGCCATACAGTAGCCAAAATGACCACTCCATTCACTTATTACTTGAGACATAAACCAACAGGCAAGAAATATTATGGTGTAAAGTTTGCTAAAGATTGTCACCCTGATGATTTATGGCAAAATTATTTTACCTCCTCTAGAGCCGTACATTCCTTAATTGAAGAATACGGGCCCAAATCCTTTGAATACGAAATCAGGCGGGTGTTTGAAACACCAGAGCAAGCTGTTGAATGGGAAGGCAGAGTACTAGAAAGATTAAACGTATGCAAAAAAACTGACTGGCTAAACCAGAATGTACGAGGTGGTATTGTGCACACAGAAGAATCATTGGAGCGTACGCGTTCATCATTAAAAAAGAGGTATGCTATGCAAGGTAGCAAACTAAAAGGTAGAAAGCTCTCAGACGAAACTAAGAAAAAAATGTCGGAGGCTCGAAAGGGTAAGCCTAGTCCAAATAAGGGTAAGGTGTGTCCTGAAAGTGCTAAGCAGGCCAAGAGGAATAAACAGAAGGGTAGAATTGTCGAAGAGTCAACAAAAAAACTCCTATCAGATTCAGCTTCTAGAAGACGGCGTGTGTATAACAACGATGGCTCCTGGCGGTGGGAATTTTTATCTACCAAGTATTAATATTTGATCTCTTATGATGGGATTTAATATTTTTAAGGACGTCACGGAACCCAGCATCTGGCTTTTTAAGACCGAGGCGGTGTGGATCTCCTATAGGCGGAGCCTGTGTGATAATAGTCTTGAGGTGAGGGTTGGCAGCGAGGTACTCGTCTCGCGCGGAGATCGACATAAACTCCTCAATGACTTCACCCGTTAGGGTGTTTTCAAATGTGTATGTTGGCAAGGGATTTATCCTTTTTTTGAAAGTCTAAAATTTTCTCAATGTGTTCAAGAAAAATTTCGTGTGTCATTTTATGCTTCATATAATTACATCTTGAACAGCAAGGTCTAACATTTTGCTTCGTGTATCCCTTGGAACTATCAAACCTATCTAAACCATTTATAGGAACTTGCTTGCCCCGTTTGGAGTGAAACTTGCCTTGTCTCATTTCCGGTGCGGCACCACACGTATAACAATTCTGCTGAGCTATTTCTTTCCATTCGTCAAATGACAGTGTCCAAACTATGTCTCTATGATTTTTATCTGAGTCATATTTTTGTTGACTAAACACTGACTTTAGGTATGTGTCAACAGGATTCTTGGTTTTAGTATAGTATCCTTTCTTAACTGAAGGAAGTCTTTGATTAGTTTGTATATCCACGTTTATTTCCAAATGTATAGGCTACCTATATATTTAGTATTCTGGATATTTTGGCATATGTTTTATTTATACTTCTCAATGTTTCCACCACTTAGATCATTTACGAAATCTAGTAGGGCAGGAACATCTTTTTCTTGTCCATTTAATACAAGGTATAGGGAAGCGGCCTTAACACCAGCCTTGACTCCAAGCGTTGCTCCTCTTGTATACATCCAGTATCCAAAAGCAGAGCTTAGAATAAACCACGTTATGTGGTATATGTATAATTCATACATTAATATTACCTTCGATCATCGTCGTCAAAAAATTCTTCGTCAAGATCAAGATCCTCATCGTGTAACTTCGAAAGAACTTCATAGTCATTTGTTCTCAAGGCATTACGTAATCGCTTTTCAGAGCGATCCCTCTGCTTAGGCTTTGATGGGCGGTCCTCGTAATCATCAAAACGTTGGTTGCGAGAATACTTCTTGATCGTCATGGAACTATAAACCTCTTACTTAACATCATCCGGTAGGATATCAGGGAATGCTAACTTAGCAACATCAGCTGTGATTCCCTTATACAGCTTATGTAGTTTCTTGTCCTTGGCAGCAATTAACATATCTGCTTCAGGGCCAGGAAGCGATTCGAGAATTGTAATGAAGATATTTTCTCTCTTCATTCTATTTAAGTTTTGACCAGGCTGTTCAACCAAGTAACCAAACTTACGAGACTCAGCATGGAGATAACCACGATGGTAATCGTTTTGAATTGGGTCCACTTTCTTATATGGTGGAGCACCCTCTGGCAATGCTGCCACAACATTAGGATGAAACGCAAGCTGAAGAACACTCTTCAGAGCAAACGAATCGTTAGCCTTTAGGACATCAGCCCTTTCCTGCTTTGTCTTATAACGGCAGGCAATTTCAAATACATCACATACATTACTATTCATTAGAACTCTCCAATATGTTCCATCAAGTTCTTCAGCTTGAACTTAATGAAGTAGTTAAACAAGTCACCTTTCTTCTTACCATCCTGCTCATTGTATTGAGCAAGGATAGTGTTGTAGACATCAGCTGGAATCTTAGATAGGTCTACAAGCGCTTCGTTTCTCTTATAGCCACGAAGCATGTTCTGGTCACAAAACTCTTCCGGAGCCTGCTTGACCCACTGGTCAAGGCTCTTCTGGCGTACCGGCTTTTGACGACCGCCTGAAATGAATACATCGTCAGGAGATAGGAAGTTAGGAACTCCGTCACCAGAGTCGCCCTTGAGGATATGTTCCCTCAAGTAGACATCAGGGTTGTTGTGGGAGATAAACTTCTTACGGACAGGGTCATACTGTCTTACGTTGACAAACTTTTGAAGCTGGATGAAGTCCTTATCTCCTGATAGGATAAGAATCTTTTCGGCACTGCCTGTCATTAGCAATGCACCATTATGGTGAACAAGTGTAGAGATGATGTCATCTGCTTCTGCTGTTTCTACCTTCAGCACTCTGTACGGAAAGTATTCCTTTAGCTCCTCTCGGATCTTGTTGAAGCATTCGAATATAGTAGCCCAATCAATCTCCGATTCTTCTCTAGCCTTCTTTCGGTTGGCTTTATAGTATGGGTAGATCTTTCTACGCCAATAGTTCTTATCGTCACATGCAATAACGATCTCGCCATATTCCTCCCCAAACTTTTGTTTGTAGGAACGGATGGCGTTCAAGACCATGTGTCGTACAAGGCCCTCTTCAATCTTGGCATCCGTATGGTTACCAAGTTGCATCATCAGGTTAGAAATCATTACCTGGTTTAAGTCAACAAGTATCATGCTCTTTCTGGTCCTTCATCGTCTGGATCTTCATCGGCATTTTGCCATTCGGTATCCAGGAAAAATTCAAGTTTATTAAAGTATTTATCGAATTCATCTGCCATAGTATGGAGAGGATGGAACTCACCCCTATACCTTATTATAATGGAAAACAAGGCTTCCCTCAACAGCAGAACATCCCTTCTGTCAAATCCCTCAGGGTCAAAACCATATGCCTCTAAGAGGTGCATAGCCTCGTTAAATATGCTCAACGTCTCAGGGCCGGCCTCGTGGTAGGCCTCAACAAACCCTCTGAGGTTTGCTGATTGTTCTAGCTTTGGCGCGTTCTTCCTTTGTCGGAACTCAGCCATGCTAATAACATTGTTGTTATTCGAGTTGCTCATCTTCCTCTTCTCGAGCAACCAATGTGTCGGTGAACAGAGGAGTGCTATAGGTAGGAACCATATCAAGTTCCGTAAACCCTTCGTCTTTCATTTCCTTCAGAAGGTTGATTGCCTCCATCTTACTGAGGTCGAAAAACTCAACAATACCACCATCAGCGTTCTTAACAAAGATCGAATACTTATTGGAAGCCATGTGTAAATCCTATAATGAAACCAATGATCCAAGGGGCAAGAGCAATAACAACTAGAGCAATCAAAAACCTTTTCATTACCACACTCGCAGCAGGACAGTAAACTCGTTCAGTCGACCATTCATCGGCTTAGCAACAGCCTTGATGGCATCGAACTGCTTGTTCAACTGAGGCTTAGATGCATTCATTACAACCTTGAGGAAGTCCTCAGGCTTGCGAAGCTTCTTGCTAACGCATTCATCGAGGTCAACATTAACAAGAGAAGAACGCTTGAACTGAATGTTGCTACCAACGTAGCGACCAAGCTGACGAGTCTTAGTGTTGAAGACCCAGAGCTGTTCACAACCAAGAACCTTCTGAGGATGAATTGAACCAACCTTGAACTCGGTCGACTCCTTCAGGTACTTGACCTTGGACAACATCTTCTCGACGTTAGGCTTCCTGACCTTACGGACACGAGCAGCCTTCTTAGTCTGCTCAAGCTGGTCAAGGTCACTCTCGAGCTTCTCGTAGAACGCAATGACAGCTTTGATACCCTTCTTGCCATAATGCTCATAATGTTCCATCACAACTGGATCACCAGCCTTGAGAGCAGCGGCAGCATCAAAGTACGTTTGGAACTCCTCACGGATAACTCGAGCATGGCCAGCCTTACAGCCACGACCATTGAGGTACTCATATAGCTCATCGCTGTATGGCTTACCAAGGACGAAGTTATCGATTTGCTCGTCGATCCAATTCATATGAGGAGCGCAAGCCTCCTTCATACGGTCACGAATCGAAATGACAACACCAGTATCTTCCTCGACAACTTCCACATGCTTAGATGCAGCAATCGTCTCGGCAATATAGGAATCGACACGGTCCTTAACACCAGTGTTAACACCACGAGATTCCATTCGAGCAACAGCAGCCATTGCACGAGGAGGAGTGTTCTCAGTAGCCTTGGAGATATCAGTCTTCGAATACTTGTTCTGAACCATATAGGTCTTCAACCAACCCTTATAGTCAGACTCATTGCTATTGTAATTGTACCAATTAAGAGCATCGCAAAGCGCAGCCTTAGTCGGTTCAGTGAACAAAGGTTCACCACCAATAGCACGAGCGAGTACGTTATTCTTAGCCATAAATTTTAGTCTTTACCTGTGCAATATGCTTACATTGATTACGGAACTGAAAGCCAGTACAAGTGCAACTCCAAACACCACCAGTAGAGGTGACATTATACATGTTACCCTTGCTGCCGGCAACAGTCGCCTGAATAGTTAGTAATCTACTGAACTCAGTCTTGTTGAGGGCCTTACCCTCTATGATCTCAAGGTCAATGACCCTATGAGCATAGATCAGCGAGATAGGATGATACGACTTACCAGTCTCTACTGCAAATGTGTTACCGGTCTCGTGCTTCCAGTAGACCGGAATTGGAACGACCCTACCAACAGTAGTATTGTCATCAAATTCCTTGCCTAAAAGGTTGCTCGGGTAACGAGTCGTCACCCTAACAAGAGAACCGATAGCTGGGATCTGCATCTTAGCCTACAAACTTATCAATCACGCTAACGAGTTCGGGAGCGTAGACATCCTTGACAATGTTGTCAACAATGACCTCATGGCCCTCGACACGCATCTTGCGAAGACGGAAGAACTGAACCTCATAGAGGTCAGGAACAGGATTGTACTTAACGTACACGTAGCCCTTCCAAGGAGTCATCCCTGAAGTCTTGAACTTCAAGCCATCTTCCATGGCGACCAAGTCCTTGGCGCCCCAAGCGCTGAGCGCCCAAGCGTCGATCGTCTTGATCTGAGAGAGAATAGTCTTAGCGATGTTCATTAGGCAAGCACCTGGATGCGGGGTTCGGTTCCACGCTCTTCGGCAAGGTCGTCGAAGAACTCGTGACCAGGAAGAGGAGCAGTGAAGTAGTCAGAGAGCGGCTTCTTGTCAGCCTGACCCTGCCACACACGCTTAATCGTCTTAGCACGGAACGTGCTATCCATCTCATTAATGCCGACGATGAGGCCGACATAGTAGCAGTCACTGATACCAACGAAGTCAAGGCTCTTGACGACGTCACCGATTCGTACTTGTTGTTTGCTTTCCATGCCGTCCATTATACACTGTTGGTCAATAGATGCAACAGCAACGGCTCCTTTAGAATCAAGGAGTTACAAGAGCCTTAAAAAGTCCTGTAGAATCAGGGAGTTACAAATCCTGTAGAATCAAGGAGTTAGTAGTCCATAGGGAAACTGGCATGGTTTCGATGATTTCTAGGCCTGGTGTAAAGCATGGAACATCGTAAGACATAAGATGGTGGAATGCTTCGTGCTTGATTTCATATGGTGGATTCTGACGACCTGACTGGGCAATGATGACGGTAGATGTCTGACCAAGATCGGCTAGATAGTTTAAAAGGTCATCGCTTGTCTTCTGACCATAGATAAGATCAGAAGCGAAGATAACAGACTGCTCAGCAATCTTCGCCTTGAAGAGATCTTTAATGTATGATGTTACAATTACATTATTACGATCACTGTTAACGGCAACAGCAAATTCACTAAACACACAACAGTCAACACCAATAGATATTTTTGCTCCTGCTCTTTTTGCTGCAACTGCAACTGTACCCTGGCCGGTACCTACATCGTAGATTACTTTGTCTCTAACAACATCTGGATTATCAAGAACCCATCTACCTAGAGCAACACCACATTCCCAAAGGTAGGGCCATTGCCACGAATGGTGACCGTCTTGAAGTTGTTTCTTTACCTCATCATCTTTTTGCTTTAGACAAAAGAATTCGAGTTCTGGTAAAAGAGGATGCTTTCGCCAGGCAAAGTTCTCAAATAACTCTTCAACGTATGGCTTTACATTAATGAATTTAGCAGGAATGTCCATTCATCTTTCCTCAAGTTCCAATCATAATTTCTATCAAAGTATTCCTTCTGGGCTCTTAGATAATTTGCGGCACTACCCTTCTTAGCAACATCAATAGCATGGTGAAGTACTTTGAAGAAAGTGTTTGCATGTTCATTAATATCCTCTGTGTAATTATACATCAGAGCATAATTGGCACAGGTCTCTGGTAATGCTGCAAGAGAGGAGGTGACCGTCAAGCACTGAGCTGACATTGCTTCAAGGGCACAAAGACAACTTGTCTCCTGCCAAATAGAAGGATAAGCAAAGATATGAGCTTTACCAATGGCAGCTCTCAACTCGTCTTGAGATACTGAACCATGATATGTCATACTTGGGTGCTCTTTGATTTCATCAAACAACTCTTGGTATGGCTTATCCCTCTCTGCCCAACCATATAGCTTAAAGCTGGAGTATACATCAAGGTGAATATCAGGATGATACTTTAACATCTCCTTAACCACTGGCACAAGAATTTCAAGGCCACGGTGAGGAGTAGGGTGATAGATTAGTCTAATCTTTCCATCTTCACTTTCCTTATTGATCAACTCTGATGGAATTGGATTAATAGCATTCTTGATTACAATACCTTCTGAATAAGGTACACCAAGAACTGTATGATACATCTGTTGCTGCCAATGAGACACAAATACAATCTTTTTAAATTGCTTTCTATATTCTGGGTCTTTCAGTTTAGCAGACTCTGGGTCCCATGGTAGATCATGTAGCCAGAGGATGGGAATCTTATCGGGATTAATCTCCCTAACTCTTGAAGGGATAATTTGAAACTTACTTAGAAGCTCTTTATCAACATGCTTCTCCAGACCCTCAGCCATTAGCTCAGTGCCACCCTTAGAGTTTTTATTTGTTTCGTTTCTTTCAATCACTAGATTCATTGTTTGAGCTCTCGTCTTTAGTTATTTCTGGATTATCTGGCAGATCCTTTGCAACCATGGTTTCGTTCTTGATAAATGTACCATGCTTTCTAAATCTTGCCATCATTAAATCTATTTTTTCACGAGGAGTGTTTTCTACTTTATCCATTTCGTGAAAGATTATCTTTCCTTGATCTTTTAAAGAAAGGATATACTTTTTGTCCATGTGCTCTTTTGTGTAAAGGCCTGCATGGGGGTTAGAGTTTGTACCCTTCACAGAAGGTACAGGTAGGTGAAAGCTACTTACCTCATTTACGGCACCCATCAGCTCATATTGAACTCTACCTTCAAAGAAGTCAAATCCAATTACATGAAGCTCTTTATATGATCTAACTATATTAGTAAAGTAAGATAATGTAAGAGCACCTTGGGATGCTCTCTCATTAACATTTATACTGCCATATGCTTTTTTAATTAAAGCCTTTGTCTGTGCAGCATCACCCATCAAAAAGTAATCTCTATAAATTTGAAAATCCGTGTCGTAGAAATGTTTGGAAATTGATGTAGTTGTTCTCTCACTATCATAAAGTGATATCTGAGATATATTAAGCACTTTATATGCTGCATCTTTAAATTCAACGTAGTGGTTAGCTCTGAGCATCGAGAGTACCCACACATCTGTCTTACTGCCCAAATGTTCTTTAAACTCTGGCCAGGGATATCCTTTACCCATTCTCACTACAACATCGAAACTATCAATGAATTCACCATATGGTTTATTAAACAGGGATATGGAGTTACCAACAACAAGAACTCTCTTGTCTTGGCAATAACCAATCAATCTGTTTTCAAACTTATCGTTTAGTCTTTTATTCCACATCAGAATCTTCCATACTTCTGAATAACTTTTTCTTTATAGAAATTAAATCTATCAGCAAACTCAACATTCTCATATCCAGGATGCCACGGACCACCGTCTGTGTAATGTACAGCTTTTGGTTCTTTGATATCGTGATAGTATCCTACAAGATAGTTATATGTATGTGGAATAGTTCCAATGTTTGTATCATCACACCATTTGAACTCATGCAGATAGCCAGCAGGCGATTCGGATACAACTTGAGGCGTTAGTCTCTTAGTAAATGGGTGGTCGCAATTGAACACCATTAATGAAGACCAGTTTTTTCTTGGATACCAACTTTGCTTTTGTCCATCCATTTTTGTTGGCTTGATCTGACTTGGATGAATGTCATGCTTAACAACACTAACAGCCTTGTTTCGATCTATCTGGTCTAATAACTCTAGTGGGTCACAATTCCAAATAAAATCACTATCACAAAAGATAGCATAACCATAAAAGCCTTTGAGATATGGTGTTAAGAATCTAGTGAAGGCAAAGTCGGTGCTACCTTCAGCTTGGTGTCTCCAAAACAACCCTCTACCTTCAAGTGAATTGAGGTGAATTGTTTCAATCTTAATTTCCGAATGGTCTTCAATTGAAAGTCTGCAGGCATCACAAATGGATGTTTGCTTAACATCATGCCCTATGAATAACTTAACGCGCTCTTTCACTTCACTTCCTCAACATTACAGCTAGCGTAATAAGCATTCTGCACAAAACTCTGCTCCCAAATATTAAGAGCTGGAGAGTTGTAGTATCTAATTAATGTATTACAGATTGTTTGTTTTACGACACCTTTGTTGTCAACCTTTGGTGGGGCCCCTGTTGCCGGAATCATTTTCGAGTCATCATTGTAAATTAATACAAACGACTTATCACCACAATACTTCTGTATTGCCTCAATCCACCACTCCAATGATTTGATTGTGGCATGGAGATTCTCACCATCCTTAAACATTTTTTTAGCTGGGTTACCAGATATAGAAAATATCATGGCGCCATCATCCTTGGTATAGTTACCAATCTCTGTTAGAATTTCTGGAACAAACTCTTCAGGAATATGCTCCATTACATCAGCACAACAAGTAACATCAAATACCATACCCGATGGTGGTTTGATAGAGTAGTGTTTGACAGCTGGGTCATAAGAATAATAGCATTGAATCATGCCATTGAATCTACCGAGTAATGTTTTGTTGCCATGAATAGGCAATGGTATATACGTGTGGATAGCCTTACCACAACCATAATCCAACAATGTTACTGCCCTATTTTTAGAGTTAATAAAATGTTGAATGTATGTTGGAAACTTTTTACCTAGCTGAGACCCATCAAATAGTACTTTACCGTTACTTGGATCTTGCTCATTAGAATGCAACTTACCATCTAGGGCGAGGAACTGATCAGTTCCATGATGAATGCCCTGATATCTCAAAACATACTCTTCTAATTTATTCATTTTCAAATCCTACTGAAGAAATAACCAATGATATATTTAGTCCTTCTTCATATAGGGTGTGAGAAAATGTCTAATTAATTTGTAGTTGATCATTGTAGGGATGTCTTGAAATGGTTGTTCAAGCAAATATTTGCATCCTGTTTTCCAATTAGAATGCTTTATAAAATTAGCATAATCCTGAACATGATCCTTATTAGAGGGATCAAAATTGATTCGTGGACGAGTCTTCAATACACTTTCGCTATACATGATATTACTCCCTAGGCGAGCTTTCTGGCTAGATCCAATACTTGATCCGCCATTGGATTGTTTCTGTTTTGAACGTACCCTGTTCTTATGAACCATCTTGCATTCAGTGGTGTCGCTGCTTTTCTATCAGCTGGGACATCGAGTTTCTGAATAAGTTTGGCGTACAGTTCAACATCATTGTCCTTGGTAACCCTGTTCATATGCTTGTTGCTCCAGTTCTCTCATTTCATCGCTTAGACGCTGAACACATCCCCTATTGTATGACCAATATAATCTCGAATCCCTTGTATATGGGTTTCTATGGTCACAAATTTTGTATATGTCTGCTTGTCTATATCTTGGCTGTCTCCATCGTCTATCCTGGTATCCGTAAGTGTATCCTTGATTGCTACCCAATACCTGGGGACCAACTCTATATCCTATGATTGCTCCTAATACTGTTGCTGCCTTTTTGCCGTCACCGCCTCCGATAGTGGACCCAAGGTAACCTCCAGCAATAGCACCAAGAATTTTTTCATCTTCCTGGTCAGCATAAGCCATAGGGGTTAAAACTAATAGACATAAAAGGGCTAACTTTTTCATATTTGAGTTTCCTGATATTTGCGGGACTTGTTGCGAGCACACTTGTTCTTCTGCATATCACGATATCTAGGACTTTGCATGTTGGAATAGTATTTTGGTATTTCCTTTTCACATTCTCTTTTGTAAGATTCCCATTCTTTACTATAGCGAAAGTTAGTATATTCTTTAGCATCACCCGAGGCTAAAATGTATAGCACAACTAACACTAAACTTTCCATTTCTATCTCCTGCAATAGCAGAGATATTTATATCGAATGTGGCGTATCTGAAAACACTACTCTAACATTATTTGGTAATGCATTGACGATCGCATCGATTAATCCAAGACGACTGCCTGCATCATATTTTTTGTTTTGCCTAATATATTTGTATACATTAACTTGATCTAAAATATCAATTTTATTAACAATCAAGTGGCTAATATCATTAACTCTTGCAGCATAAGCAAGGTTATCAAGATTAATCCAATTACACTTTCTAGGACGACCAGTGGTTGCTCCAAATTCTTGCCCAAGCTCCTGGATCCTTTCGAGCTCTCCACAATCCATTCCGAAGTCTTTTGTTCCAACATAAGTCTCATACGCCTTTGCGACACCATAGACCTTTTTAATCTTTCTTGGTGATACGCCGTTTAAAATAACAGAACCAATAGTACAATGGGAGCTAGTAACGTAAGGATAGTCGCCCCAATCAATATCCAAACTAAAACCCTGAGCACCTTCAGCGAGTACATTAGCGCCAGAAAGAATATCCAGACTGTCAATGATATTAAAGTAGAAATTGCCAGAGCACATATCACCAATCCGAGTACCAGTTCGCTCATATTTGTCTCTATAGGCTGGGCCTATTCCTTGCTTAGTTGTGCCAATCGCTGTATCATTATTATCTTCATCAAGATGCTCTTGCATAACAACATGAGCTCTCTTGTCAACATATAACAAACCATCCGTCTTAAAGCCTTTGTCGTTAAGGTATCGAATCTCATCCTCGAGCTTTCTAACATTAACAACACAACCAAGACCAATCAAAGATCGGATGCCGTAGAGAACTCCAGCTGGCACTTGATGTGTGACAATCTTCTCACCATTGTGGTAGATAGTATGTCCAGCATTCGAGCCACCATTATATCGGAGAACTAGGTCGTACTCTCCACTACTTAGTAAAGAATGAGTAACCTTACCTTTCCCAGTATCACCTGACTGGAGGTCTACTACGGCATCACAAAAATTAACCATTAGTGCATTCCCAATTTAGAATTGATCTGTTTAGCATAGTCCTTGAGATTAGGAACATCATCAAGGGCTGACATAACATATTCCATCATGTTTTTGAAATCACTATCTGACAAAGTTGTCTTATAGATCATTAAGACGTTCCGAAGCTTGGCTGCACAGATTACATTAACATCGTGGCCAGCATCTAACAAGTTAGCAGTGTCGGCGATATCGTGCTCTAACACATAGAGGATAGATTCATCAGAGTCCATTGGAGGGATACCGTTCAACGTGGCTAACATAGAACGTATGGATCTTATGAATCTCCTCTCTAAGAACTTGAGGAGTATTGATTCCATACTTACCATCTAGATCAATGATAGACTTAGCAAAAGCTCTTAGAGCCTTAATTTCTTCCATTGTGCCTCGCGGCATCACTTCAAAATCACCTTCGGACATAAGTCACCTCATAACAAAACTACAGTAGTAGTATCACATGATAACAATAGAAAGACAACTAGTGATAGAAGATGTGGTTACCAATTTGTGCAACCATGTTCTTTGTATTTGACCAAGCTGGGTCAACATAGGTTGCGTGGAAATATTTTGCAGTACCAACGACGTTATACGACTTCTTGTTAATCAAGATACTTTCAGCAATCTTCAAGGATTCCTTCCACTCTTTACCATAACGAGGATGGAGGTCTTTTTCACACACCCAAGAGAATTGGCAAACGCCCTTTGATTTTTGGTAAACAACACCGCAAACAGATCTTGGGAATTCGTTACTCTTAACTCTATTCATTGTTACTTGAGCAACTGCAAGTTTACCATTACGAGGCTCTGAACCAGCTTCATAATAAATGTTTTTGGCAAGACATTCAACCTCTCGCATAACCTTTTGCTTCTTGTCAAAAGAAAGCTCAAGGAACTCCATGCGATGGTTCATATCCTCCATTTGGGATAGCAGATAAACATTTCGTTCCTGCTCAGCTTCGAGTCTATGCATTGTTTGAAAGTGCATTGCAAATGGCACATATAAGAAAAAGAACAATGCTGCAAAAAGACCACCAAACTTAATGAACAGATTATGGTTTCTATCAAAGTATGCTTCAATGCGATTAAATATTTCTACTGCTTTCATGTTGTTACCTCCATTTATGCAGTTGGAAGAAAAAGGCGGCAGCGAAAGCTGCCGCCTCCGACCTTTCTGTTACCAAGCGGTCAACTCTGGTAATCTAGTGCCTTAGGCAGCTAGAGCCATGTTGTAAACATCATCGTTTGCGTTTACTTTGTTTGCGCTGATTAAGTCAGTCGCCTCACTGGTAGCCGTCGGTTTATTACTTGCCCTGTCGAAACCTGTCATCCCCGTAGTCCGTGCCAGAGTCGTCAACTCTGGTAAAGTGTGACACACACGTTAAATTTGGTGGAGATGGGGGTATTGAAACCCCGTCCAGAACACCTTTAGTCGTCAGTTTACTACCATTAATTTTTAATGAACCTATAAATGTAGTTGCACCAAATACTAATACCAAGAAGCCAGTACCAATCAGGCAACCATTCCATACTCTTCTCTCAAGATCTTCTTGTATGGCTTTCCTTCTTCAACCAAGAGGCAGACGAGCTTGAGCCTGTCTGCGAGTTCCTGTTGGTTAGCAGCTTGAAGTGCAACAACAACTGTTCTAAGTTCATCTAAAGTGATCGGAAGATCCATTTGTTCAACCTCTACATTACCAAATATTTATGATTATACAGTATTCAAATGGTCAAGTCAACAGCGTGAATTATGCAGTCATAGCCCTAGCAACAGCAGTAACAACTGCTGCAATGCGACCAATATCACGAAGTTGTTCAACGGTCAACCCTTCCTTTTGCAATGTGTCATAATGTGACTTTACGCAGAAGTGACACTTACCAACAATGGAAGCAGCGAGGGCATAAGATTCAAACTTAGCCTTTGTTGTGCCACCATGATTAGCATACGCATTCATACGAAGCTGAGCTGGTAGACCCCTTAGTGCTGAGTCCCCAGTCATCTCAACGTATGGATACCAAACATTATTCATAGCCATGAGAGAAGCAGCTGTTAGAGCAGCTTGGCGATCCTCTTCTAGTAGATATGGCTTAATAATATTAACAAGATCCATGTTACCGGCAGCAAAAGCTGAGGCCAAAGCCACTCCCTTGACAGTGACCTCATCAAGTGTACTACGGTTGATGACGTTATCTAGATTAAGACTTGCATCCTTTGCGTAGCTTGCAATAGATTTCTTTATTTCATCAACTAGGTTCATATTAAGCAGCCTTTGTTGTATTCCTGCAACGATCAAAAATGTAACGTCTTGCTATACTCATTTCTGCATTGCTTAAAAAGCCATCACCGTTCTTATCTGCTTTTTCAAAGAGTGACTTTGAAATGTTGCAAACACGGCCAACTTCTTCAAAAGAAACTTTGCCATCCTTGTCAAAGTCATATTGTGCGACTCGGTCAACTGCCAATGCTGGTGTTGATGCGAGAGCAAGAGCGAGAATTAATTTCTTCATTTGTGTTTCCTCTAGTAAAGTAAGTTTGTATAATGTATAAACAACCAAAATATGCCTAGAACTATAAAAGGAACAAAAAGTAAACCCCACTCTTTTATAAACTCGAGACCGTTCTTCATTTTGTAATTTCTGCTATTTTCCTATAACCTTGCATCGTTGGATGCACACCGTCATTAGAAAGATATGGTATTTGGATTATCCAATCACCGTTTTCGTGAGCAATGTTTTCAATAATGTCTTGTACAACAGGTTTGATAGCAGGCATAATCCAATATACCTTTTCAGCATGAATTCTTTTCCGTAACTTAGTCAGTTCTTCTAAAGAATCAATTTGAGCATAGTCATTGCTACCTAAACTAATAATGACAGTATTTGCGTCCAATGTTGACTTAACATTAGACATATTCCAGCCTTTACTAGTTATGCCCTGTTGAACTAACACCTTACACTCGGGACGATACAACCCTGTGCCCACAGCAATACTGTCACCTAAAATTAAACATTCAATCATATTTCTTTTTTATGTCCACAATGTGGGCAATACCATGTCTTTGGTTTCCAATTGTCGTCAGTAGCAAAACTCCACCAGAGCTTACACTGGGAGCACAAGAAGTGCCAAATGACTTCTCTGAATGGAAGTTTTGCTTCTGCTTCCATTAGGCCGCGTTTAATGTTGCCTCGCCTACTTGACGATTACACTGGCAAAGCTCACCAGTCTGCAATGCATCAAGAATGCGAAGCGTTTCATCAGCATTACGGCCAACAGCTAAGCTGTTAACTGTAACATGCTGAATTACGTTCTCAGGATCAACAATAAATGTTGCTCTGAGAGCTGCACCCGCTGGGTTAAAGAACACGCCAAGGTCTGAAACAAGACTTAGGTTTTCTACACCATAGTCAGCTGGTTCACGCTTCGTGTCAGCAAAGAACCAAGAAGTTGTCTTCTTCAAGCCCTCATGTGCATTCTTCCATGCTAGCTTACAGAACTCATTGTCTGTAGAACCAATTAGAAGAACTGCATCTCTATCAGCGAAGTCTTTATTTAGCTTATCGTAAGCCACAATCTCTGTTGGGCAAACGAATGTGAAGTCCTTTGGATAGTAAACAATTACCTTCCACTTACCTTCGAAAGACTTTTCTGTAATATCTTCAAAAGCACCTTCTGGTACCAAAGCACCAGGCTTGACGCCCGTAATTACAAACGGATTTAACTTATCACCTACTGTTTTCATTTAAAGCTCCTTCTTTTTTTGCTGGCAGCCAATCCTCGCTGGATTGAGCGAGCCTTTTTGACTTCCCTTTTTCTTTGTTTCTGCTCACGCTGAAGTGCGTGAATCCACTCACGAATAGTAAAACCAGTATAGCTAACATTTGTATCCATGCCATCTATACCATAACCTGTTCTATCTTCAGCGTAGAAGTAAAGATTGTTAATCGTAAACTTAATGTGACTATCTGTCATATTACAAATAGCAACATTACCATTCTTACTTGGCCATTCTACATGCCGACTTAAAACTGTCTTTTTCATAATGTATTACCTCATATATGTATTTAAAGTGTATCAAAATTTAACAGTTTATTCAATGCATAGTTTCTGTTACCTCAATAGTTAAAAACTATTAACCAATTCCCATCTCTTTCCTGATCTTTGTTGCTGAGATGGCCTGAATGTCTTCGGGTAATTCAATCTTACTAATAGTATATCCTACATCACGTCCATAGGAAATGTCAACAATGTTAGGTACCCAAACAATTTGAAACTTACCAAGATAGTTTGACAACTTCTTTAAGATATAAGTTTCTGTTTCTCTATGACCAAATGGATTTTTTTCGTCCTCAGGCATCTTCCTGATAAAGATAGCAACCTGACCAGTCTTCTTTAGAGCCTCTTCAAACAAAGCCTTATGACCATCATGGAATGGCTGATAGCGGCCCATCATCTGAACAGTTGGCTTTGTCCAATCAAAATGCTCACTTACAATCATATAGGCAATATCAAGAAGCTCATCTTCATAGTCCCAGCTATCGATCCAGAACATGAACTCTTGTGGTCTTTGGAAGATCTTATTAGTATCTTCAAATCTACCTTCTTTGATTGTATCCATCCAGATAATAATATCGCTGGCAAACAATGACTGGGTTTCATATGTTGGACATACAAAATCACAAATAGCATAACGACCTTGTTTATTAGATGCTGTAGCAAGATCCTTCATTCTTTTTGCTTGACGCATTCTACCTTCTGGCGAGAAGTCCCAATCGTTATGAAGCTGTCTTACTTTGTCAGCATTATACCAATCAACATTATCGCCGAGTAGCGCTGCCAGCTTTTCTGCAAATGTGGTTTTACCAGAGCCTGGTAAGCCCATTACTAATATTGTACATGCCATATTAAATCTCCACTAGATGTTTAAATTTTTCAACGTAATATAATGATTGCTCCCAAGCACCAACAATTGGTTTTGGGTGGTCATCAGTAACTATTACCTTTGATGTGTTGTATGGTGTAGGCACTAGGTACTGCGTTTCCTTTTTGTATTTGTCAACAATACTTGAACTAATTCCAATATTTTCAAACTTCATTGGTTTGATTTCTTTCTCGTATGATACGAGTTTGATATGTGGTTTATACTTATCGTATAAAAATCTCCACATCAACAGCTGGTCAATAAACACATTGAGATAGAGATATAACCAGCTAAATTTTACTTCCATTGTTTCATATGGACGCTGGGTCTGCTGATTCGTATAAATGAAAGTACCTGACTTTGCAATCTCTGTTCTATATCTTGCGTTGATAGTTGATATAAACTGATCGACAATATTTTCTCTGTGGGTCATGTAGACATTAATATTTTTATTATTAATGCAGTAATCCACAAAATCAAAATCAATTGTTTGTTTTTCAGTGTTCTCTTTAGCAGTCCATGGTATAGAAGTTTGTTTAATTAGTTCAAGTCTTTTTGACTTAGCTTTGACAAAGCCAACATGATCAGATCCTCTAGTTTCTAAACTATGATACTTGAATGTAAGATTATCATCTGTAAGGGCTTTATAAAGATCTGTTTGCCTATATTCTGGTTTATTGTAATTGTATTTACGAATGGTTGAGTGGGTAGCCTCACCAAGATTCATTGTTTCATTTGCGTATGTTATCATATCACATAGAACGGTACTACCTGATCTATTGGTAAAAAGAATAAGGTTATTCATCGTCTTGCTCGATATGATAGTTGCGGGCTATGTTTACAATTTGTTCCCAATTTTTAATTTGCTTTCCCAATACATACTCATTGGATGGTCTTAAAGATGAATCTTTATCGGAATATTCTTTAAATTGCTCGGCAGTAATACCAAGAGCACTGAAATCATTTTTTTGTATGGTGTCCTCGTAACACAACACCTTACCATATCTACCGTATGTTCTATAATACGAAGACCATAGACTTCTTATTCCACACAACCTGATAATTAGAGGCATTGCCAATTGAATAGGATACTCTACAGGTGGAAACTCCACTCTAGTGCTACCCTTTGTATTCAAGAAGCCGGCATAAGGTGGCATTTTTAGTTTGCCAGCTTTAGCAATATTATTATAAAACTTCTCTCTACATTCTGCTAAGGTGTAGCTATAGAGTTGTTCCTCAAAATTTCTTCTATATGTGAAATACAACTCAAAGTTATTTTTGATTGCCCAGTTGATAATTTTTACACCAGGTATGCCGATAGTAGGATAACATTTAACCACAATCGAATGCTTTGCTGCTATTTGATCAAAGCATGCTAGACCATCGTCATAAAATTGTACTGCTTCACCCCATGCAATCTTTGCACTATCAGGACCAATTTCAAGAACCTTTGAGCCTCGTTTGAGGACATTGAACTGGTCAAGACAATGTTTTACATCTGGAGGAATTCTTTTAATTAGTGGTCCTCTAATCTGACCACCTAGTGCCTCATCCAGATTTACAGCATCGTACTTATGGGCAAGAAGGTCGCCAACAATGGTGCTTCCGCTTCTAGGTGTAAAAACAACTAATGCATTAGCCACCGCGTCTCAACCTCTCACCACTGCCAATAGTTTTAGGATCAGTGTCGTCTGTAACATATTGGTAGGCACCCTTATTGTAGGCAATAGCAATCCGCTTACTCTTAGCAATGATTGCCTCACGAACATGCTCTGGCTCTCTTGCTAACATGGCAGCATCCATTACAGAATGCTTAGTTGTAAAGCATGCGTTAGTTTGTAGTGATTGAGCCTGCATTGCGGTCTCGCTACCAGGACGAAGGGAGCGCCCGGTATAGGTAGGAATGTATGTTGATTTCGTATCAGCATATTTCTTGGCATCATACTTAGTTGCAATGACGCCACGAACTTTGCGCTTCTTTTTAGGCTTGAAGCGAGCACGAGTGTATACTAACATGAGGTCCATTATACGCACATCCGGTCAACTTGTCAACAACTAAATTCCTAATAAAATCAACAGGTTACGGCAACCCGTACTGTTTTACCGTCTTTTCTGCTTCTGCTTCCACAACCCTTTGGCGAAGTTCGGTAGTAGAAAATGTATGTTCTCTTTTGTTAAAGTAGAACTTAATGCCCCTTTCAATACATTGGTCACGACCTGTAAAATCTCTATGCTCATATTCATTACCTAGAATACGAACATTAATTGGATAGGCTAGGAGAATATCCACTAAGTCCTTCTCAGTAGCATACACAACAATTTCATCCACATACTTGCAAGCCTGTAACTGGACATATCGTTCAAAAATACTTTGTACTGGTTTATTCTTTTCCTTTCTATCAATTGTTGGATCTGTCTGTAGACCAACAATTAAATAGTCACATTGCGTCTTTGCTTCCTTCAACATGATCACATGACCAGCATGAAACAAATCAAACGTCGAACAAGTGAATCCTACTTTCATAATCCAATATTCCTCCTTGTGAATTTCACCAGGATGTTGTCGTTATAATATTTGTCTGACTCCAACACTTCATTGGCAAACTGAAGCTTAGCCTCCCAATAGTTTGTTTCACCTCTTGTCTTACAGAGACGAACAATTCTTCTTACAAACTTATCTCTACCTAACTTCTCTACATCCTCTAATAAACGAGGAGAGGACCCGTAATAGTCTTTCCAATCAGACTCCTTACGTGTCTTTCTTTTTTTACCCTTTACTTGTTTGGTACCAGCCTTAGTAAAATACTTACGGCCTAGATAGAGCTTACCATTAACTAAGCACTCAATCTCATAGATGAAACCATAGTACCCTTTGGTGTCTTCATCCGTAAGTTCTTTATCATTGTATAGCCACATAATATACCTCTTGGTATATTTATGTATCAGCTAGCAGTGATCCTCAAAGGTTCAGCTTTCAATCCTTTCATAAAACCAGGGGACACGCTGGCATTGTAGGCAGCTGGCCTACCTTGAATAGTTGATATCCTATCACCAACTACACACACCACAGGTGGTGGGTCCATGACACATCTTGCTATTCCAAAATTATCATGGATGGAAAGAATACCATCAATTGTTGTATTAACACCACCAAATTCTTTTGTATAAAACCCTTCCATTCTTTCGATCATATGCCTTGCCATAGCAGGTGTTATTGCATAGGCATGAGTCCCTTCAAACTTATTGATATCCATAAATGTAACTGGGTCATCTGGTCTTTCATAATCTTCAGCTTTTAATACTCTATACCCAAGCATAACAAGTTTATTATCTGGTATCTCTGTATCGTAGATTTTATCTTTTAGTATTGCATCATGTTCAAACACACAGCAAGCATGTGGCTGTTCAGCAAGTGTTCTCCAAAGTTTAAGATGACTTGCCGTACATCCCATTTCAGGGGTTCTTGATGTCCAGATGAATCCAGTAACCTTCTCTAGATCCTCACCTCTTGTTGTTTCCATATTAACGCCTTCCCAAAGCGTATATGGTAAACCATATTGTTCGCAAGACCTAGCACATTCGTTTGCATATTGAATAGATTCAGGCCTATTAATATAGATGATATATGCGTGACGAATCTTACCAGTGTCACCCATTGCCTTATGATTGGTTCTATCTAATTCCATACTATTCCCACCAACAACTTTTTCGCCTTTTATTTTATGACCTTTAACAATTACTGAGCCCATAAATTATTCTGCAATAAGGTCGTATGTTAATACCATACGTGGTGAGTGTTTTGGAATACCAACTCCGTGCTTTATACAACCATCAAATATTACTAGTCTATTTTTCTTTGGCTCAACTTCCATTCGTAAAGATTCATCATCATTATAAAAAGCAGTTGTACCATCGCTATCATTAAGATAGAGCAACGCCACTAGATGAGGACCTCTCATATTAACATGAGGGCTCTTGTGGTCATGATCTACAGCCATTGGAAACTGAAAATATATTCTGGCTCTGTATGGTTTAAAGCCAGTGAGTAGAGGGTGGGCTAATATATTTTCAGTTGCAAGTTTGTGTATGGTCTTTCTGAGCTCAAAATTATTACTTTCCGCTCCAACGTCAAATATTGGAGAGGCCAGGCTTACCATTCCGGGGCTAGTACCATCAATCTTTAAAAAGAAAGATAACTTTCCGTTGGCATTGGTTGTTTCATTGGTTAATGTTTTTGAACCAACAACAATCTTTGTAATTGTTTCTGTTACAAAGTTAGGAACATAGTTATCAAAGACTTTAATCTGCCCAAACATCTTCCCACGTTCCACTCAACGCACCCTTAGCATAATCAGTGGCTCTATTCTCAAAGAAGTTGGTATGGGTAGGAGCATTAATCATCTCCTCAACCCACAGCAATGGATTCTTCTTGACCTTAAAGATACCCTTCATACCTAGTGATATGAGACGGCGATCAGCGATGTATCGGATATACTTCTTGACGTCTTCTGAAGTAAGATCCTCCATCGGCCCGACCTGGAACGCCAAATCAATAAATTGATCTTCGAGTTCCACCATCTTAGTCGCAATAGTATATATTTCAGATTTAAGTTCATCATTCCACAGCTCCCTATTCTCTTCGATATAGGTTCTGAATAATTTAATCATTGCCTCAGCATGTTGAGTTTCATCAACAATACTCCAGGTAATGATCTGGCCCATTCCCTTCATCTTGCCATGTCGTGGAAAGTTAAGTAGCATAATAAATGAACTAAACAATTGCATACCTTCTGTGAAGGCAGAGAATGCAGCAATGTTCTGTGCAATTCTCTTCTTATCACTCTTTGTAAACTTTGCTAGATAGTCATGCTTATCCTTCATTGCCTGATATTCTAGGAACTGATTGTATGTATCTTCCGGCATACCTAAAGTTTCAATCAAATGAGAATAAGCAGCAACGTGTAATGCCTCGCGAGCAGCAAAGCCAGCCAACATCATTCTAACTTCAGGTTGTGGGAAGAATGGAAGGTAGGTCTTAATATAACCACCAGCAACATCAATGTCCCCCTGGGTGAAGAATCTAAAGATCTGAGTTAGGAAACTCTTCTCATTGTCATTGAGTTTATTCTTCCAGTCCTTCATATCTTCATTCATTGGCACTTCTGTATGTAGCCAATGACTCTGCTCATGCTTTAGCCAAGCATCATAGGCCCATGGATAATTGAATGGCTTGAAGTAGCTTCTTTCATCTGTTAGTATTAGTTGTTGTTTTGTTGTCATTTTTCGATCCACCCTGTTACAATATATTTCTCGCCACTAAGTGGCTGGTTGCCTCTATGGGCATGTGTGAAGTATGCTGGCCAAATTAACATCTGACCCATTACTGGTTTAAATCTTACTCTTTGGTATAGAAATTCTGTTTCGCCACCTTCAGCCACATCATTCAAATAAAGAGAAAAGGCTAATAAACGTCTATGGGCTCTACCACCAAAACCATGCTCGTGATGCCATACGTGGTATCCTTGACCTGGTACTGTTTTCTGAACCTTAGAATCTTGAATTGATAATTTCTTTTCAGCATCAGGAAATCCAGCTAATCCTGGATATACTCTACAATATTCCTTCAAGCATTGTTCCATTAAGACTTTTGAAAACTCATTGGAGTGCATATAGACTTCAGCAAGTTCTGGATTTTTATCCAGCATGAACTGAGAAACATGCAATCCATTTGCCGTTGTGGAAAGATCATTTTTGCTAAATGGTGAAACATTTTCGCTCGATTGTCTATTGACAACTAGACCTGCCTTTTCAGCATTCTTGAAGAACCGAATGTAATCATCACATTGCTTTTGGGAGTATGCTTGGTCAAATACACCAATGAAGTCATCTCTGATTTCGAACTTCATGTTAACCCTCACACGCCAAGCATTCAGTACCCTCTGTTAGAGCCTTGATATCAATCTCTTGAATGATCTCACGCTCAATTTTCTTGGCAACCTTATCTGCCTTACCAATCTTTTCAGAACGGCAATAGTAGAGTGTCTTTAGTTCATGCTTCCATGCCAAAAAGTGTACAGCATGAAGATACTTGATATTAACATTAGGTCTAAAGAATAGATTGACTGACTGACCCTGGTCAATAAATTGCTGACGGTCGGCAGCATGCTCAACAATCCAACGTTGATCAATCTCCATCGAAGTCTTAAAGACATCCCTTTCATATTCATCGAGAAAATCTAGATGCTGGACAGAACCATCATTAGCAATAATGGAAGACCAGATCTCAGGTAGTTCATCTTCCTTAACCTTAGACATTAATAGTTTGTTGAGGTATTTGTTCTTATAGAAATAGGCGCCGGATAATGTGTCCTGGCGGAATCCATTTGCTCTATAAGGTTCGATTGATGGGCTAGTGTTACCCATAATAATTGAACTACTAGCGTTTGGAGCAACAGCCATAAGGTGACTAAAACGCAACCCAGTGCCTTCTGCATCAAGGGCTTCACCTCGTTCCTTTCCAAGCTGTTTATTAGCCTCATTTAATTTTTCTCTTATGTTCTTAAACATTCTCATGTTGGCAGACTTAGCCATTGCTGATTCAAATGGCATCATATTCTTTTGAAGATAGGCATGAAACCCTAATGCACCAACACCAATTGATCTTTCACGAGTGGCAGAATAGACAGCTCTATGAACTGGCTTTGGTGCATTGTCGATGAAGTGTTGAAGAACATTGTCTAGCATCTCAGCTACATCACGAAGGAATTTCTTATCATCCTTCCACTCATCATAATACTCAAGATTAACAGACGATAGGCAGCAGACAGCTGTCCTCTTCTTATCTGTTGGCAAAATGATCTCAGAACAAAGGTTTGACTGCCTAACTGTTAGCCCCTTATCCTTTAGCCACTTTGGTAGATACTTGTTGGAAGTATCAACAAAGTGAAGATATGGTTCGCCTGTCATCATTCTAAGTTCTAGAATCTTTTGCCAAAGCTCTCTTGCCGAGACCTTCTCCTTCACTTCACCAGATGCTGGGTCAACAAGTTCCCAGGTATCATCGGCTGTTGGATCTGTCATGCATTTCTCAATGATCTGCATAAATTTATCAGGAATATTAATACCGTGATGAAGATTCAAACAACGAATATTCTGATCACCAGTTGGCTTTCTCATTTCCAAGAATGGAATAATATCTGGGTGGCCAATATCAAGATAGGCAGCATAAGAACCCCTACGAGTTCTACCTTGGCGGTAGGCCAAGCAAGAAGCATCATAGATCTTTAGGTGAGGCATAATGCCAGTAGACTTTTCGTCAGCTGATCTAATACCTAGACCAATGCCAACACCACCACCAAGCATTGATAGCCAATTAGTTTCAGAAAGTGTATCTACAAGACCCTGAGATGAGTCGTCCATGTAGTTGAGGAAGCAAGAGATAGGCAATCCCTTAGATGTCCTACCATAAGAAAGAATAGGTGTGGAATAAGACAACCAATGCTTAGATGAATAGTCATACAATCTCTGTGCATGCTTTTCATCAGTACCAAATGCCTTTGATACAAAGGCAAAGCGATGTTGTGGAGACGTTTCATCGTCACGCATATAAGAGTCTTTCATTCTCTTCATGCCATGATCGTCAAATAGTTCGTCTCTTGATAAGTCGATGTTGATGTCTAGATATTTCATTTCAGCCCTCGGGTGTTTGTAGTTTACGAATATAGCATGACATACCATCATCAGATACTACCCATGCTAAAGTATCACCCTCTTTCCATCCAACACGACTTAAAAAGTCAGGCGGAAATAATAGAACTGTATCACTGTTCTCATCTTCGACTACTTCCGTAGTCCACACTTTTGTATCGCTTGTTTCAGTCATTGCACTTTCTTCCATTTTTGTAATTCTAGAAGAGCTTCTATGCCCTTCTTTGCATTTCTGTATACTATACCTGAAATCTCTTCTTGGCTCAACCCATTTAGGACCATATCATTAACATCCTTCTGTTGTATGTGGCTTGGCCAAAAAGTTACTCTATATCCTTTATCTATCATCTTCTTCATACGCTTGACAGTGTCCACGTTACGTGGTTCATTATCAAAGCAGAAAATAAGTTTACTATCTAGTCCTAACTTCTCAACATCTCCATTGTCACCACCAGCCATGGCAATAGCATTAGGTAAGAATAATGAATCGATAGGACCTTCTACAACAATCACATCTTGGTTTATATCAAGTGTGTCTAATCCAAACACTCTTGGCTTTGTTTCATCCAAAACGATGGTTATGTATCTAATCTTATCATTTGAGAGAGCTCTACCCTGATACCCAAACATTGTACCTTCACGGTCAATCAGTGGAATCAAAAGCCTACCACTATCATGGTCTGTGTTCTCAAACTTACCAGGAATCAACTTATTGGTAAACTCTTTGAACTTAGGGCAGTAGTAAAGCATATAGTGCTTATTAGAAGGGATCTGTCTACTGACCACATACTTCTTTGCTATATGATCTGGTTGTAGCTGGGAGACCTTCTTTAGCTCTTTCAATGGTTCAAACTTTTCAAATCTCCTCTTAGCAAACTTAGACATATCGGGCTGAAATACGTTCGCAGAAACTGTGGAGGTAACGACTTGCGTTGCTCTCTCCTTATACTTCTCGAGAACATATTCCTTATGTAGAACTGGATCGACAAATTTTAGAGCACTGTCGAAGCTCGTAGACACACCACAGTTGTGGCAATGATACACCACATACCCCTTAGTGTTCTCTAAGAGGTAACCTCTGGTCTTGTATTTATTGTTCTTAGAGTCGCCGCAGTACACGCAGCGGAAGTTAGCTTGGAACGGCTTCTGCTTTTTTACCTTATAACGGGGGAACTTGCTGGAGGCAAGGTTAGCGTACTTAATATCAATCCAGAGCATACTATAACCCTAATCAGAATGGCGACACGCTGATTATACAGAGAGGGCGTTAAAATGTCAACTGTTCAATCTATCGTTGATTACTTGCCAGTTAATGATAGACCAGATGTTTTCTAGATACTTGGCTTTATCTGCTTGATAGTCTAAAGCCCAAGCATGTTCCCACCAATCAATTAGTAGAGCAATATCCTTTCGTTCTTGGTGGTTAGGAATAGTTTTAATCTCACCATTCAACGAAAGATATACCCAACCAGACCCCTGGATCTTCATTGCTACATCTTTTAGGTCACGTTTGAATTCAGCATAGGAACCAAACTTATCTTGAATAACTTGTAGACTCTTACCAAATGGTTTATTCGTCTGCGATGGATATGTGAACTGTGGGAAGTAGATGTTGTGGAGGAAGGCGCCAGCCTTATTGAAGATTGGGTCACCTTCACCTTTGTTGAAACGGTCAACATAGCCTTTAGCTAATGTCCCATGGTGATAGTCTATTGTTGCCTTACTCATTACAGGAGCAAGAGACTTAACTGGCATTGGTTCAAGGACTAATTGTTTATTCATTTTCTTTTACTATGCATATTAATAAACCAATGTGCAAGCTGCTTCTTTCTAGGTGAGGCAGTACTAGATGATCTTATCTTTCTTAACTGAGTAATTGATTTGCCTTTCAAACCGTGGCGAGCCATATCACCCCTATCTTGAGGGTTACGACCGTCCATAAAGTTTTCTAGGAATTGCTTGAATCTCATAACCTTTCGTATACAGATATTAAATACTTTTCTTGACCACTAATATACTTTCTTTCATCGTTAAATAACACTGACTTTGTCTGAAGCTTTGAATCACTATCCTTTAAATTTAAGGGTAAAGCATATTTGAGGATTGCACATGATATATTTACATTATTTGTAATGTCAACAATCTTTGTAAGTTTCATCATGCTATTAATTGATTCGGGGACCTTGACCTTTTCTGAGGGACTCTTTCGTCCCGCAACTATCAGTTTGCCTCCTACCTTTAGAATTCTACAACATTCCTTTAAAAAGGTTTCTCGAGGAACATAGTATCCACTGGCTTCAATAGATGTAATAACATTAATACTGTTATCTTCAATTGGTATATCTATTGCACTACCAACATAGAACTCAATATCCCTACACCAGCTCTTACAAAACTCTATTTGTTTTTGATTTGGGTCAACACCAATAACTCTACTGAAAGAAAAATTATCTCTTGCTAGATCCACACCGCCACCACGGCCACAACTGAGATCTAGATATGTTCCTGTGAAGCAGTCACCTTCTTTTAGGGCTTTATAATATAGGTGAGCTTGATATGCAAAAAGTTTGTTTTTGGAATTTAGCTTAAAGGGGGTGATGTTTATTGGTAAGAATTTTTGATCTAGCTGAACATATCCATCATTCATGAATATAACTTCATTACTAAAACTAAATTGATCATACTTATTAATATATTGTTCATCCATAATATAACTTATACAACTATATGGATTCGTTCCTGTTGTTCTCTAAATTGTTCAATCTGACGTTTGATTTCTTCTGGGGATGTGGCCAACAAACTATTATCAGGAACATTGTTATTCCTAGTCTGCTGTAATCTTCTTTTTATGTCATCCTGATATACTTGCCAACTGGCATCACTGGTTGATTCAACTGGTCTCACTTTCCAAACATAGTTTTGGAAAACGTCGATACTACCCAGGCGACGAGCGCTGCGGCTCCAACTACGATCCAACGCCATTTATTTAAGTCCTCAATTTTTTGTCTTTCGACAATATGCTGCTTGGCCATATCATCTCTGAGTGCTTTAATCTCTTGCATGATAGTGGATTGAAGCTGGTCCATCATTAAATTAATTTCTTTACGGTCTTCAACCTGACGTTCGTCAAGTTTGTCTAGGGTTCTATCAAATTTTTCGTAGATGACAGAGAAGAAGCTAACCTTCTCTTTCATGGCTGCCACATCTGTTTCTATTCTGGAAAGTCGAGCCTCAAAATCAACCATGAAAGTCTCCTAACAGTTAATGCAAGGTTATTTATCAGAACTATAATATAGACGTCTTGCGACAACCTCACTATCTGTTAATCTTGAAAATACACTTGGCTTATTGTCGGGATCTCTCTCTTTAATATTCCACATTGTTTTTAAAAGATACCTGCGAGTGGCACTATCAACTTCTCTGTTGACACATATTTGATCGCTTACCTTTGTCTTCCAAATATTTGGAAACAATCCGTGGACTATAAGCATAAACGCCCACTTCCAAGCTCTTGCTAGGTGGCTAAAGTATCCCATTCCGGTTTCATTTAGGTGTGATGACATCTCTTGCTATCTCCGCTTGTGGGTTGCTTGCATTCTTATCATCATTAATAGGAGGCGGATCAGGCTTGACAATTATTTTCAAATCCTGAGGTGGTTTCATTAACTCTTCTGGTAAACTAATCTTTTCTACCTTAGGCATTAATCTTGTTAGACCTTTACCGCAGCCACCAAGCATTAGAGCAATAACAATTACTAGAAGGTGTTTCATAATTAGCCCTCTTTCTTTTTCCAAGGCAAGTCAGGTAGTTTAATATCAATACCACGATTCTTGTTTTCTTCATCAATCTTTTTATTAACTTCAATCAAATACTTTTGAAGAGAAGTTAGCTGCTGAGCATTTTGTAAACAGATTGAGTAATTCTCTACGACTGTTTGCAATGCAACATTATCTTTAACAAATGAGCTCGTACCATCTGCGGCTAGGTTTAAATCGAGATCAATCTTAGGAGAAGCTGCAGCGTTGTGTGCGTGTACCCAACCGTTAGACATATCATACTGTCCAGGAACTGTTTGAGCCGCTGCTTCAACAATCTTAGTTTCTTTTTCTTTAATCTTAGTAATTCTGTCAACGTATTCTACCTTGACTACTTCTCGAATTCTCTGTTGTTCTAGTTCTAATTGGTGGCGAAGATTTTCAGCCTCTGTTGATGCTCGAGCAAGTTCTTGTTCCCCATGCTCACCACCCTTCTTGAAGCCAGCAGCAAATGCGCCGCCAACAATCATAGCAAACAATAAAATTCTATATGGCAATGGTATAATACTTAACATAAGTTACCTCATTCACACCACGATTTCTTAGCTTCCCCAAAGTATGGTCTTGCCAAGTTCTTTTTGATTAATTCTTCACTTAGCTTTTTGCCATCAATGATTACATCACCTAAAACTCGGCCACCAAACTTATCCCATTCTTTAATTTCAATCTGAACTTTTTTGGCTTCGTTGACAGCTTTCTTTGTAAATTCTGTTGCAGCTAATCCTGCTGCTGCTTCTTTATCACACTTGGCTCTTGGAGCCTTCTCTGGTGTATCAACACCAAGTACTCTGATCTTTAACTTATCACCAAGTTCAGCTGGAAGGAACTTGGCTTCAAATTCTACTGTATCCCCATCAAGGACTCTTGTTACTTTCCAATCATATGGATTGGCTAGAGCTGTTGTTGGGATTACTGCTAAGAGAAATAAAATCTTTTTCATAGGTCACCTCAAAAAGTTGGGGCGAGGTTACCCTCGCCCCATTCACAGTTTTATTACTGTGCTGCTGGTGCTTCGGCTGGTGCCTCGGCTGGAGCAGCTGCATCTGCTGCTGGGGCTGCTTCGGCAGCTGGAGCCTCAGCGGCTGGGGCTGCTTCGGCGGCTGGTGCTGCCTCTTCCTTGGCGGCGCAACCAGTTAGGGCTAGGGCTAGAACAGATAATGCAATAAACTTCTTCATTTAATATACTCCGTTAGTTGAAAATTATTTCTTGGCAAACTTTTCTGCTACAGTTGTACCAAGACCTGCTATTACAATCATCATCATTGAGTCATACATGTTTTGATCAACATCTAGATCCCAAAATAGATTTAGCACGAATGCTAGAGCTACTAGGAATGTTGCCATGCATGTAATTACTCTCTTTGATGAGATTGATCCATCTACACCATCTGCTACCATTGACTTTAAGTTTGCTAGGATACCCATACTTCGTCTCCTTATAGACTTATTATAATAGTATGAATAATAACAAACGCCGGCAACACTATCAGAAAGGTATAATAAATTCCATCTGTTATTTTACTTGATTTCCTAACTAAAAGACAACGGTCACATCTTCGATGGTTTTTCGACTGCAAGAACATATGATCCTGGATAGTCATTTTTAGTTATTAAATTGTTCAACATTTCTGCGCTGCGACGATTGTAAGTTACCAATATGATTTTATTCTTATTAGAAACAACAAATCGCTTATCAGAAAGCGGTAAAACTAACGTCTCCATCATTATTTAGCCAACGGATTTTCCCAAGCCTTCTGAATCTTCTCGTCAACCTTCTTTTCTAGCTCTTTTAACTTTTGGTCAGTTTCACGTTCAATCTGACGTAGTCTTGCTGACATATCGCGGTCTGTAACATTAACAAATCCACGCACATCCTTATCTAGCTCACGGTTACGCTTTTCCCCGGCATCAACATCGCCCTGTAGTGCATCAATGTCGCCCTTCAGATCCGATCTAACATCACGGATCATATCATTAGATTCGCCAGCTAGAGCCTGAACCTTTTCCATACGTTCTTCAATCTTGCTAATGCGTTCATTAATTGCTGATAAATCTGGTGCAACATATTCTTGGATTTGCTTTTTCATATCCATATAATCTTTATAGATTTCAAATGCACCATAAAGACCACCCAATATTGAAGAAACAATACCAGCAGCAATCATTAGTTTGGCTGGTGTAAAGCTATAACCACCAATACTAATAACAGTATTCTCGCTCATATACTGCTCTTTAGCAGCTTCTAAATCTTCTACTTTCTTATCTACATCTGTACTCATTTGTATTGCTCCTCGACCATCTTTTTATAAGTGTCTGTGTTTCCTTTTTCTAAGAAGTATGCTCCACGAACATTATCTTTATAGATAACATTCTTGTAAATATCTTCTGGCTTATACCAAACGTTGTTGTCACGTATCATTGCAGTACGGTATGATGTAACATCTGTATCTGCACCAATTGCAGCTACGATGCCTGATTGATCTGCATCCATATAATTTTTGTTGATTTCTTCTTGTTGTTCTTTGTTTGCCGCTACGACTTTATCTGCTGCCTTTTCAGCATCCGACTTTTCTTCCTGCTTATTATTTAATACACCAGCTACTTCTAGGTTAGTAATATTTGGTGCAACGTTAAATGCATTAGCCAGAGCTGGGTCAAAATTAATAGTAACTTTCTCATCTTCTGAGAAGCCAGTATTATTTACTTCATCTTGTTTTTGTTCTTGTGATGCAGCAACAATTTGTTGTACAAACTCTAGGTCCTTATCCTTAACTTCACCTGTATCTGGCTTAATATCAAGTTGCATAATATCTGCAAATGTATCAGCTTGAGTGGAATCCTCAACAGTGTTATTTGTAGCAGCAAGAGTTACTGCAGCAGTTGTATCTTCTATTGCACCTGATGTATCAATATTTACTATTGATGTATCAACTTCAATATTAATATCTGCAATAACAGTATCTGTTCTTAACTGGGTGACATCATTAGATACGAATGAAGATTCGGATGAGGTTGCTGCAATTGATTCTGCCTGAGTCATTGAATCGCTTGCAGATGTTGCACTATCGGCAAGTATTGTAGTTAAAGCATTAATACCTATCTGGCGCCCTGTTTCAAGGACATCTAAACCATTTGATGAAGAATCAGACCCTTCCTGTTTTGCTTCTTCATTATTTGTTGGTCCTTGTGAATTGTCTTGAGCAATTGCTATAATGTCGGACGTAGATGTATTAGTGGTTGTTCTAGTAGATGTAGTATCTGAAGTTGTTGCTACACTGCCACCCGCATTTGATGCTGCACTTGTTGCTTCTGCTGCAATTGACAAAGCACCCTCTAGAACATTTTTAGATATTGCGTCAGCTAGAATAGCTGCTTTTTCTTCGTCGCTTAATTCACGGTATGCTGCCACAGCTGTTGACTCAAGAGTGGTCGTAGTTGTAGCTGTTTCTGCTACTACAACCTTTTCTTCTTCATCACTTTGTTCTTCATCTGTTGAATCATCAGAGGTTGTATCCTCAGTTGCCGTATTATCAGCAACTACAGTTTCTTCTTCTTCAGCAACAACTTCAGTACCATCTGATGAACCATCGTCGGATCCATCGTCAGAACCAGTGGTCATCTCAGATGTGGTTTCTGATGCTGCTAAAACTTGCTGTGGGTCTGTGTAATCAATAGTACCATCATCAATACCTAGAGTATCGATAACACACGATGGGTCATATGGAGAAAGAGCACAGTCAACAGTAGTGATTGGTGCTGCTTCCTGAAAACTATAATATCTTCCAGAAGTTGGAATGCCCTCTGTATAAAGGAATAGATAATCTGAATCTGGTCTTTCAATAGAAGTAATTTTTAATGCTTCGCCACTAGAACTCACTGCAGTCCAACCAACAAGATCTTCACCCTTTATAGCAAGCTGGCTAAACAATATAGGATCATTTCCCTTATAGATGAAAATGTAATCACTACCAGGAGCACTGACATTCATACCAGCAAGACCACCAGAGGTTGGTAATGGAGGTGGCATATAATTGATTTGTAGCATTGGATTATCAATACTTGGACCATACAATCCAGCCCAGAAGCCAGCATCTCTGCCAGTAAATTCTAATCTTGCGCTCGTGAATAAACTATTTGATTGAACATGACTATACCAACCAAAACTTTGCCAGGCACTTTGCGCTTCTTGTCCAAGTAAACATAAACCAAGGATTTCAACACCACCAACACAACCAATATTTGCGGTAGACGGTGTACCACTTAAAAATGTAAAGGAATTATTTAATCCACTTGTATCATAGAACTTTAGAGTTACAGAAAATGGATCAATAGGACCATTAATACTAGAGCAAGATCCACCAATAAAATTACGACAAGAATTATTCAAATCAAATGAGAATGTAAAATTAAATAGGTTTGTTTCGTATTGGGAAAGATCAATATCTTGATACAATGTGCCTTGAAGATAACTGAACGTGTATAATTTTCCACCACCCGATGGGACCCAGTCACCAAGAGGAAACCCCGCTTCTTTCCAGGCACCGCATGTTGGTTGACCAGCAGCACAATTATCCATTGTTGGATTTACAACAATGTTTGGAACATTAACAGCATTGGTCCAATCTAGCTGCTGCGCATAGAGCGCAGGGCTTGACAGTAACAGTAATAAAGCAAGTAGGCGCTTCATTATTCACCAGCTGGTTTTGCAGCAGGTAGGTCTTCAGTTGTTTGTTTCTTCCAAACTTCCCACCACTTCTTCTTGTGGTCTGGGCGCTCTTGCTTATTTTGTGACCATTGATCAGTTGCATCTTTACCAATCTTACCCATATATGGGCAAGGTGTGCCTGCCATTTCCATAGCCTTAAAGACGCGCTCGTCTTGACACATCATTGATACAGCAGCAACCTTCATACCCATGTCGTATAGAGTCTTGGATAGCTTGAGGCGCTCGCAGTTCATATCGCGAACTGCTTTACCAGCTGATAGACCAATGACCTGAGTTTGAACAGCACCAGAAACACCTGATACACAAACATCTTGAGAGTATGTTGAAATCATAGGAGCGATAGCACTAGCAGGTGGTGACTTGATATCCTGTTCCACCTTTGTGTAGTTTTCGTTACGGTTAATATTTGTATTTGTGTTCTCAGTCTTTACGTTACTTTGGCTTGTGCTTTCTGACTTGTTTACATTCTCGTTTTTGTTTACAGCTGTTGATGTGCTTACGCTTACATTATTGTTATTGTTTGTATTTACGCTAGTGCTATCGTTTTTATTAACATTAGTGCTTGTAGATATGTTATTGTTGTTATTTGTGTTTACAGACACTGAGTTGTTATTGTTGGTATTAACATTGGTTGAATTAATGTTTGTATCATTTTTGTTATTGTTATTATAGGTCACTTCACCCGACATGTTATTGTTGTTATTGTTTGTGTTGGTTGAAGTAGTGTTGTTATTGTTAAAGTTAGTATTAGTACTTGTGGATGTGCTAACATTGTTATTGTTATTTGTATTAACAGAAACAGTGTTGTTATTGTTATTGTTTGTATTCACACTGGTTGTGTTATTTGTATTGTTGTTATTATTTGTCACTGTACCAGATTGAATGTTATTATTTGTGTTAACATTCGTGTTTAGATTGGTGCTATTAACAACCGAATTATTATTGTTGTTGTTAGTTGCAGTGCTGGTAGAGGTGTTATTATTGTTGTAATTTACTGTACCACTGTTAATATTATTGTTGGTATTAACATTAGTATTCACATTTGTCGAAGTAGAAGTCGACGTATTTGTGTTTATGTTTGTATTTGTATTATCAGAAGTTGAAGTAGAGGTATTCGTGTTCTGATTAATATTGGTAGCTGTACCTGACTGAATGTTATTATTTGTGTTAACATTCGTGTTGGTATTGGTCGACGTAGAAGTCGATGTAGAATTTGACGTCGTATTTACATCTGAAGTGGTGTTAACAGTAGATGTAGTTGTGGTCGTAGTTTGGCCATACGCTTGAACAGCGCTTACTGCTAACAGTAGCGCAAATAGTACCTTCTTCATGTTTACTCCTGAAAGCTGTTATGTTTAACATTACCAAAAACATAATTTAGTTTCAGCAAGTAACGCAAATAAATTATACTTTTATTTATAATCCTTAAATTACAAACCCTGGCTTGTAAACTGTTTTTCCTTTCTCCATCACTGCAGTAAGGATTTGTCTTCTTTGCTTGCCAGTGGATGAATAGCTAGCATGGACCCAGCCGCTGTTAGGACCTTCTTTAGGGTCATAAAATTCTAAGATGACCTGGTCAAAATCACAATTCTCTGTAACCCATTTTGCTAATTCTGGGTTTGGTAATCCATCAATCTCAAAGTCTACAGCCTCGCCATTGCAATGTTGCGACTTGGATGATCCGCCTACAGCTGCATTTAGTTTTGGACCTCTATATGCAGAATTAATTTGCACTGGCTTACCAAAATGATTTCTAACAGGCTCTAGAATGTTCTTACATACTAGGGTTAGGTTATGGAGATGTTCTGGGTTTGGGGTATTATCAATACCCTTTCTTGTGGCTGTCTCTGATCTTGTCATTTCCTTTAGAGAGAAATGTTCTGATAGATTACCAGGCTTAATTACACCAGTTGATACTGGCTTAGGAGCTGGTGCTGGAGCTGCTGCTAGAGTTACAGCAACAGAAGTACCCTTGAGAAGATTATAGTACTTCTTTGTCTTTGTTGATCTATCATCTAGACCGTGGGTACCACCGTTAATCTTCTTTGTGATAGAAAGAATAGTAGCATCTGTAACACCTTGATCGCAAATTGCCCATAGCTTATTCTTATCAAAGAACCAAATAGCTGATTCAAAGATGTAATCTGTAGCAACTAAGTCAGGGTTTGACATAATCTCTGGCTTGCCAAGATATGTTGCTAGAGCTTGGTAGTTGTCCTTACCGGTTAGCTGGAGGGCACCGCGGCCTCTATACTTCCAACCATCACCAGAAGATTCTGGGCCATTGCCCATTCTGCTTGCATAGACTTTGTTAGCAATCTTTTCTGGCTTTCTCTCATATGCAACAGCCATAGCGTCTGTTGGAAAATACTTACCAAAGATACCGCGTAGGCCTTTTGCACCATAGTTTAAGTTTTCTGTAAACTTGGCAAACCCACCAGACTCGTGATTTGTTTGGGCAAAGAAATGAGCGGCCCTTTCAGGCGTCATCTTATAATAAGCCATTGCGGCTTTTAGTGTCTCTGTACCAAACTTAGGATCTGGTGCTACGCCAATCCTTTTACAAAAATTTTCAATACTCATTTTCTACCTCAGGCAATATGATCTTCTGGCTCAGCTGGTGCTTCAGGGGCTGGTGGTGCTTGTGGTGGCTCTTCTTTCTTTTCTTCATTCTTGCCAAGCATAATGCCTGATAGAATACCAGTTAAGAAAGTTGCAATTGGTGTAATCAATTCAAAGAACTTTGCATCATTTGGTGACTGCTGCATTGGCTGTGTGACAAAGATCAATGAATAAAGAACAACAAAGACAATACCTGTTAAAGTGATTGCTAGCATTGCGCCAACAAATACCTTTAGGCGTGTCATCAACTCATCGCTTGTATATTTTTGACCATTAAACATAATTATTCTCCAGTATGCTCTTCATGTGTAGCTGCATCATGTGCAGGTTCTGTTACGTCCGCAGCAGATTGTTCCTCTGCTGGCTTATTTTCTAACTCTTTTGGATCCACCCCAGATAGTTTATCCCAGCACATACCGTCAGCTTCACATAGAGGACGGTTACATTCTTTCTTTTTCCAATTTGCTGGATCTTGGCAAGGGTATCTATAATGATCGCCACAACCAGCAACCAATAATAATGAAAGTGCTACTAATACAGCTTTCATTGTTTTTCCTCTTCGGTTACTATGTTAATAAATCTCTTACCTATTCTCGATGGTGCTAGCTTTTGATTAGACTTTTTATATCTAATCATTGCCTTCTTTGGTACACCAACTGAATCTGGTTTTAGGCCAGCAATACCACCTGTATTATTAGTTGGCATTCCTTCCATCTCTTCAATCTCCTTTATGGCTTCTTGTAGCATAAAGGCGACTTGTTGTTCTGAAGGTTCAAACCCTTCTTTTAAATTCTTCTTTGGATACTCTTTCATCAAAAGGTAAGCAGCTGCGTATGTTGCAATAGCAGACTTACCGCCTGGTAGCTTACCTAATAGTTTTCTTAGATTGAGAGTAACAACATCAAAGTAGCCTAGAGCATCTTTTTCTTCTTGCTTTAGTCTCTCTCTTCTTTGTTTGATGATGTTGCCATCCTTGTCTATTAGCCCAAGCTTATATGCTGGCCACCTATCAAAAGGAGTGACAAGGTTCTTCAAGAACTTGTATGTGATCGCTAAATCAACTAGATCCTTCATGGAACTCTCTTAGTTTCTTTACAACATTTGTATCAAGCGGAATATCACTATTTCTAATGACTTGGTCCTCACCCACATTATAGACAACATCTGGCATGTATCCTAAGTAAACCAAAAATGGCTTTAGGACATGCCACTGACCCTGCATCTTTAGTAAACACATCTTCACTGTTGCTTCAGGGCCAAATAAATTGTTTAACAAGTTCAGGTGGTTGAGGATTAATCTCTCCTTCAACTCACCTGATTCTTGGTACCTTGTTAGCAGCCTCTTAATATACTTTAGTGTATTAAGATCATCCTCAAACTCCGTCACGTCTATACATGATGGATTATCATAATGTCTTGCTGCAAATAACAAAAAGTTTTCTTCAGTCAATTTCTCATTATTCATTAATAAAATGCAGTCCTATTATTCTGGGAACTGTGTATCATCCGATGCATCGTTATTTGGATATGCTGTCATAGCAACTAGTGTTTCTCTATTAACACGACCTGCACGACCACCAAAAGTTAGGGTCAATGTTAGACCTGTACCTAGTGATGTGTTACCGTTTGTTGAGTTTGATGGAGCAGTTGTATTTGCAACTTGAATCACGATGTGTGATGCATTAGCAAAACCTGAGCCAGCATTTGTTAATGTTAGAGCTGTAACACCACCAGTTGAGTTTGTTGTGATTGTAGCTGTTGCATTAACCACACCATTTGATAGTGTAACTACCTGTGTGTTAACATAGCTTGAACCACCGTTGTTCTTTGCAATTGTTAGTACTGGACCAGTACCGTATTGCTGTAGAACCCAACCCTGTGCAACTGGCTTCTTTGTTGTTGCGCGAGCATATTGTGATTCTGCTGCGTCTACACCAAATACACCTGTCTTTGCTCCACCAAAAAGTGTGTTAGCAATGGCACCATTTGAGGCCAAGCCCGTAAATTTTGGTGCGCTTGCTGCTGCGTCTGTTTTTCCCCAAAGTGCCATATCTCTATCTCCTGTTAAGTTTTCTTGTTATGATCTAGATAATCAGATTCTTTATTTACTAAAAAGTAGCTCGAAAGTCTTTTATCAACTGGTACAATTTCTCTATTACCCTCTGCATCTTCTTTAACTTCCACTTTATTGGAAGTTCTCAGCTCAGCTAATGACCTAATTGCTATCGCGTTGCGAGCTGGTATCCTAGGCACTTCAGCTACTGGCTTTTCATAAACCACAGCTGAACCAGTTATAAATTTTCCTGCTACAATACCCATGTAACTATTTATTGACCTTATTGTTTGGAAGCCCACATATTATCAATCATGTTTGGATAGCTTCTACCGGCTCTTTCAGCTCTTGCCTTAGCTTTTGCTTTTTGTTCTGGTGAAAGAGAACCCTGCTTCTTAGAATCTGGCATTGGCTTATCCCAAACTTCTTCGTGCATTGTTGCTACATCTTTTTCTGCAGCCGAGACAGCATCCTTATAGGATTTTCTATTCTTCAAATGATATCTGATAGCTGTCTGCATACGTGGTGGCTGCTTCTTAAAATGAGCATCGTTTTCTTTGGCTTGTTGGGATCTTAGATCTGGACCCATTAGCTCATCAATCTGTTCTTCAGACACAGACTTCATTGCCTTCTTAGCAGCTGATCGTGCTAATCTAAAACCAAGCGGCAGCTTACCTTTTGGACCTTCTGGTTTCTTTCTGACTGGACCCCCAAGAACATCTTGGGCAGCTAGTCTTTCGTTTTCAGCTTTATCTGTGGCAATGTCTTTCATCTTACCTTCACTGACTTCTTCCTTTTCAGACTTCCAGTAATCAGCTGCTGTCTGAATATAATCAGAGGCCAATGTTATCTTTGCTTGAAGCCACTCAGGAAGATCCGTTTGTGGTTCCATATGATCGTGAAGAGATTGGGCATTGCGGATAATAGACTTTAACTGTGACATTGCCATGTCACCTTCGTATCCGTACTCGCCTTGGTCAGCCTCGGTACCATCGTTTTCCTCTTTCATCATGGCAGCTTTAAGTTCGCTCTGAGTAGCGCCAGCCTTTCTTGCTGCTGTAGCATGTCCTGGGTTCTTTGATTTTGCTAGCTTAGCTAGTAGCTCAGCTCTTGTGCCACCTTGGCTTTTTGGATTGTAATTAGTTACACCAGTAGCCTCTCCAACAACTTCAGCTTCTTCTTTAGCTAATTTATTAACAGCTTTAATAACACCAGCTTGTCTCTTCATTGCCTTTTTGTCTTGAGTTAGACGCTCTGGATCTTTGGATGACATTGTACCGGCCATAAATGAGTGGTAGCTAACATCGTCTGTTGCTTTCTTAGCATATGAGGCAAGAGTTGACTTCTTTAGTTCATCAATCTGTTCTTCTTCAACCATTGCCTTGCCTAGTCCGGCTACACGGTTCTTAGCGGCAAATGATCTTAGCTTGATTAGTCTTTCGCGCTCTGTCTCTTCATTTGTTTTGGCTTTCTTAGCCTTATCTAAACCAGGCTTAACCAATGTTTGCATTGGCATAGGAGATACTGCTTTCTTAGAAGCAATACCTGGATTAGCGTCACCCCCTTCAGCATCAGCAACAGTTTCGCCACCATACCCAGCATCAGCTGTGTCAATAGGTCTAACCTCTTCTTTACCCTTAGGAGTGTAGACTAAACCCTGACTGTGAGGGTGGTAAGGGCTAGCCTTTTTGGCCATATGTTTATTTGGCGCAAGAACTGCTTCTGAGAACTTTTTCATATTACTCTGCCTTTGGTGATAGAGACTCTGCTAGTTGCTCAACAAACTCTTTCATTGTCTTCTTCTTACCTACACCGCGACCAACCATAACATCGGCATGAGTGATCTTATCGTGTGGAGGAGCTAGAGCTGCTAGGCTCTTTTCCTTTGGTGTCTTTGGAACTGTATGTGCCTTTGCTTCAGCAACTTTCTTGGCTGTCGCTGTGGCAATTGCCATCTTCTTGCCCATTGGCATACCTGGCTGATCACGCTCGATTGCCTTAGCAACTTCTTCGCGCTTCTTCATTTCTGCCTTTGTTAGAGTCTTCTCTTCAATCTCTGTCTCTTCTTCCATCTTGCCTTGTGACTTTAACATTGCTAGGTAGGCCTTGGACTTCTTCTTTTCCATAATTGCCTTTAGCTTCTCCATTGGCATTTCTGGCTTACCCTTCTTAGAAGCCTTAGATGTATCTTCGCCGCCACCTTGTTGTGGTGTAACATCCGCTAGCTTAGGAGGAGCTGAACCTTCGCCCTTTAGGGAATCGCTTGCAGCTGTTTCCATCATTGGCTTCTTCTTTTTAGAAGCGTGCATGTGGGACTCAGATACGACAATTGTTAGATCTTCTACTGGCACGTCTTGCTCGATGCCATGATCAAACATAACATCATAGTGGGTTACTGTGCCATCATCTAGAAGAGTGTGTTCTTCAGGAATGCATTGGCCCTTGCCCCATGTCTCGTGGACAACATGTTTGGCACAATCGTGCTTAACTGCCTTGGCTACGTTAGCTGTGTTTAGATCTTCGCTCATGTCTGAGTCTCCCTTTTGTAGTTTTCTTAAATCTTGTTTAACCATTTGTCTTGTTGTACTATCATCCTTTACAACATTCAACAAACGGTCGAATAACTTGTAAAGCGCATCTCTGAGAGATGGAATGTTCATTGAAGCATCACCATAACGTATTGCTCTTTTCATCAATTCCATTTCTTCAGGAGTTGCTAAGCCATTGCGTAACAGATCCATTACTTTTGGATCTGTGAAACGTTGCTTAACTTCCTCAAAAATCTCTTTATCTGTCATGGATTACTCCAAATCTATTCAAAATATTTATATGAACACTTTTCTAGTGTCATATACCCTAGGCCATCCTAGGTAGTTAACTTTCCATTCAATCTGATCATCTGCTGATAAATGTTCCCACTGATCCCTCTTTTTATGGAAGATGTTGGCAACATTTACCCAGTCAGTCCTAAGTATTAGCCTTTCAGCTAGGTACTTTTGATCCAAAATCTCTTCGTAATTACGTCTATCAACCTCTATATGGAATAGCTCCATAACAGTCTCACCAACGTAATCCACATTAAAATCTATTCCCCATTTGGGAACTATTGCCAATAGCTTCTTTAGTTCAGGTCTATAATTAGAAGCTATTTGTAATAATTCTCTACCTTCGCCAACATAATCATGTCGCTGTTGTAGGCAACTATGATCTATCATAATTCTTGGATCATCATTTGTATCATGCTCTATCCAACTAACATGGTTTGCAGTATGGTTTAAATGCTGCTCGCCAATATTAATCATATTGCGTCTATATAATGCTTGCTCCAATTCATTCAACTCAAACCCATCTCTATCAAAAAAATCCATTGATAGGTTATAGTAATCATCTTCGTGTAGGCCTAGAGCAAGCCCTAGATATCTACTAAACTTATTTTCTGTAACTCTCATAGATTGATGGCTTAGCCCTTCCGTAGTTTCTCATCATAATACCAGCTTCACTATTAGCCTCATTCTCACATGTGCTACCAGTCTCACCAGCCATTGCTACATCTTCTAGCTCTCCGTTTAGGTCCTGTCTATAATGAACCATCTCATGCGCTAGAGTTCTTAGAATATCAACTGGATGTCTACCAGCAATGTTTACTCTAATTGTCTTCTCTGCTGGATAATATCCACCAAAGCTAGCATTCTCTTGAGCAACTCTTTTATTGTTTACAAGCTCTACTCTAGGTAGTTCTTGTAGTCCCAAATGTTCTTTTGCGTGACCCATGAAGTCATCAACGTGGCCTTGGACCATCTGTTCGTGGGCTAGGTCTTCAAGAATAAGTTGCTTAAACCTTAACATCTTACCACGCCTTGCAAGACCAGTATCTTGCCTTATGTCTTGGGCCAGGGTTCTCACAATTGTGTCTTGCTCTGAATGATCTTCTTCTTTCTGGATCACTCTTCTTAATTCTCATGTTAGGGTCACCAAAGTTTACCTTGACAACATTACCAGTTGATGGATGCTTAACATAAACCGATCTCTTCTTTGGACCACCTGGTGTTAGGAATGGCTTGCCAAGCTTAACCTTACGGCCACCCTTTTCAGCTTCCTCTAATTCCTCAACCTCATTCCAGTCCTCATAGACCTCTTCACCAGTGACTTCAAATTCCTCTTCGGTAAATCCAAAGTCAATCTCGTCAGCAAAGTCTTTGAATGTTTTCATTTCTCTCAATCCTCCACGAGGCTGTGTAACTGGTCTGGCCTTCTGGCCTACCTTCTGAGATGTTGGCTTGGCACCAAAAGTCTTCTTTAACTTCTGACCAATCTTATGAGCTGCAAATGCACCAGCTGCTGCACCAACCAATGGAGCACCCATTGCTGCTCCTACACCAGCACCTAGGCCCGCGCCAAATGCTGTACCCAATCCTACCTTCTCGCTTATATCTCGCTTCTTTCTTAAAACATGTCCACCACTTATTACATCGTGGACTCTTTCATATCCTGGAGGAACAGGATGGCCACCTGGTGGGCCTGGAATCTGACGAGGAGTCTTCAAGAAGTACTTAAACTTCTTGGCAGCACTTGGTGGCTTAGTACTAATTTCGTTTATTTTATTCATCGACGCTTCCCTCCAGCCCCATCATGCTAGCAATTGTATCAATCTCTGCTGCCATTTCAAAATCAATCCCTGTTAACCCTTCAACATCAACTGTGGTTAGCTTGACAGTCGCTTCGTTATAAAAATTGCTTATCTCTGGAAAGTGATCCATCTTTACAGCTAGCTTATTTACTTCTTTTGTAAACATCTCAATATCAAGATAGTCCTTACCCACAAACTTCTTTGATAGGTGATGACCTTGAATCATATCCCATGATGGTGCTCTTGCCTTTCTAATCTGCTCAGCTTGCATAATGTCCAGCTTATTGCTTCGGTGTGGATCGTAAGGAGCTTCAATTGCTTCCTTAACAAAGTTCTTAAATGATAACTTCTTGCCCTGGCCAGGAGTTGCATTCTTATATACATCCGTTAGTTGTGGTGTGCCAATTAAACCAGCGCCACCTTCTTCTGCCATTAGAGGAGACTCACCCTTGTAGTCTCTTACAACTCCAACTGCATCCCACTTGGCGCAACACATTCTCTCGGTAACCCAATCGTTGATTTCTTCGTGCTCATACATTGCCTTGATGGATGATGTTGCTTCACCTGGTAGGCTAACAAGATCAACTCTCTTTGACATTGCAACGTATTCTTTGTTTGGTGCCTTCAAGCCACCATTTGCATTGAGTTCATCTTTGCCAACTGGCTTCTCTGTTTCTTCACACCACCACTTACAATTAGCACAATTGGTACCAGTAACTTTTTCTTCCTCTACAGTCTTCTTGCCTTTCTTGTGTAGTTGAAGGGCGGCTTTCTGTGCTCTCTTAACATCCATGGCGGCTTCAGCTAAATCTTTATCAGCTGTGTGGTATGTTAGACCTTCGTGAATATAGGAATTAACTCTATTGAATGCCCATTGCTGAGCAGTTAGAGTTGGTCTGTGGCCAGCTGCATAATCAGCAAGACCACGGTAGTATACAGTCTCTAGTACCTCGTACGGAATACTATGCTCGTTTGATTTCTTTTGTAAAGATTGAATGATGGCTGTTGCTAATGGTTGCTCTCTAATAATTAAATCTAGAGCCTCTCTGATACCTGGTACACCTGCTGCTGCCCCTAGACCTCTTGGTGCCTTAAAGCCAGCTCCTAGCTTTCTTCTTTGCTCAGCTGATGATATTCTTGGTAGAAGTTTTTGAGCTAATCTATTTACTGACTTTGATTTTAGCTTTAGTCTTTTGTCCAGAGCTACTCTTGCACCGTATGATAGGCTAGAATATTTTTGGCCTCTTAGTATTCTTGCTCTCATAAACTTACGAGCTACTCTTTGAGCTCTTCTTTGCAAGACAGACTTTGATGCCTTTCTTCTTAGTGCTCTCTTTCTACCAAATGCAAGACGACTTTTCATTGATCTTGCTTTAGCAGCTTTCTTAATTCTTGATTGTACGCTCACTACTTCCATCAAGTCTTCTGGTGATACTTCTTCATGGAGAGCAGTGCGTAATGTATTCATTACTTCTTTATGGTGCTTCTGAAGATTCTTTGGTAGACCTTCTTTAAATTCCTTATGCTTACCAGCAGATGCCAATGATCTCATCTTAGAGGCTGACATTCCCTCTACACCTTCTGCATCTGGATCTCTGGCGCCAGCTGACTTAACTTCAATCTTCTTGAAGTTGAAATCCTTTCCTGGACCATTATAGGTGTTAGCAATTCTTCTATAATCTTCTACTCTATCATCACCAGCAATTAAAGTTGCGTGGGTGAACCCTTGGTTATGAAGATGCTGAAGAATACCAAAAATACTAGAGTGGCCTTCTGGCGTATGCTTTACAACATCACCAAATGCCTTCTTGGCAAATGCATGCTTTGTTTCGTAATCTAGTGGATTCTTCTTTTTGTCGTGAGACTTGGATAGGTAGATATGGGCTTCGCCACCAACCTTCTCAGCATGTGCCTTAATAGCATCAACTAGCTTTTCGTGGCCAACAGTTGGTGGGTTCATTCTACCAAAAGCAAACACCACATGCTTTTCTTTCTCTTCATACATTGTTTGGGTTGTATCGAGCTGTGGATTTAGCTCAATCTCATTCTTAGGCATACCAGTATCAGTGGTGCCCTTAGCCCTTTTTTCGTCTTTCTTTTTTGGAGCTTTTGCTTTTGGATCAGCAGCATCAGAATCGGCTGCTGCATCTTGGCTGGCCATAGCTGCTGCAGCTTGGCGCGTAACCACAAATTCTTGTAGACTGAGTCTCTTTTTCATCGATATTCCTCAAGGGGTTGGCGTACCCTAACCTTGTACGGAATATTTATAAGAACTTGTTATTTGTCAAATAGATCTGTATAATCTTCGTCGTTATCCCAGAATGGCTCTACTTCTAGGTCCTCATCTAGGTCTTCGTAATCGTCTTCTTCGTCATCTTCTAGGTCTTCATCACTGATTTCTTTATCATCTAGCATGTCAACCAGCTTTGGTTCATGGACATCTCGGAGATAGTATTCGTGGTTATCTAGATCACCTAGTTCTTCTAGAATCTCTTCTGCTGCTGTAGCGTGGTGGTCATAATCTTCTAGATCTTTCTGAGTGGAATGGCCTCTTTCAATTGCCTTAGCTTCCACAGCTAGAGCCTCATCTACATGCTTTGCTGCTTCTTCTACTTTAGCCATATCCACATCCTCTTCTTTCATTAAATTATTGAATGCGTCTGTGGCGCCTAAGCATAGCGTAAAGTTCTCAGTCTCATAGGAACCCACGGTAATATTTTTACCTTCTTGTTCTTCGAAGTTTAACTCTTCGGTATAAAGACTAAAATTCTTCATATAGCCCCTTACGTAAACTCTTGCCAATCTATGGCTGCTACAACATTACTCGTTGCCGTTCTAGATGTCATTGCAAGTGTCAGTATCGTTGGCGTACTTGTTAACCCGTTTCTTTCCAACTGAAACTTAAACATATCCCCATCCAATGTCACACCAGCAGCTGACTGGTTTGTTGAATTATACAAACCAGATTTTAATGTTGTACCACCTGCCATTGTAGATGAGTTATTGGCGTCATATTCTACACATGAGTCGCTACCGGCAGATGTCCAACTTGCACCAGTAATTGTTGCTCCAACTACTAGTTTATATTTATAGAGTGCCTGGTTTAGTGCAGCAATTGAAATTTCTTTTGGTACAGCAATCCCATCTAGCTTATCTGACTTCAATCTTAGAGAAACAACAGGGTAATAAGTTCCAGCAGAGGCGAGTTCTCTTTGTGTTGTTGGCTCTTGTCCGTAAGATTTAGGATCCCCAATAACTTCATAGCCACCTTCTGATATAACTGTCGAGCATATTTGCTTCAGTGTGGCAGAAGCAGCTGTAGTACCTAAATTTTCAATTTCATATCTTACTGGAAGACATGCTGTTGTCATATAGGTGCCGGTATTGACATTAGCATGGTGGAATGTGTGGCAATGAATCAACTGCCCATTGATTACAAATCCACATCTTACCGAACCAACACCTAGCCACTCGATATCGCACCAAAAGATCTGAGCCTTTGTTAGGTCTAATGTTGTCTGAGAAGGAGATGTTGGTACTGCTCCAAGTAGTGTATCAATATTCCAGCTAGCCTGGTTGGCATACTCATGTTGGACAGTACCGTCAACATATGATCTGATGCCAAATCTAATTGTTGTACCAGTTTGCTCTAAGAACACACCATTCTGATTATTGAAGTATCCAATTCTCTGAGCTAGGTTTGCTTGAGGAGCATTCATTACAAACGTATTCATTATCAGCAGGCTCTTACCAGGCTGGTAGGCAAACACTCTTGTTGTTTCTCTTTGGACTTTAGCGCCAGATGTTGTATCCACAGTCAACGACATTGTAGCAGCGTTAGCACTATAAGAATAGGTTGCCGTGGCAGTGTTGGCTGTGGAGAACTTACCGTTATCTTCGTAGCGGTTAAAGGAATCAAATAGTGTTACTGGCTGGGAGCCTCTTGCTCTACCAAAAGCATCTACTGCTACGCCTGATGGGTTGGCTGGACCGATACGATTGCCATACTGGTCAGCAAGCATCACTACTTCAAATAGTGTCTTGCCATCCGGTAAGTATTCGTGTCTGTCTTTTCTAAACTGAGCCATTTAGCGAACCTTTAAGAAGTTAGCCCTCGAGAAGTCTGCTCTATGGACTAGCTTAGTTGGTCTATTGTTTCTGATTGCCACAAACCCTTCTGGTTTTGAAGGCTTACCGTGGATTGAATGCTCATATCCATGGTGCTCCAAAGCCGAAAGATGGTGGACCAATTCATCTTTTGCATTTTCTAGATGGTCATGGATATTTAGAATACGCTGGAAATGGTGCTTGTTCTTTTGAACATGGGCTAGGTCTTCATCCATGGCTTGCTGTCTTTTTGCCTTACCAGCTGGTGACTTTAGCTTCTCAACTTCGCCCTGGTGTTTGGCTCTCAGCCATGCTAGGTAACCGCTAATTGATCTCTTGGCACCAGTTCTAACTGTGCTATTGATATATGTCTTTAGGTTAACTCTATGGCCTGCAATAGCATTATGAGTCTCTTCTGTAGCCCCTTCAAACTCTTCTACAGCCTTCTTCATGTGATGCTGGAACTTAGTAGACTTAGGAGGTTGTGCTGGGTGGACTACATGGGTAGGTAGCAGATGGACATCTGGGTGATGCTTAAACCCACTATCCTCATCATGGACATTAAAGCCATAATGAGCTTTCATGTTCTCTAGATCATCCCCTTCATACTTTGTGTGGACTGCGACGCCAATTTTAGCCTTGGCAATCTTCTTGCCTTCCTTAGAATTCTTGTCTTGAGAATATGTAATAGTATTAGGTGTAAAGTGATACTTGCCACCGTGGTCCTTAACATCATTTGAGCCAGCTGCATTCCAGCCATGCTCTTTGGTGTACATGATATCGCCTTGGAACACACCCTTCTTTGGAGCAGTCTTTTGAAGATGTGTAAACGCAGCCTTTAGCTTCTCAACCAAGCCAGGTGCATGGCCATGGTTCTTCTCAATATCTTCATGTGAGTAATTGATCTTTGGTTCTTTATTAAAGGCAGACTTTGACGCAACAAAGAACTTACCAGTCTTTGGATGATGGCCAAAGATTACGGATGGTGAGCCATCATACTTAATTGTTGTCTTAGTTGGCGATGTGGCTGAGCCATGAATAGCATCATGGACATCTTGTAGAGTGTGGAATGCGTGCTTGAAACCTTCGGTACCAGAATCAATAGCATGCTCACCCACATGCTTTAGGTGGATTAGCTTACTTTCATCATCTACTGTTTCTTTTAGGTACTGAATAAAGCTCATTAAACCATTCCTTTTATTTTTCTACATCCGTAAGGTGCAATAACGACTCTTGTTCCCTTGATACCAAAGTCGCTTCTGTCACCTTTATAGATTGCCATGAACACTGGTTCATAACCACCCTTCATTGTTTCGCCATTATCATGTGTATGTGTTGCTGTTATCTTATACACATTACCATTCTTACTTAGCTTAACTGAACCTTGAAGCATTAGTGTCACATTTTGTCTACTATATTCACCACCAAACTCATTTCCATATACAGCCATATTTTTTAACTGGAAATTTTTAATCTTCCTAGCAACAGTTGTTGCATTGGGAAGACCTTTAGGATACAGCTTCAACATATCCTTAATAAATTGTTGAGACTCAGGATGGCTGTATATCTTTGGCTCTTTAGACTCCGACATACCGCCCCATTGTTGAAAGTCCCTTTCGGTGCTTCCATCTTTATGGGATATCCAAACTATCTCTTTTCCATTAGCATCAAGTAAATGGAAATCCGACTTTGGAGTTCCAGGTGTAGAAGCAGCATCTGCAACTTCATATGTTGTAGTTCCTACTCTTATATTTATAGTTGCTGACCCTTCTTTCTTCTTTGCAGACTTAATTTGATCTCTTAGGGACATTAAAGCAGCATCTTCTTTTGCTGTAGATGCTCCTTCTCCCTTGCCACCAAACTCAGGTGTCTTTACAAAGTCAGATAACTTATACGCTGTTCCAGACGTTGATGCAAAGCGTAGTTCATTAAGCTGAACTGCAGTCCCAGATCTCAGAATCTTCTCATAATTTTTTGGAGCAATCAATGTAACTTTCTTGCCACCAGTGATTTCAAAAGGAGACTTTTCCTTTATCTTTTTAATAAAGACTTCAGGTCTGTAATCATACTTTCTGATCTCTTTGGCGCTAAGATTAGCCATATAGTTCCCCAATTATAATACTTTATATATGCAAAACCCCCTTTCGGGGGCTTTGTTTAGAGTGATACTGTGTGTGGTTCCATTGACCTATTGTACTGGTTATTGACCCTAATAAACTCTGTATGCATACTGAGCTTAGATACTCTATCAGCTCCAACATAAGCACAACACGATCTAATACCACCAAGGATATCAAGTATTGTGTTCTTCACAGGACCCTTATATGGAATAGAAACAGTTCTACCTTCAGAAGATCTATAGGCAGCAAGCTCACCCTTATGCTTAACCTGAGCTGTTCTAGAACTCATACCATAGAAGACAACTTTGTTATTAATGATAGGCTGCTCACCTTCATCGTGTCCTGCTAGCATAGAACCAAGTTTGACATACTTAGCGCCAGCACCAATTGCCTTACAGACATCGCCTGGGTTTGTGATACCACCATCAGCAACAATATCAGACTTAACACAAGCCTCGGCACACTCCATAACAGCACTCAGCTGAGGATACCCAATACCTGTCTTAATACGAGTTGTACAGACGGCGCCAGAACCAATACCAACTTTAATTAAGTTGGCACCAGCTTGCTCTAGTCTTGTTACGGCCTTTGGTGTAACAACGCTACCAGCCATAATTGTACTATATGGATTCACATCCCTTAGCCTAGCAACAAAGTCATAGAACTGTTCCATATAGCCGTTAGCAACATCAACACAAATATTAGCTACAAGGCCAGTTCGTTGCTTAATCTCTTTAATGATAGAGGTTGTTAGGTTATAGTCATCCTTACTAATACCAGTAGAGATATAGGAATGCTCAAGAGGGCCAACGTGATCCTCATTCAGGCATTCGTTAATGAATTGAATCCACTGGTCAAGAGTGTAGTGCTTGACGATAGCAGTGTGGGCGCCATGTAAGTACATGGCCCTTGCCATAGAGAATGTGCCAACACCATCCATGTTAGATGCAATGATAGGATTATAGTCTACTACTACCTTGGACCTACTATCAATATCAGAAAACTTCGGAACGATTAGAACATCACTATAGTCTAACTTGGGATCATCTTGAATCATAATCTAATACCTAACCTATCTGCAATTTTGTTCTGAAGGCATATAAGATTTTCATATACATCTCGAACAACGTCAACACTTACGCTGTTTGCTCTTGCTGCATATTCAATTGCTTCGTGTTTTGTAAGGCCTTCATTCTCCGCTTCAATCAAACTCATTTCAATAACATTACTAAGTCGCATACACTATTCCTCATATTCCCAAACAACATGATCATTGATTAGTTGGCGATGCTGAATCCAGTAAAGAAAGTTACCAGACCAAGTACGGCCTTTTCTATCAGAATGCGTAACACCCTTCTCCCAACTATCACAACTGTTACAACTATTAGTTAAATTGCTCATTGGTGTTGCCTGGTGTTCTAAAGGTGAGGCATGAACAGGTTTAGATTCAACTAGACGCTGGAAGATATCTCTTGCCTTTTCAATATCCGTGTTTAGAATTCTATAGGAAACCTGAGCACAACAAGAGGCTGAAATCATAATTGCTTGCTCAGCTGTTAAGTATGTCTTTATGAGCTGCTTCTCTAGGTTGTCTTGTTCTTCCCAGATGTAGTACTGAAGCCCTAGTTCTGTATCCTCACGGTGAATGTATGGTACATGCCATTCGCCTGGTCCAACAGAAAGGGGACGGCTTTGGTTTAGAGCTTTCCACATTACAGTAGCCAGTTCTCTGATCTCAGGTTGAGCATCAGGATGCTTACGGAGGTGGAAGAAGTTATCATATGTTGTGGCAGTACATACTACCTTGATCATTTGATAAGGCTCAAGAATTCTATTTGAAATCTGTTTGTGGAGTTTGAGATCATCAAACTTCCTGGCAGCAGCGCATGTAGCTCTAGCAGTATTGTCCCAAAGCGTAGTAGCCTGTAACAACTCTGGCCAATCAAGTTGTTCCTTAGCCTGCATTCCTTTAATATTCTTACCCCATTCAATTGGTCTTGCTGGCTTTGTTTCTACCAACTTAATCAACTTGGAAACAGGAATTGCCCTCGAGGAAGCAGCGTTCCTGGAGAGCATACGGTGAGTCATAAACTCACTATGAATGAATCTTGGGTACTCTAGCTCAAATGTTGTTATTCTTGTTCCTGTTCTATAGCAAGTGGAATCTTGAATAATAGTAGCTGTGATTCCATTCTTACCAGTAGAAGTTACGTAGTTGTTCTCGTCCAATGTTCATCCTCACTGCAGTAGCGATTAGTATGTTTAGTTCAAGAGGGATATCTTGGTTGAGGTCCTTGAGTAATTGCTTCTCGAGACCTAGGCTGCGTATTATACGGATTTTATCCTCAATGGCAACAAGCGCAGACTCATATTTATCCATTTCTTCTTCAGTTAAGTCTTTGTATTCCATCTTAGTACTCCAAATAAAAAAACGGCGATCATTCCTGATCGCCGTAAAGACTGATAGATTGTACAGAGTCTACCTTGAATGAGCGCCACTCATTCTTTTCAACATCGAAGACTGGTACGACGTCGGTATTTGCCTCCTTTACTCTATCGGTCTTTTTAACATACGGTACAACGAGGTCTTCGCGAAGTGTACACTTCATAATTCTCACTGTACCATCTGACTTTGTGAATCTAACTTCTGCTACGTTCGCCTTTAGGCTTTCTATGATGTTAGCCTTAGTGAACATCGCTGTGACTCCTCATCCAGGCAAGGACATACTCTTTAGCCTGTGCCCTACTAAACTCAAACGCTTCCTGGATATAGGGGCCAGCGCCAAACATATTGACCTTACCAGAATCACGGAGCATGTCAAGAAACGCGAACACCTGGTCCTGACAATCCAACTTCTCTACGGTGTTACTCATTGTCCTTCCTCCAATCCTCACGGCACTCAAGATAGAAGTGCCAGAGAGTACAAGATGTCCAACCAACGATAAAACCAAAACTCAAAAAGAACAAATTACCAAATTCAGCTAACATTGTTGTCTCCTAATTAGAACGGGATATCGGCATCAACAGGATTGTTTGCCAAAGTCGTCGGGTCGTTAAAGGTGTTGGGGTTGACCTCAGGCTGCTTAGAAACCTCAGCGTCAACTTTAGTGTAGAGGTCAAGGAACGAGACCTTAGTCTCATGATCGAATCGGTTCAAGCAAAGCTCAACAGCCTCGAGACGATTGCGGAAGATCGCAAACGCGCTAACGATATGAACAAGTCGTCGAGTAGAGATAACTTCGTTCGTAGCACCGTCAGCAAACGACTTACGGATTACGCCAGCCCACTTGACAAGGTTCTCGGCGAACCTCTCGTCCATGCAATTGAACTTATCCATGTTACGGTTGAGGATCTTCAGCTCAACCTTCTCAGGCGGATAGTCCTGCTCAAACGTAATTGGGAAGCGCTCGAGGAACGCCTCGTTCATTACCTTAGTGCCGATGAACCGACCATCATCGCTACCCTTACCCTTAGTGTTAGCAGTAGCGAAGATATTAAAGCCGACAGCAGGGAAGACCTTCTCACCAGTCTTCTTGATGTGGTATGGCTTGCCTTCCATGATCGACTGCAAGCACATAATCTTCGTTGCGTTAAGGTCAACTTCGTCCAAGATCAAAACGGCACCACGACGCATCGCAGTTAGGACAGGACCTTCACGATAGACAATAGATCCATCGACAAGAGTGTTACCACCAACAAGGTCATCCTCGTCAGTCTCTTCCGTGATGTTGACACGAATACACTCACGCTTGAGCTTGGCACAAGCCTGCTCGATCGATAGAGTCTTACCGTTACCAGACAAGCCAGTAATGAACACAGGATAGAAGATCTTTGACTCGATGATCTTAGCAATACGAGCGAACGGACCAAACTCAACGTACGTTGCATCCTTCGATGGGATGAGGTTCTCAACGATAGCTGAGACGTTCTGCTTACGGTTGATCGGAGTGACAGTTGCAACCATAGCAACAGCTGCATCAGGCTCAACCTGGGTGTTAGCGAACATCGATGGGTCAAGGTTAACAGGACCCAAACGAGCAGCCTTAGCAGGCTTGATAGTGGGAGCACCAGTGGTGTAGGCGCCACGACCGATATTGCGGCCCTTATCGTTCAGGAACCAATATGGGATGGGGAATCCCTTTTCGCTAGCAAGCTCAAGAACTTGAGAGCGCGTTACGAACTGACCAAACCGAGTGGTCAGGTCATTTACAAACTGACGCTTGGCGTTAGCGTCATAAAATCCAGTCTTCGACATAACAAAAATACCTCTTTCTACGGTAGGAACATTATCCAATAAACAACGGGTCAAGGCAACAGGATTTCACAGCAATTTTACACATATTGGTAAAAGCGTTATAAATCAATAAGTTACAATTCGTTAGAAATCAGCAGGTTACGCTGCCTCAGCAAGCGCCTTACCAAAGTGAACAAGAAGGATTCGGTTCAGCTGCTTCTTAGTCTGCTTATCGATGAATGCCTTCGAGAGATTGTTCTTTGTCACATTACCATTGTAACGCTTGTTCAACGTATCAAACCACTCTTCATCATCTTCGTCATCATTGATTGTGCCAGTGCTCGAGATGTAGAAGTAGTCGTTGTAACCATAAGTCGTCGAGTGTAAGAACTTATCCTTCCGGTACTTCGACTTCAAGTTGCTATGATGCATCTTCCAATCAAGTGAACGGTCGACTGCCACATCATGCGAAGCAGCATTGTAGAGGAACGATGAGTTATCAGCGAGGTAGTAACCAATGTAACGAGCACCAGTAATCTTACGAGCCATCTTGAGGAGATGGTATGTTGAAAACCCAACCTTACATTCGTTCGGCTTAATGATATACCGAACACCACTATGATGGGTAATCATGCTCTGCGTCTTACAATCACGGTGGACATAACCATCACGCATGCCATACTGGCCACGCTCACCATTATATCGAATTGCATTCGTACCATCGGCCTCACCATCTGTCAAGAAGATGTTAACCATATTCTCGATGTTATACTTTGCAACAAACTCATTGCTAATTTGCTGGGAAAGGACAACAGCCTCATTCAACGGCGTAGATGAAAGCTGCTCACCAACCTTCTTGAGATCGATGCTATAGTAGACTTGATTATTTCGAGCCTGTTCTGCTTCGTTTGGAGCATTTCGACGGTGGACACTATAATACGCCTCAAAGTACATTTTCATCATTAAGATGTTATTGAACGCAGTCTTATAGTCGCGAGTGTTGAGTTCGCTAGAGATATATTCCTTGAGATGGAAGTTATGCTGCATCTGAAACGTATGCGGCTTAGCATCACTACGCTGATGACCAAATTGAGGATCAATATGCTCGCGAGCAAACGCCATAGAGATGTCGCTATCAGTGAATCCGTAAACACGGAACGGAATGTTAACCTTCTTACAGAACTCAGAGAGAATAAGAACTTGGTTGAACACACCACTAATCACGCTTGCCATAGAACCAGAAAGGTCCATGTACATGATCATTCCGTGGTTCTTACCCTCCGGGAAACTCATTACACGCTTGAAGATATCATCCGAAAGACGATACTTATGAAGGCGGGCAACATCAATCTTACCAGTCTTTGATATCTTACCCCGATTCAGCATACGAGCATTCTTACGCATCTCAAATTCCTTGATCAGGAAGTTGATATACGCCAAGTTGGCGTTACGGAATTCAGTCAACATAGAGTTGACGAACTGATCGTAAGAACTAAACGGAATACCTAGGTAGGAACTCACGTGGCTGCCAGAATTCTGGATGTAGTGCTCAAACATTGTTCGAGCACCAAGATCAACAAGAGGACTCAGCTTACTTGCAGGAAGGATATATTCGTTGAGGTTATACTTGCCGATGGTAATCGAGGCGCCATCCTGACTATAGTAGGAGTCCTTCTTCTTGGCATCTGCAAACATCTGACTTTCCTTTTCGCGGAAAGTCTTGTCAGTCTGAGAAGGCGCAACAGAATCACTATTGTCCTGATCTTCAGACTCTTCTGATTTATTCTCATCCTCATCAGACGGCTGAGAGGAATCACTATCCTGCTCCTCGTCGGATTCGTTATCGCTAGAGTTGCTGTTATTCTCATCTGACGGCTTGCCATCAGGCGACTTGGACTTTTTGCCATCAAGCGGATTGCTCTGAGGGTTAGGCTTAGCAGCACCCTCTTCCTGCTTCTTGTTCCTCTTCGCCTGCTCGCCAATCAGCTTCTTGGCAAACGCTACGACCTCATCCCAAGTCTCAAGAGAGTACGCTTCCTCAAGTAGTGCCTTTTCGTTGTCGTCAAAGTCGACAAGAATATGGGCACCAACCTTCGCTTCGACATTCAGCTTGTCGATGAAGTCCATCGAGTTGATTCGAGCCTGGAGGTCTTCGCCAAAGAAGTTCTGGCTGACAAGTTTCTTATACGCATTCGCAAACGAACGACGGAGGCCAGGATATTCGTTCTTGATCTTGCGCTCGATACGGATATCCTCAACAACGTTGAGATATGTCTTCAACGTGTCGTTGATCTCACCATTATCATTGATTGCAGAATGGAACCCCTCAGCAGGAGTCTCACGAGCATGGCCAACCTCGTGACCCTCAAACAGGTCAAGGATGTCTTCATCGAGGTTAGGAATTAGCGGAATGTGAATCGTTCTCGACTGAAGATCGAAGAACGCGGTTGGATACTTGGCCGAGTACTGAACAGACAAGTTCTCGGTCGCCAGCAGTCGCGCAAGCGCAGACTTCTCGTTAAGTTTAGTGTTCAACATATGCGTCCACTATACGCAAATCCGTAGGAAAGGCAACACGCAAAATCAAGGAGTTATAACCTCTTGATTTATAAGGAACTGTAACTTGTTGATTTACTTAGTTAAAGTCGAACTTCCCAAATTTCTCGGCAGTTCTTGAAGGTTCGTATTCTGTACTGTAGTGGGAACCAGGTGCATCCATGATATTACTCTGGGCACCCATCTCAACATCATAGAGCTTCATCTTACTCTTATCAACACCAATTACAAATCGCTTATACTTTGTTGGATCACTATAACGATTCTTCAACTGCTTAACCATGATCTGGTTTAGCTTGTCAAGTTCTTCGGTTGCAATAAGAGCAAACATAATGTCAGCAGTCGCAGGAAGACCAAACGACTCAGAAGTATCCTCTAGTCCAACATCAGTGTTCGTATAGCCAGTCCTATTCGTCTGAGTAGCAGAGACGATAGGAACATCAAACTCCACACCAAGGCCTCTTAGCTCTTCAGCGATAGCCTTAACGTAGGTATAAGAGTTAACATTGGCACCAGCCTTCAATCTAGATGAACTACAAATATTTAAGTAATCGATATAGATGATATCAGGCTTGAAGTTTCTCTTCAACCTTAGTTCATTGAGTAGATGTCTAAAGTTTGCACTACCAGCAGATGCAGTAGGATACTCTTTAATAATTAGCTTACCAGTAGTCTTATTTTTGAACCTTTCAATCTTCTTTTTATAGGCATCTTTAGTAAGGACGGCAAGCTCATCTAATGTGACATCTAGAAGATTAGCATCAATTCTTTCAGCAATCTTCTCCTCAGCCATTTCCATCGTAATGTATAAAACATTCTGGCCAGACGATAGATTATGAGCAGCCATATGGCACATCGCCAACGACTTACCAACACCAGTGCCAGCTAGGATAATGTTTAGAGTCTTACGAGGAAGGCCGCCCTTAGTAATCTTATTCAAGAACTCAATATCAAAAGGAATTCTCTTCTCTTTCTTATGGTAGTTATCAAACCGACTCTCAGAGTCTTCTAGGAAGTCATGGCCAATGTGTTGGTCAAATGACACACCGAGGGCATCGGAAAGTAGTTTTGGTATTGCACCTCTACTTTGCTGCTCCTTCTTATCATCCATAATCTTGATTGAATCCATAATGGCATTATAGATTGCCTTATCTTGACAAAACTTCTCAGTATTGTCTAACAGCCATTGTTCATCGACTGTTGGATTCATTCCAATTTGTTTGATACATTCCTTGGCTTGATCATAGGTGGTCTGGTTCAAGCCTTTGAGTTCATCGAGGTCGACACTAAGGACGGCCTTATTAGGAACCTTATTATATTTCTCTACAAATTGCTTTACAAGCTCAAAGACAACTTTCTGACCTTCATCAGAGAAGTAATCCTTCTTCAAGAATGGGAGTGCCTTTCTTGCAAACTCACCTTCTTGAACCAATGCAGAGATAATATAATTTTCAATCATACAATTTCTTCTACTATACCCAAAATTTCAGCAACAATCAACAACAAGCCAGCCACCACAACATATTGTCCTACAAGGACAGCGCCAGCTAGAATGCGAAGACTACTCTTCGCCAGACTCCACCTCAAGTGGTTCTTCGGATCCGGATGCTCCATAACTAAACTCCTTCTTTGCAGCTTCATCAATTGCCTTTAGAACTTCTTCAGTATAAAACTTCTCTGGTTGCTCAAGAATGTTTTTACCAAAGACCTTAGATCCATCTGGCATCTCATAGCGAGTAGAGACTTTCTTAAAGATACCGTACTTCTCTGCCAAGTCTAAAAGACCATAATAACGATCAAGACCCTTGTCATAGGTTAACAAGCATTCTACTTGAGCATTTTCCTTAGAGAGTCTAGACTTATACATCTTGACCTTAATGATGTTACCAACTACTTCGTTGTCGACCTTTTCCTTTCTCTTCGACAACATAGCAATGGTTGAAGCAGCATACTTCAATCCAGTACCACCAGAGATCTCGTTCATCGGAACATAAGACCCAACCATAGCATACACATGGTTAGTAACTAGCATTGGTACCTTATACTTCGCACACTTCAATGTAAGGACTCTAAAGGCAGCCTTGATGACCTGACTCTTCGTCATGTCTCTAGTATCCTTACCTTCAAGCGAGTCAGCCATTTCTTTAGAAGTAGAAAGCATACCAAGAGAGTCTAGAACCATCATCATAGGAGGACGGTCACCCTCATCTGTCTTACCATACGCTTCTAGAAACTTCAGAGCATGTTCTCTAAACTTCTGAATAGTATCAGGCTCGGCAATGATTACTCGCTTAGTATCAATACCACGAGACTTCATCATATCACGAGTAACAGCAGCCTCAGTGTCATAATAGATAACACCAGCATCAGGATTGCTATCCAGGAAGCTCTTTACAATACCAAGAACAAAGAACGTCTTACCAGTAGCACTCTCACCAGCAAAAGCAGTTATCTTGTTATTAGGAACGCCGCCAAAAATTGACCCACTAAGAGCAGCGTTAAGAGAGTAAGAACCACTGTCAATGCTCCCGGTGAACTCAGCACTACCAGCACCGTCCTCAGCGATAGATGTGTCTTCATCTTTGATCTCTTCAATTAGATTACGAAAAAACTTTGACATAATAACCTCAATGTTATAACTTTAGTATCTCTTTCTTATTCACTACTATACCACGTTTTCCAAGTTTTCTCAACTCTTGAATACGTTTTTCTTGTTGTATCTTTTTGTCCCTATTGACAAAGTTGGAGTTGGCAGCAATTAGGAGGATTACAGCAAGAGGGTCAAAAACCATAATAAGAAGTATAATGACCATACGAACAGCGCTACCAAAATGACTTTCAGCATCTTGTCCATAAACTAACTCTGCAATGTACTTTAGTGGCCCAACTTCAACTTCAATCTTTTTAACTTCTGAATCGAGTTTGTTTCTCTTAGACTTCAATTCAACAAGCTCTTGCTCAACTGCCTTTCGTTCTTGTTCTAGTTCTTTACGTTCGCTATCCAGTCTTCGCTTCTCTTGTAGACCCTTTGTCACGGAGCCCATCTCGATATACTTAACTAGAGTATTATCAATGTTTTGAATTTGCTTTTCAACTAAAACTTTTGTGTTTGTTTTAGATTCGATTGTATCGTTAAGTGTTTGTAGCTCAGCTGTGACATCTGATGTCATCAAAGCCTGGGTCTCTAGGTGAGCTTTCGATAGGTAACCAAAGATACCCATCGATGTAATAAACATCAGAATTACAACAGCACCAGACAAATAGTACTTAATTAGTTTGGGGGCATCTTCCCAGTTTCTGTATAACCAGCTTGCTGCAACTAGCTTACCAAGCTCAAGAGCTGAGCCCATAAGAACTACAGAAAGGAATGCACCACTAAAGATAGCTGCCAAACCTACTACTGAGTAGTAGGCGGCAACACCAGAAAGGATTAGTGCTACAGCTAGGACTAGATAATCAAGAAGCATCTTTTGCTATAGTAAACAACTTATCTAACTCGGCCTTGAATACTTTCATCTTATCAACTCTATTTGGCCAATAGATATAGTTTTTACTTGGGTTCAACATTAGGTTGTTGATAAGAGGAGTTATCATCTCCTGGATCTGAACAACAGTATCCTTATAGAGCTCAGCATTCGTTGCCTGCTCATCTAGGAGCTTTGAAAGCTCCTCTGTCTCTTGCTCAGCACCAGTGAGCTTCTTTAGCTCATCCTCATCAACTGCGCTGAAACCAAAATCGAAGTTATAACCTTTTTGCATATAGTTACCCGAACATGTCTTCTAGAGTTAATTGCTTTTGTCCAAGATCCCAACCAATGTTGTCCGTGATTGACTTCATCGGCTCAATGAAAGACTTTTCAAATTGTGTATCGTGATCAATATAACGATCGATATTGAATTGCTTTGGCAAGGCACCTGGAGATGATATAACATTCGTCGAGAATGGATTAGGTGTTCTCAAGTAGCAGAACTTAATCTTATCTCCATCCTGAATCTTATTGTGCTTTTTGTCAAGTCCTAAGTTATTTATGAAATGGTTGTAAATGAGTGCGCCTCTCACATGAATTGGAATTGCCTTACCACCAATCTTATGTTTGGTTACGCCTTGACAACTTCTAGGGAATGCCACATCTTCAAACGGTAGAGTATCAAACTCTTGCTTGAAGTCTTCCACATACTTAGTAAAATCATCCTTTGTGCCATTCATAATAATGTCAAGCGACTTCTTAATTGCTTCCTTGATCTTGGCAGGAGTTGAAGACTTAACAGCTTCAATGCCTTTCATCTTCAGCTTTGGCTTCTCATACTGAACACCTTCTTCGTTAAAGACATTCAAGATGTATCTCTTCTTCGCTACCCAGATACCTTTATCGGCAATTGACTCTCGCTTCATCTGCATACGCTGACTATAGATCAACATATGGTTAGCTAGGTCATCATAACTCTTTTCGATGAATGGCTGGAAGACTTCATCACAAGCCTTATCTAGCATACGAATGACTTTATCTCTTTCTGGTACCTTGCCATTGTATACCTTATCAACAAACTTATCAAGAGTAATATAAAGAGAGTCAGTATCAACAGCAATAACATAATCGACATTGTCAGTCTTGAGAGTCTTATTCAAGAACTCATTCATCTTCGCTTGCATCCAACGAATCGATACCTGGCCAGATAGTGTGATTGCTTCAGCTAGATCTGTATCAAAGAATCTGAAGTAGATATTAGACAAAGCACCGTAACAGCTATTCAGCTGAATCTTCTTTGCCATCTGCATATTGTTATACTGAACGTATTTCTTTTCATCTTCAGGATCTTTCGATAGTTCATACTTCTGCTTTGCTTCAAGCATTAGCTTCTTATACTTCTTTCTATCGGCGAAGACCTTTTCCATCAGCGCTGGCAGGAACCCGAGCTTATCTTTTCTATACATCGTACCATTAGCACAAAGTGTATAGTCGAGACTCTTTGCATCGTCCTTAGCCATCTGGAACGAACCAGTATTGTCCAAACAATCTTCTGGCGTAAGATCAACCTTATTCATCTTAGTATCAGGCGAGATGTTATACTGCATGATCAGCGATGGATATAGAGATGTCAAGTCAAATGAGACAACGTACTTATACATTCCAGGTTTAGGATCTTTTACATAAGCACCCTTAATTGGTTGATCCTTCTCTTCTCTAACAAGTTTAAGTTCTTCTTCGTTCTTCGAAAGAGGAACAACAATATTGTTATCGATTAGGTAGTTGTGGATAATCATATCCCACATGCGCACTGTACGAAGAGTATCGATATAGTCAACCTTCGCATCATATGCAATAGCAAGAACCTGATCGATAAGCTTCATCTTATCATCAAGCTGGCTTACGAGAGTAACGTCGTGGATATTATACTCAATGAACTTTTGGAAGTCGTGCTTATAAAGATCAAACAGACTTTCATACTCAGAGTAGTCAATCTTCTTCTCACCAAGCTCGAGGTGAGCAATATGGTTAAGAGAATAGCTTTCTGTATCAGAGTATGTAAACTTTCTATAGAGCTGCAAATAGTCAAGCACTGAGATTCCTCTCAGCGTCTTTGCCTTGAGAGTCTTACCAGACCCTCTCATAATGATTTCCTTGTCGTCGACAATCTTCCAAGGTGAGAGTTTCTTTGACATCTTACCTTCGTCATTGAATACTCTATCGATTCTATTGACGAGATATGGAATATCGAACCCCTCTACGTTCCAGCCAGTTACGATGTCTGGATCAACAAGAGGAGAATCCCAAAGAGTTAAGAACTTCATAATCAAGTCGCGTTCGTTCTTACACTTGGCGTACATGATGTTGTCAGCTGTAGGTGTATAGTCACCACAACCAAAAGTGTAGTACCTATCCTTAACCTTAATAGTGATAGCAGTTAGTGCCTTATCAGCTTCATCGATGTTAGGGAATCCTTCATCAGCCGCGACCTCGATATCAAGGTGAACGATGTTCATCAAAGAGGCATCGTATTGAATCTCACCAGGATAGTATTCGTGGATGAATGGATAGATGAGAGAACTCTTGGATGTCATTCCGTAGAGTTTAATTCCTTCTACACCCTCATACATCTTCATGTAATCCATCATGTCATTGATAGATTCGAAGTCCTTTCTATCGGCTGGATAACCATCGATAGTCTTATACGGAGCATTTGGATTGCTCGATCGTTGGAAACAAAAAGGTTGGTATGGGATGTCAGTATGAACTCTACGACCATCCTCATAGCCACGAAGGAGAATCTTATTCCCTCGGATACTTACATTTGTATAGAACTTGCTCATTCAGTAACTACTTTACGCCATTTCCCATTAACTTTCAAGTACAATTCACCATCAGGACCTGGCTTGAACGAAACATCAACCTGCTCAACAGTTCCAGGAACAAACTCTTGCGTCTGATGACTAAAAACCGTTAGTTTGTTAGTTGGGTTTATTGTGCCGAGGCCAACCTTCTCGCCATATGTTGCTCGCAATTGCAGGTGCGATCCGCCATCAAGTTGTTCAATGTGCTTTGGTTTACCTTTAGGAATGATAGCTGCAGCGGCGACAGGACCACCTACTGCTACACCACCAGCAAGTCCAAGATACTTAAAAAAATTACGCCTTGTTGACATGATAACGTCCCTCCTACGATAGGAGGGAGTATACATTAAACGATGGTAACAGTCAACCAGCTATAAAGTCAACAAACTGTTGGGCTGATTGCTTCCACGATATATGCCTAACTGAATTTGCTACAAGATCTCGTTCCAGAAGTAGACAGCGACCAACGGCCGACTCAAGATCTTGATCAACATAACCATTGACACCGTTAATGATTTGGTCAATTGGACCGGTCACAGGATAACCAGCAACTGGTGTTCCACAAGCCATTGACTCAAGTATCGTGATTCCAAATGTATCAACTTTGCTTGGGAACACACATACATCAGCATTCTGGTAATAGGAAGCAAGGTCTTTCCCAAATTTATATCCAACAAACCTAATTCCAGGATATTTTTTCTCTAATGATTTTCTTGCAGGACCATCACCAACAATAATTTTATATACCTTTGCGTTACAGTCTGTCCAACCATCAAGGTCAAGTTTACAAAAATCCTCTATATTCTTTTCGTGACTAACTCTACCAACGTATAGTAAATTTATATCATGTTTGTGACGATGGTCCTTGAACGAGAAATGGCTGGCATAACCCTTACCAAGAACAACTGTCTGCCAATCTGAATGAGTCATTGAATCAGACTGTGAGGAACACATGACAGCCTTTGACTTTTTATGGAACCAGTTGAAGTACCACGATGTAAATAAAACTGGAATACCAAACATTAACTTCAGAAACTCGGGAAACTTTGTGTGGTAGGCAGTAGTATATGGTTTCTTCATTACATCAAGAGCGCGTTTGGCCTTATAGCCAAGAACACCTTCTGTTGCTATATGGTATGATACACTATACCCTTGGATTTGGTAGTGCATTGTTCTTCTTTCAATCAAGTTATACATCATATTGAATGAACACAATGGTATGTTGATTCCTTTGTATAGTGTGAAGGGAAAATAATCAAACAAAGCTGGGTGAACTATGTCTACGGAGACGTTGTCAGGTAGGTAGTTAATTAAATTTTTATATGTTGTCACGACACCATTAACCTGGGGTTCCCAGGCGTCGGTGATTAAGATGATTTTAATTCTTGCCACGTTAGTATTTCCCATTTACCCTCATAGTTCTCAACTAGGGCAGTACAGCTCTCTACCCAGTCACCATCATTCATATATTCAACCTCACCAATCATCTTTATATCTGCCTTATGAACATGGCCACATATCACTCCATGCGCTTTCTGTTTGTGGCAGTAGTCGGTAATTAGAACCTCAAAGTCGCTCATATAGGCAACAGCTTCTTTCGTCTTATTTTTTAAATAAGCGCTTAGACTCCAATAAGGTAGACCAAAGCGTTGCCTTACCTTACCAACAACAACGTTTATGCTCAGTAGAATATTATATAGTATGTCACCAAAATGATATAGCCAGGCCAACTTGTTCCGAAGAGCTGTATCAAACATATCACCATGGATTACCATATAGGTCTTACCATTGATTGCCTGGTGGCGGCATTGGTTAACAAGATCTATATTGCCAAAGTGAATATCATATGGCAGAAGACCACGAAGAGCCTCGTCGTGATTACCAGCCACATAGATTACCTTTGTATCTCGTTTAGCCGCGGTAAGGATTCTTCTAATTACGTTTGTATGAGACTGAGGCCAGTAAAACTTCCTACTTAGTCTCCAACCATCAATGATGTCGCCGACAAGATACAGCTGCTCACAAGTATTGTGCTTGAGAAAGTCGCAAAGCAAATCAGCTTTACATCCTTTAGAACCTAAATGTACATCGGATATAAAGATAGATTTGTACTTCATATGGTCTCCTGTGTATGTTATTATTTAACACAGAAACAGATACTTTAATAAAAAATTAATATAAAGAAGGGGACCTAGGTCCCCTTCCTCAAAGAGGGATAGTATATACAAAAAGAAAGGGGGAGTCAACGCTCCCCCTTTCAAGTCAACACAATCTAATTTGTTCAATTAGAATGAATAGTTTAGGTCAAGTTGTAGACGCTTATAGTCTCGATCAATAATATTACGTCCACTAATAACTACTGGAACATCATTGTTTGTCTTATTGATATGATAAGCAACATTTAGTTTCCAGTTCTTGGCTAATTGATATGCACCGCGAAGTGTATATCCATCACCATCTGTATTACCAGCAGCATAGTCAGAATCAATCCACTGACCAAATAGAGCGTCCTTCTCAACGCTTTGGATTACAACACCAGCTTCCCAAGAATTTGGAAGTGATGCTTTTCCAAGGGTGACTCCGTATGCAAGAGCCTTGTTGAGTTTTACAGCCTTAGTGTTCTCTGCCCAATCAACAAAAGCAACTACTGGATAGCCAGCGACCACTGTTGTTACTTCAGCTAGAGCATTACGGACCTCAAACTCATTTGCAAGACAAGTTGTAACTCCAGCTACACAACCAGTTGTCTTAGTTGTGTTACCAAAGAAACTACCTGCAGCGCCTGATTGAATTACAGCTAGGTTCTGAACATTGTGGTGATTCATTTCACCAGCAGCTAGAACATATCCTGTGTCATCATTCAATTTACCACGCAAGCCAACTTGCCATGCTAGTGCTGTTGAATCACCAGCTGAGCTACGCTCAACTAGATCAAACAAAGCAGCATTTACAAATACGCCAGTTGGAGCGTGATTAAACGCAAGAGTAGCACCCTCTGGATTAATGTCCTTATCGACAAAGTAAGATGTCGTTGTGACAAGAGGTTGCTTCATCTTACCAAGCGTAAGCTTGGTTGTTGCGTTTGGTGCCCACTCAACATATGCTAAATCAAGATCAAGTGCTTTCTTAGAATTAACATCACTGAAGGTCTGGTTTGTTGAACGAGCATCTCCATTTTCTGTTGTAGCAAACTGAAAGCCTGCCTTAACAGTTGGATTTACTTCTGCTTCAAATCCAAGACGAACACGCATTCTAGTACGGTTGCGCTCAACTGCAAGTTCCTGATCGATGTTTTCGTTTCTTACACGAAAGTCACCTTTCCACTTCCAGCGTGATGCTACATCCTTAGCAAATACATCTGACAAATTATCAACCGATGCTTGAACATCAGCTGCACTTTGTCCGTATGCAACGCTACCTAGCAATGATCCTAAAATAACTAATGATTGAATTGCTTTACGCATTTCTTTCTCCTGTTGCGCCACGAAATTATGGCTTGAAGTTTTTCATATTATTAACATCAGCACGCACTTTCGATAGTGCTGACTTATCAAGAGCAACAAGGCCGCGGTCAGTTAGATAACCTTCCTCACCGGTAGCCTTTTCGCTCACGTACTCAACCACAAACTCCTTTAGGCCAGGAATCGTACCAATGTGCGCTTTCTTGACATAAATGAAAAGTGGACGAGATGTAGGGTATTTAGTAGAAGCGATAGTTTCAAACGTTGGAGCAACGCCATCTATCTCAAGACCCTTTAACTTATCCATATTTTCTTCAAGAAATGAGAAGCCAAAAATACCAAGAGCATTTGGATTTGATTGAATCTTTTGTACAATTAAGTTGTCATTCTCACCAGCTTCAACATATGCACCATCTTCACGAAGTGTTTGACAAATTCTCTTATATCTTTTTTCATCAATATCCTTGAGAGACTTAATCCATGGATATTGTTGGCAACCAGCTTCCATGAATAGCTCAGCAAATGAATCTCTCGTACCACTTGTTGGTGGTGGACCAAGAACTTCAATCTTGACAGCTGGTAGAGATGGGTTAACATCCTTCCATGTTGTATATGGGTTAGCAATCAACTCAGTTGGATTAGAAGGGTTTGGAACTTGCTTGGCAAGAGCAAGATAAACATCCTTACGAGTTAAAGCGTTAAGCTTACCCTTCTTTGATTCAGAAATCGTAAGTCCATCAAATCCAATCTTGACTTCAAGAATTTCCTTTACGCCATTCTGAACACAGGTTTGAAATTCAGCTGCCTTCATCCTACGAGAAGCATTAACAATATCAGGAAACTGTGGACCAACACCGTTACAGAATAGCTTAATGCCGCCACCCGTACCTGTTGACTCCACCTTTGGTGTCTTAAACTTTCCCTGACGACCAAACTGTTCTGCTACAGTTGTTGTGAATGGATATACTGTTGAAGATCCCACAATTGAAATTGCATCACGCGACTGGGCATGGGCAACATGAGATACAACAAGTAGTGATAAAGCAAAAAGAATTGCTAACTTAGATTTCATTTAGATGTCTCCTATATGGCAACATTGCCTTCAATATTTAACATTGAGACGTCAAGCCTTAATCAAATCTTAATATTTGATAAAGAAAGGGGGCCATTGCAGCCCCCTTTCCATTAGTTACTTGCCTTCTTCGACAAGTAGTTCTGCCTTAGACTCAATTGGCTTTTTACCAATTGTAATCTTCCTTGGCTTCTGCTCCTCAGGTACTACATTTTCTAGCTTGATTGTCAAAATACCATCAATTAAGTTCACGTCACGTACAACAATAGTATCAGCAAGAACAAATTCACGAGCGAAACTGCGTCCTGCAATTCCTTTCACAATATACTCACGATCATCCTTCTCAGGCTTCATGCCAACCACAGATAGTCTGTTTTTAGAAGTAACGATTTCCAAATCCTTTTCATTGAATCCGGCAACAGCCATCTCCAATTCGTAATTGAAGTCGTCCTTCTTAACTAAAGAGTAGGGTGGGAAGTTGTCGTTGGTCTTGGCGACATTGGCAGCATGCTGTAAAATTTCAAATGCTCTGTCAAAGCCAACTGAGTGGTTGTGCCACGCGCGATCGAATTGATCGAATAGACTTAGAGTATGTCTAGTCATAGTTTATCTCCTTTAATAAGCGAGTTAATGTTTTAGTAGACCCGTTATGGCATCTACAGTATTATTTATAATAGTTCGCGTAATTTGTTGCGTTCAATTTTACCTAAAATATTCTTAGGTATTGATTCAACTACGATAAATGTACGAGGAACTTTATATTTTGCTAGCCTATTTCTGAGATAGGCCTTTAACGAACTAGTATCTACATCTCCAACAATGAAGGCAACAGGTATCTCGCCCCACCTGGCATTTTGTTTACCAACAACACATGATTCAACAACTCCTGGATACTGATTAATTGCTTCTTCAATTTCAAGAGGATGTATATTGAACCCTCTTGTAACAATCATATTATTAGCTCTACCTAAAATGTAAAGGTAGTTGTCGCTATCAAGATATCCGATGTCGTTGGTTGGTAACCACCCTTCACCTGTTTGTGTGAGAGTTGTTGCTACAATGTTACCTGGAGTGTTAGTTGGAACTCCAGCTCCTTGTTCGTCTACGATTTTAACCATTGAACCAATACAAGGACGACCAACAGAGTTTGGTTTATTACAAAGGTCATCAGGTGTGAGTAATGTTATTGGACCATGCTCAGTTGTTGCATATGTTTCATATAATGCCATTGGCCATAAGTTGTAGGCATCTACTTTTAGTTGATAAGGGAAAACATCAGCAGTTGATATTACTGAATTGATTGCATGATTGTATCTTTGGTTGACAAGTTTATAGGTAAGTGCTGGTACTGTTACCATTGTAGTAACCTTTCGCTTATTGATGATATCAACAAGATACTCGGTTGTGTATTGTTCAGGAATCACAACTTCCATTCCAATATAGAGAGCAGCAAGAGCACAACCACTACCTCCACCCGTAGAGAGAGAAGGTAGTGATAGGTAGATATCATTTTGCTGCCAACGCCAACTCAGAGGCATAGAAAGAGATGTCATAACTCTTGTCTTATGTGATATGAATATTGGTTTGGATCTACCCGTTGTACCAGAAGAGAATATAATTGTGGATGGTAGATTCCAATCAAAGGTTACTTCGTCAGTTAGAAGTTCCTCCGAAAGATCTACTGTAGATTCATAAGCCCCGGCCTCAGTAAAAAGTATATGGGGGGCGCGTAGAATAAAATTTACTGAAGTGACCAAATCATTTCTCAACCTGTCAATCTCTTCCTGAGAAGACTTTGGGTTAATTGTCACCACACCAACACCAATATCAATTAGAGCGATTAATATCTCAAGGTATTCTATTGAATTGTTACCAAGTAGCGATACTCTATCACCTGGCTTGAGTTTGAGCTTATGTACACAATAGTGCTGGATTTGTCTGACCTTATTGGTCAGTTCAGAATAGGAAACGGAGCGATCCCCACAACGGATGGCCACTTTGTGTGGCGTCCGCTGTGAGGATGAAAAGATTCCGTCTGTTGCTTTAAGCGATGCTGTTACACTCATCAACTTCCTGTAATCAATTCAAGTATACCACCGTTCTTCCTAAACCCCTCGATGAAGATGTGATGTGTATCGCCAGACTGTTTGATACACTTATCGGCAGCAGCCCAAAGCTGAAGCCATGTCAACTTACCAGAAGGCAACGTCACCTCTACAGGTTCGCCCCAATTGTTCATATAGGACATTGTCTTGCCTTCGTATGGTGATGGCTCACTTGGGTCATTGACACCATCATAGATTGACCACATACTTACAAAACCATTCGCCTCTTTGATCTCATAGAAACTCATATGCTTTGCTTCGTATTCGTAGTGGACCATATTAACCTACCTTCTTACCTTCACCAGCCAAGATGTAACTATACACGGGCCAGGCGGCCATGTCTTTTCGCTTTGCAGATTGCACTTCGCGAATGAACACATCCTTCTTGGCTCGAGAACTTACACCCTTATTGATCAGCTCAATGCAGAACTCCTTAACCTCTTCGAGAGAGACATTAGGGCTTGCAACCATCTCACCAAGAAGCTTCTTGAAGTCTTCACCAATCAAATCGTGTTTCAACTTACTCATTAGGCTACTTCCTGCTCACGCTCTATAAAGTACTTTCGGTCACCAACGGTCAAGAGAAGATTCCTTGCTCGTTCAATTCGCTCAACAAGATCGTAGAGGTCCTTCGATGTGAGGTCGTTACCTTCATTCGCCATTACCGAACTAACGGTAGCAACGATGTTGTTAGCCTCTTCTAAGAACTTCTGCGTCTGTGCTGGATCAAATTTCTGAAACATACTTACCTCAAGAAAAGAGGAGGCCGACATTACGTGGGGAGTTACACAAGGCAACTTCAGCCAGGTTGTCGGCCTCCAAGGCGATTAGGCCTTCTTGAACACTCGCGAGTAGTAGTAGTACGTGTTCGCGTACGTGATCTTGAGTTCGTCCTGAACAGCCTTCAGCATCTTCTCCTGCGAGAGACCCTGAGCGGTCATGTCCTTGAACATCTCGAGAGCACGAGCACGCTTGGCGTTGTTAGCACCCTTAGCACGCTTGGTCTTCGACGGAGCAGCCGGAGCCACAGCCTTAGGAGCCTTAGCCTTGACCGTCTTGGTCACAGCAGCCGGAATGTCAACCTGAGCCTCGGTCTGATACTTCGACATCTTGCCAATGACGGCCGTATTCGAAAGACCAGCAGCCACATAGGTGTCCGCAGCAGCAGATGCACGCTCAACCTTGTTAAGCGGCAAGTTCTCGATGGTCAGCGGGCCATCGTTTCCCGGAATAGTAATAGAAGCCATAATATAAATCCTCACAACATAACAAAACCCGAACCGGAGTTCGGTATCGGTCAGACCACCCAACCAATGCGAGCAGTATACGCTACCGGTCGTCTAAGGTCAACAGAAGATACCCTTTAGAATCAACAAGTTACAATATACTGAAAATTCCTAATAAAAACGCGGAGTTACAACTCCTGTAGAATCAAGGAGTTACAACATCCGCGTGGTTTTGCTGTAATAAGAACCATCTCTTACTACAAATATACCCTGTTCTTACAAGGTATCTACATGCAACTAAACGAGTTTCGTTTACTTGCCTGCTTTTGGTGCTCTTGGCTTACGAGCCTTCTTGACCTTCTCAACTGCCTTATCAGCTCCAGCCTTTACCTCTGTAGCGACTTCCTTAGCGGCAGCAACAACGTCTTGAGCATCAACCTTACCATCGTTGTTTACATCTGGCTTCTTAATGATCTTCCATGCGATGTAACCAACAACAGCTGCAATAACAACAACAATTAACGTTTCCATGATTTTCTCCTATTTGCTTTAATTGCTTTCTTCACTAGCATTGCCTTCTTTCTTTGATCGGCCAATGTTATACTTCGTAACCAATTGCCATTCGTTCTTTTGCTTATACGGAATGACCTTGATTAGTCTCATTGGCGCAACTGGCTCTTTAGTTCGTTCCACATCAACGAGACCTACTAGTCCCCAATCCGAAAGTAGATTGACGATAGTATTTCTTCTTGCGACATCATCATCTGTTAAGGACGATGGTCTACCATCAAGGGCAAAAAGCTCCTTGAAGTGTACAATGTAATATTTGCCTTTCTTATGGAGAATGTGACAAGACTGATAGAGGGTCTTGTTCTTTTCGGAAGCAATGCCGATTCTGGTTAATGTCTCTTTAACCTTTAGAAAGTCATCGTTCTGCTTTAGAGTAACCTCAATAAAACTGTCTACTGTAATCATTTGTTCGCCCCACCCACATGCATTTTTTCTTTTAATTGTCTAAGCTGTTCTGTAGATAGTATTGTTAGTATCTCTTTAGCCTTCCTAATGTTGCACTTATAGTAGTCACTAACAAGCTGTGTATCTTCGTCTACTTCAGCCTTATGCCATTTGGAGAACCGTTTGTTCTTCCTAATACTATTTAGAAGAAAATCAAACTGGAGCTTTTTGTCTAATTCGTGGTATCTGTTCATTTCATTGCAATACAGCACAGTATCCGCAAAATACGATAAACCACGATTTGTTAGGAAAGGGTTGTACAATTTCTCGGCTTTTTCCGGATTTTCCGAGGTAGATATGACATCAATCTTTGTATAATTGATGGCGTTCAAAAAGTCGAACGGATTCATAGGTATTCAACCTCAGCCATCAGCTGACTCAAACACGCAACAAGGTTGATTTCCTGGTCTGCAACGAAGGCTGCCTTATATTGATACTCAGCAAGAATAAGGATTGCATGAGGAACAGATGTTTGCTTAACAAGGACAGATAACGAGTCATAGATCTTTCTAAAAAGGACAGATGACTCAATATCATTAGATTCAGCCACCCACTTCCTCATGTCATTGAATCTTCTATCCTTTAGGATAGTAATCAATTGAGTGAAGTGCTCATCTGATAGATTAACAAGAATACCAGAATCAATCTCACCACCAACGCTATACCGCTGAAGTTCATTCAACACTCTTCGCCAGTCTGGGAAGTGGCGAGCAATCAGCTCACCTACAACATTCTTATTGTACTTAATGTTTTCCTGAGCAAGGATGTTGAGAGTCCTCTTATAGAACTCGCCAGCTAATGTTGGCTTCTCCTTGGGTGGAATCTTAAACTCAACAATAGAGCATCTTGAATGTAGTGGCTCAATGATTCTAGACTTGAAGTTACAAGTTAGAATGAATCCACAGTTCTTAGAAAACTCTTCCATAAAGTTTCTAAGAGCTGGTTGAGTCGACTGAGCATTGAGATAGTCGGCCTCATCGAGGATAACCATCTTCCTACCACCGCTAAACGATACAGTGCTAGCAAACTGCTGGATCTCGTTTCTTAGAGTATCAATACCACCATTCATAGAACCGTTAATGATGATATAGTCACACTGAAGCTGTTCACACATAGCTCTGGCAGCAGTTGTCTTACCAGTACCTTGTGTGCCTGTTAGCAGTAAGTTAGGAATAGTCCCACTATCAATAAATGCCTGGAATGTCTTCTTGATATCCTTTGGTAGGATACAATCAGCTATAGTTCGAGGACGGTATTTTTCAACCCACAACACTTCCTGTAACATGGATTAAGCCTTCTTTGACTTAGTATCTGCAGCAACAAAGTATTCGAGGTTCAGCTTATCATTCTTAAACGAACCAATACCATTAGATGATAAGTTTACCTTATAATCTCCAGCAACTACCTTCAGATTCTCAGCAGCAAATGCCATAGCCAGATCAGATGTAGATGTGCCATTCACCTTTAGCGAGAACTTATTGGAAGATGGGTTCTTAGGGTCTGCTACAACAACACTAACTACACCGTTACTGCTTACAACATTAATCTTATCAAGTTGTAGAATTGCAGTCGCCTTAACAACCTCGTTTAGTCCTTGAGCTGTAAGGTCAAATGTAATCTCAGGATTGTTGACTGCAATCTTTTGAGCAACGCTGTCAGAAGGAGCCACAATTGTTTCTTGGTTGGCGTAGATATAGTCAACCGATCTTCCCTCAGAGGAGATAGTTACAGACTTATCACCAAAGGTAAAATCTGGATCCTCAAAGATGCTAATAACACCGAGGAATTGCTGCATGTCGTAGATAGCAAATGAAGCCGGGAACGACTCAGCAACCGTAGCCTTCGCAAATATGTTTTTATTAGTGCTGATTGTGCTTAGTACGTTTCCCGGCTTCACCAACAGATTAGGATTGATCGAAGCAAAGTTCTTCAGGACCTGTAAGGTCTGACTTGAAATTTTCATAATATAACCTCATAATGTATTTGTAACCCACTTGACGCTTTCAATAGTATTGATCGCTGCATGCCAAGTAGGACTATTCATATCACCATACTTGTATGGTGTTGGAACAATATGATTATCCCTCATATTGTATTTTTCCACAACATCTTTATCAATTCCAAGAGATGAGAAGTCCATCGTCTTGATTACATCTTCATAGTTAACTAGCGTTACCTTGTCCTTAAACATTTCATAAAGAAGTCTCCAGTAGACTAACATATCAACAAACACTGGAGTCTTTGCTGCTATTGTTCTATCTGTAATGTTACCAGGCTTTAATTCTGAGTTACCAATATCACTCTGGGTGAATATTGATTTGTTGTTGACCATGTGTATAAAGGAAATGAATTGTGAGACAATATCCTTCCTGTAAACCATATACACATTTACATCATCAGAATTACAACAGTACTTAACAAATTCAAAATTATTTTGAAAGGGTGATGATGTTTCTTTTACTGTCCACATACTTGTCTGCTTTAACAAATTAATTCTAAGCTGTTTAGCATCAGCATATGGTTTAAAGCTACGGGTACCCCCCTCAGAAAATTCTTTATTAATTAATGCTTGTAAACTTGGTCGGTAGGCTGCATAGTACGGATTGCTAAAAACTTCTTGTCTATTAAAAGCTGAAACACAACTATCTACAATAGACTCGTTTAGATTAACAGTTCCAGTACTAGCAGCTAATATTTCCGTTAAGAATGTACTACCAGTTCTAGGAGTATAGATAACTAAGTTATTCTTCATTATTCCCGATGGCGACGCTCGTGTTCTACCATCGATACATTACCTACAATGTTCTCATACATTGTAGTAAACTCTTCAATTGAAGATAACTCTTGGGCATAGTTATTCTTGTGGAATACCTTTGCCATCTTGTTGAGGGTCTTCTTAGGAATTTCATGGATCTTAGATGCAGCATCAATTGCATCCTTAATGAATTCCTTTTCTGCATCAATGCGTGTCATTGAATTGGAAACTTCAACAAGGACTGCCTTCACCTTTTGCTTATCAAATGCCATAATATAATTACCTCAAATTACTTTTTAATTTTCGAAATGTCGGCTGTCGCCGCTGCACCAACAGACGCTAGAGCAGCTAGGCTACCACCAAACGTATAAGAACCAGTATGGTTCAACTGCATCCAAGGACACAACCAAACCTTCAAGCCCATGTTACGAACCCACTGACAGAACATGTAGTCTTCAGAGAGATATCTCTTCGAGTACTGTCTTAATACAGTGTTGTTTGGATCATCAACAAACTTAACAATATCATCAGGTGTTGCGTTTGGATTAGCTTCCAAGTATGCCTTTAGCTCAGCACCCATGTACATTCTCTTGCCATCAATTGGTGTATCGAAGAAAGCAAAGATCTCTCTTGAACCATCAAAGTGTTCTGTACGAACATGGTCTGGCTTATATGACTGATATGGGAATGTTTCCCGGAACTTCCTGAATGTGTTTTTACGAATCATCATGAAGCCAGTACCAATCTCTAGTACCTCAGCTGGCTCACTCAACTTAATCTGAGTTGGGCCTTCCTTAGCGATAACAGGATTGAAAACATAGTCACCGACAAACTGATCAAGAGCGTTTGGATTTTCATCAGCAACACCCTTATCAACAGCTTGCTTAACCTTTTCCCAAGAGATGCACTTCTTGGGATATGGACCACCAATGATGTCATATGGTGATTCATCGGACTGAAGAGCCAACAATGTAATAACATCGTTTGGATCAAATCCGATATCGGAGTCAATAAACATCATATGGGTGAAATCGCTTCTCATAAACTCATCGGCACAGTAGTTACGTGCTCTGGTGATTAGCGACTCATTGAATAGGTAGTAGACCTTCATATTGATACCATACTTTACACAAAGTGCTGTTAGGTCGCACATTGAGCGAGTATAGTTACCATGACACTGGCCACCGTACATTGGAGTTGCTACAAAGAGGGATCTCTTTCGTAGCTCCTCGATTTCAATTTTAATTTCCATTAGATATTACTCCACTGCGCGAAGGAGACTCTTCTTGCCACCCGCAGCCTGTGGTGGAGTTAAGATCTGGCTTGTGGCCATCTGATAGTCATTGATTAGAGAATCAACTGGATCAGTTACAAACAATACGCTTGTTGGTAGAAGTTCAAATCCTTCCATTGCAGTTGTATACTGCATGAATGGAACAAATACCAAGCGGTTTTCCTGGAAGGCGAGAAGCAAAGGCTTCTTCAACTTCAACTTTGTCTTGGTCTCTTCAAGATCGCAAATGATCTCGTCACCGTTTACTAACTTAACAATTTTAATATTCATTACAATTACCTCTGTTGGTTTTTCAAATAACGTGTATATTTCTTTAGCTGTCTTAAAGCTTTTTCTTTATGTACAGGGTGCATCTTCTGAAGAAAATTTGTTCCCTGGAGATGGTCATACTCATGTAAGAATATTCTAGCTGTCATGCCAGTAAACTTTCTCGTCATTGTATTACCATCTGGTGCTGAAAAGCGAACACGAATGTGAGCTGGTCTCTTCACAGGAACAGCAACACCTGGGTATGATAAACATCCTTCTACGAGAGAAACAACTTCCTCTGAAACATCAACAATCTTTGGGTTAAAACACGCAAATGCAGGTTCACCTTCCATAATGAACACTCTATATGGAAGTCCTACTTGATTAGCTGATAGCCCGATCCCCTTGTGGTGACGCATTGTCTCAAGAAGATTCTTGGCAAGCTCCATTGGATCGACAGGAGGATTTTCAAAATCAAAAAGAGGCAACTCCTGCTCTAAGATTGCACTCTTGTGGTCAATCAAATCATACACCATACTTTTTATCATGCTCTTTATTCAAGCCATAACTACCATCATATTTATGTAAGCTCTCAGCCTTGAATAATAAAAATTGGCCTACTCTAGTTCCTTTTTGGATACTAAATGGTCCACAATGTACATGCATTGCGCCAGCCATTACGCCATGATAGCCAGAATCATATAGACCAGAAGTTAGGAAGATACCGTTACGGTTTAGAGTTGAACGAGTAATAACCCATCCAGCTTCACCCTGACCCACTTCGATAATGTTCTCCATCACGACTTCATACGTACCTGGCTCAAGATGCCAGAATCCTTGATCGTCTGGTTGTAGCTCGACAGAACCTCTGTGGCCCTTCTGTTTTTCAGATAGAGTACACACATTGGGGAGAATTCTAAAAACTTTACCAAGCCTTAGGTCAACAGCATTAGGTTGAACATCACCTGGTTGGACATTTGTGAGCTTAGAATCATGCTCACCCATAATATGAATCATCATTCTTTTGGCTCCTCTGCTTGGGTAAAGTGGTAAAGAAGAACAATGTAATGGATAGCCTTGAGCAAATCCTTCTTATTGTATCCATCCTTCTTACCATATCTCATTAGATACTTAATAGCAGTATCTCTTGCAGTAGTATCAACACTACCTAATGAATTCCAAACATCAATCGTCTGGACTTCCTCCTTACCAACATAATGCTGCTGATAGGTTCCGTTAATATACTTTAAGGCCTCAATCAAGACCTTATCTTCTCTAAATCTATACTTCACTTCTGCCATATTAATATCCTGCATCATCATTTAAATATTTGGTTACAATGCTATCAATGTAGTCCATATTATACTTGGCTAGCTTGTAATTGTCAATGGAGACTTGAGATTGTTTGAGATCGAAGTCTACTTCTAGTTCAAACTTACCATCAATGATACCAGTTGGACTACCATCAAATGTTCCACCATTCAATCCTAGCCATACACCAGCACTACTGTCCCATGTGTCGATATAGTCTCTATATGGTTCCATCAACTTAATTTCATTTGGACCATCAACCATACCTAAGAAGTGGATCTTCTTTTTGTTTCTTCGAATACGCTGAAGAATGCCACGGTCATATAACTCTTGCATGAACATAAAGCGAGCAACAAAGCGCTGAAGCTTATTACCCTTCTCTACACTATATGCATTGGGTACACCAAGAATGGATACACCAATGTAGTCAACATGCTTAGATGTTGATGCCCAATCAAAGGCACTAATTAAGTCCTCAATATCACCAATCTTAGATTGAGGTACAAAGAATGTACCAAACCCCTGACCTTTAAACAATGGGGCAAGATCGATAGCAGCTTGGATAGTTTTAGAAGAATGCTCTCCTGGATAGTCAGACATCACAACATAGTCAGCCTTGATGATGGTTGCCATCTCCAATACCTTCATTGGAGTTAGCATTGGCTTACCTTGCTTATACATCTCAAATGCACTATTGTCCATAATGTTGAGACTGTTGTTTTGAGCTCTATAAAACTCTGTATACTCATTACTTGTATCAACAAGATGAGCAAGTGTTAAGTGGGCTGGTCTATCCTTGACTAATCCAAGGAAGTCTATGGGGGCTATATGAGCAAAATTTACCATTACTTGTCTCCTACAAATGTGGCAAAATACATGATTTCATAAATAATTATATCACAAATCATCTGTTGATTCAACATGAAAAAAGAAACATTGGAAGAACGTGAAAAGCGTTTAGCATATCTTAAAGAATGGCGCTTGAAGAAAAAGAAGTCTGACCCAGACTATTGGAAACGTAATTATGAAAAACATAAGAAGTCCTACATAGAGTGGTCAAAAGACCACTCGCACTTACAGCGAACAAAATACGGTGACTATTATTCATACGATAATCTCAAAGAAACATTTAGAGAGTCGGGGAAGAAATGGCGAGCATCTGAAGCTGGCCGTAAATGGAATAATTACGACTCTTCTATGCGAAGGAAGGCAGCTCGACAACCAATTAGCCAATTCTTTAAGGAGGACATCCGCGCTATATACAATTCTTGTCCTAAAGACCATCACGTTGATCACATTATACCCCTTCGTCATCCTGATGTATGCGGACTTCACGTGCCATGGAACCTCCAAATACTTACTTCACAAGAGAATCTTCAAAAAGGAAATAAGCTGTTAGTTTAATTATTCATCCTTCATTGATTGAACAGGAATGTATCGCTCATAAACAAGCTCACAACCATTCTCATTATCTTCACTCACAATAATGGTTGCATCACGACCTGGGTATTGGTTCTTTAGATATGCAAGAAGTTCATCTGCAATCATCTCACAAGACATAAAGTCAAGCTTCAATGTTCCATTTCCATATAGACCTTCGAGCTCTCGCTTCAACAAGATAAACTCAACATCTCTATCATCATGGAACACTTCAAGATATACCTTAAAGTGGAACATATGTCTATGGGGATTGGCTAGGAATGCAACATCCTTTAGCTTCTCATCTGTTGCAGCAGCAGGATAGCAATGGATGCCTTCCTTCTGGAACGTGACCCAAATCTTTTTCTTAATCATTTAAGTACTCCAACTCTTCACCATACACTTGTAAAACATCAGCATATCTGTCGTAGCAGATTGATGACTTGTATGGTGTCTTGTCAACATTGTGCTTTGGATTCATTGCTTCAATGAGAGTTTGTTCGGCAAACTCAATATGTGGTTGCTGGCAGTTGTATGGCTTAATTAACCATACAAAATTCCATGACTTATTTTCTTCAAGTTCAAGAAGAGTCCTAAATTTAGTCATGTCATAACCCTTCTCTCTAGCCTTCCTATGGTTCTCTTCCAAAACCTTTAGACCTAGAGATGTTGAACCAACATACATTAGTTCTCCAGCATCATTGTAGACACCATAAACGCCACGGAAGCGATAATCGTACGGATCTTTTAGACCAGACATCCAGGAACCTCACTAGGATTGAACTTAGAAGTGACCGCAATAGCATTCCAAGGATGTAAACTCTCTTCATGCGATACAGCTAGAGAGAAGTCCTTAATACGACCCTTGTCATACCATTCGTCCAACGCAGCGTACATGATACGGCAAACGTCTTCAGAGAACAACAGGTTGGCACCATTTAGTTCGGCAAACGCTTGTTCATCTCGTCTCTTAACAACAATCTGAACTTCGGTTGGAATATGCTTTCTGCAAAGTTCTACAATGTCCTCAAACCAAATGATCTTACTTGGGTCAAACTCAACCTTGACCTTTAGAATAGATCTCTGGCTATGAGCATTAGCAGCAGCTTGCCTATGAGTGCGTGCATCATAGGCCAACTCAAACGAACACGGACAAGTTGAACTATAGACATAATCAATAGTAATGAAGAACTTATACTCTCCACTACGATACTGACCTTCTAGTTCAACCTTATAGGCAATATGACCACGAAGCTTTTCTTCTGGATTTTCGTCTCTACGAGAACGAAGAGCCTCTTGTGTCCAAGGATACTTGAAGCGAAGCTTACAATAGGCATTCTTACTATTTTGCTTCTCAGCAAGCTCCTTTAATGCTCCTTGGATGCCATCGATCGAAAGGTGGTCTTTGATCTTATTATGCATGATGAGATAGAGTCTCGAAAGATTCAATCCCTTAGCATTAGGGTCATCCAAAGAGCAATAAAGGCTGGCTTCTGCCTGCAACTGCTGTGTGTTACCATCACGGCGCTTGACCATGATAGGAAGGTCAACTGGAGCAATACCTACCTTACGGAGAGGAACTCTTGCGCCAGGTAGAACTGGATTAACTTGAGGGTCAGGTAACTCCTCACAATAAAACTTGTCATCATAATTAAATACAAGATCTGGCATCTTGCTGGAGTAATCAATACCCATTTTTACACCTCAGGGTTAATGTAGATAGCTGAATTGAATTCGTGTTCGAAGATCTCGATAGTATCCACCCAAACACGGCCTTCAGTCAACTCTTGAACTTTAGGATTTATGTTATCAAATACAAACTTACATGAACCCTCAATACCAGGACCATGACCCTTTGTAACATCCATTACGTTAATGTTAATACCATCAAGCGCATGCATTCTTTCCCACTCAGGAAGTAGAGGATCATCAGAGGCAATAAGCATTCTATGGTCCCACTGCTCTTCTAGCCACTTCTTAACCCAACGAAGATCACCAAAATCCATACACCACATTTTATCATCTAATGTGCTGCATCCAAATGTCAGCTTAACATATCGGCCATAACCATGGGCCCATCTACAATGGCCATTGTCTCTCCATTGACGATGACCAGTGGAGATTGGTCCAATCCTTTTCGTCGAATAAAAATTACTTACCATTTAAACCTCCCACCAGAACTCAAACCATTCTGGAGTCTTCTTTCTTGAAATTTTTGTGCCATAAAACTCAGGCACTATACTCTGATCCTTGTTATAAATCAAGGAGGCGACAAACACTCTACTATAATCGAGCTTATCACATGCTGATAAATTCCAATCTTCTAGCAACGTCTTAATAGCCTCACCGCTATCAATTATATCATCGACAACGAGGACATTGTTACCATTACCAATATCTTCTGGAATCCAAAGATTGGATTCCTTTTCTCCATGGTCTCTTAGGGACCAATTAATTGGAACTAACTTTAAATTTAGCTTGTGGGATAGTACAACACCAGGGATCAATCCGCCCCTTGATAGTGCCACAATGTAACTAAAGTTTATTTTTGACTTCTTGATTTTCTTGACAAGAACTTCAATGTCATTATCAAATTGCTTTTTTGTATACTTAATTTTCTTCATATTAATTAAACCATGATATAAGAACTAAACGATATCCCTGTTCAACTTTACTAACCCCATGCTTAACATTGTAATTGTATATTAGAGTTGAGCCTAGTTTGGACTTAACCACAATCGGAACTTTAACATTTGGTACTGGTGATTCAGGACGGAGTGGACCTGAAACCAATTCACTCTTTGCAATATCTCTAAGTAAAACAACATCACCACCAACTAAATCTGGTGAAGCATCTATTAGTGTTACTGCTGTTCTTTTAATTCTTTGAGGATTATCTACATGAACAACTGTGAAGGAATTAGGAACATACTTTAAAAAGTAATGTGCTGCATCATTCTTAAACTCAACATGATGTTTAATTTTATTAGAGACCATCCTCATAAAATCCAAATCTTGAGCATTCATTTGTCTTGGTATGTCACACTTATATAAATTAAACAAATTGAAATCCCTAGTCCAAAATTGTTTGGGATATCTCTCATACATTTGTTTAAGATATTCTATATCCTCCCTACTGAGGATTTCTAACTGCTCAAAATTAGACTCCAATTGTGTTACCCCACAAATACACATGGACTCTTGCCGATACATTATAGCCCCTCTTAAAGGCTTCTTCAGCAATAGCACCAGCACTCATGTAACCTTCTAGCTCACCTGTCTGGCCTTCTTCTGTGGCACCAACTGGCATAATCCAAACAGGGAATGTAACTCCAGCCTTTCTAAACTCGTTCGTTACGTGTTCAACTTCATCCCATGTTTCTTTCTTGCCATTGACAACATACTTAATCTGTCCATGGCCTTTAGAAAGAGAATGATACTCAGCTAATACCTCAGGAATGATAGCATCCTTGTTTGTTTCGCCGGAAGTAGTCCAGAGCTTAGGGGAAGATGAAATGAAAATCTCTCTACCCATCTCTCTCCAGTTAGTCATAAAGTTACTAAACTCTGGCTTCAGAGCTTGTGTAGCATTAGTCTCGAATGTAACAAATTTAGGACTATTCTTAATACTATCAAAGTAATCTAGAACTCCAACAGTACAATCCTGAGCGTGCTTCATTAAAGGCTCACCACCTGTAAAGCACATATGAATAGGCTGACCTGATGGATGATCAAATCTTGCCTCTGTATTGTGTTCTGTTCTAATGTAACCAAGAATTTGGTTAGCAATATACTCAGGAGTACCCTTATGCATTAAGTGCTTAAACTTCTTTGCCCAAGAGTAGGAAGAATCGCAACCATACTTCCATACAGGAAGGTCTTCAACTCTCTTAATGAAGTCGACGTTCATTTCTTTATAAGGAAGTTTATATGTCTTAGGGTCAGTTGGATCTTTCTGACCAAACCCATCACACTGGAGATTACAGAGGAAGTATCTTAACCAAGCAGTTGGTATACCAGTGTATCGACCTTCACCTTGAACAGAATAGAAGATCTCAGAATAATGATATTCTTTTTGCATTACAGAAGCCTCAAATTAAACATATTTATAATTGTAAGTATACATCAACTAGTAGATTTTTTCAACTATCTCCATGTAGGACCAGTTATAAACACAAACAATATATTCCTCACACCAGATGTAATTTCAGTAACCATGTGAGGTGTGTATGATGTAAACATTGCAACGGTACCTTTACCCTCAACCTTTGTGTTTAAAGGGTAACCTTTTTCAAACACAAAATTGCCTCCAGTGTAATCTGTAGGGTCAGATAGCATGACAGTCAATGATACCTTTCTATCGGTTTTTAAGTCGCTATACAAAGGATTGTTTAGAGCCATGTTGTAGTTCATTGTATCATCATGCCATCCTACATGATGGCCAGTTTTATAAGTGATATGTTGGATTGGTCCATCAATCTTGTAATCAATGTCAATACCAAGGTTCTCAATATTTGCCTTAGCAAAGTCCATGATAGAATTAAACACACCTTGATATGGCTTCATGTTGGGTGTTAGTAATCTTACATCACACCTTCTAACACCCTTCTTTCCAAACCCACTTAGTGGAACATTATTGGTCATGTGGTTGTTTATGTTATCACACCACCATGCAGGAAAGAAGTTTGGACGTACTATAATTTTTGGCAGCATGTTACATCCACCTTGGGCCTTTATACCAGGCCACTAATGTTTGTCTGGTTCCCGTCAACACTGGTTTTACGCCATGCCACATAATAGAAGGAAAAACAATTGCTTGGCCAGCTGTTAACTTAATACTTGTTTCTGCTCGACCCCCAATAACAAATTCTCCCCCTGTATACTCATCCTTGTCTGTTAACCCAATTACAATTGTTAGCTTATGAACGACAGGCTTGCCAAACCACACGGAGTCTGTGTGGAGAGGAAATTCCATATTTGTATCTGATTTATATGTTGTATATTGAATTGAATCTGTTTCAAACCAGACATTGAATCCATACATTTCACAATTAGCTTTGAACGCAGTATCTTTTACAAAATCAGCTAGCTGTCTTTCTTTAGCTGTTGGGATTGCCCTCATTAAATAATTTTCTGTCTTCTTTTCTTTTTTAGTTGGGTCCTTTAAAGAGACAATCTCATAATCCCCTTGCTGATCTGTATATTTTTCAGCTAACTTATGGACACTATCAGTCCACTGTTTATTGAATACTTGCTTGATCCACATTACACAATCCTTGAAAAGTTTTTTGTCTTCTCAAATTTAATAACATTATGGAACTTATCAAATAGCTGATCTGTCTTATGGCTAATAATGAATGTGTTAGTATCAGCAGTGAGAGTCTGAATGATCTTCAAGAACTCATCTGTACCAGAACTATCTAGAGAACTATCAAACACCTCATCCATGATCAGAAGATTAGTAGCAGCACTATTTCTCATCTTAGCAATTGCTCTCCATGTAAAGAGAACAGCTAAGTTGATTCTCATCTTCTCACCTTCAGAGAATGAATTGTAACTAAACTCATCTCTGAATCTAGACTTAATAGTCTCGTTAAATTGTTCATCAATTTCAAACTGGACAAAGAAGTCCATGGCAGCCAAGTACTTGTTGATCAGCTTATTAATGATAGGAATATACTGACGAAGGATTCTAGTCTTAATACCACCATCCTTCAATAGAGCAGAAGCAGCTTGGAGGATTTCGTAATCCTCAAGTAGCCTTTGCTTCTTGTCTTCAGCTTCCTGCTTTTGTTTCTTTAGTTCCTTTAGCTTTGCCTTTTCTGCATCAACATTAGCAGTGTTACCCTCAAGAGCATCAATCTCATTTTGTAGGTAGTCAATAAACTTCTTCTTAGAAGAGATCTCAGCTTGAATCTTAGCAAGCTCGTGCTGGATTGTTTGAATCTCTTTTTGGATTACATTGATCCTATTAATCTCACTAACTGTGTTATTATAATCCTGTTCAAGTAGAGTTAGGTTCTCTTGAATCTCAGCAACCTGAGTCTGCTTGGAATTAATTGCCTCACTCTTGAAGTCATGTTGGATACCTTGCTTACAAGTTGGACAATCATCGTTGTCGTGGAAGAACTTAATCTCTTTATTCAACTTAGAGATTCTATCCACTGTCTTCTCTTTCAAGACAAGTGACTTTTCCATTCTCTTGGTTAGCTTATCGAGGTTAGCAGTTTGCTTTAGCTTATTATCAATAGTACCATTCTTTGTGGCAGCATCAACACCAAGAACATCAATCTCAGATTGAGTCTGCTTGATCTTTACTTTGTTTTCTTCAATCTTATTCTGAACATCTTTGTTTAGAGAATCGATATAGCTGTTCTGAATGTTGATCTTCTCATCGATAAGATCACTATCATACTTTGCTTGCTTGAGCTCATCTTGATTGCTTGCCACTTTACTCTTTAGCAAAGTATTCATTGTAGTAAAGACTTGGATGTCAAGCAAGTCTTCAATGACCTCTCTTCTACTTGCTGCAGAGAGTTGCATGAATGGGACATAGGTAGAAGAACCTAGAACAACTACCTGTGAGAATGTTCTATGGTTCATTTTAATGATCTGCTTTTCTACAACCTCTTGATAGTCTTTACTATCAGCATCCTGATTGAGAAGAACATCATTCTTATAGATCTCAAACCTGTTTGGCTTAATCCCCCTAACAATTTTATAGTTTGCACTACCTACAACAAACTCCAGCTCTACGCAGAGTTCTTTACCATTGATAGAGTTAACAAGCTGTGGCTTATTGATCTTTCTGAATGGTTTATTATAGAGGGCAAACGAGATGGCATCAAGAATGGTTGACTTACCAGAACCATTCGTACCTACAATCAATGTTGATTTATGCTTGGTAAGATCAATCTCGGTAAAGTTATTACCAGTAGAGAGAAAGTTCTTCCACTTAACTTTCTTAAAGAGTATCATTGCTTAGTCTGTAGTTCCATTGCTTCAATGTACAAATCACCAAGAAGCTTATTCAGCTTTGGTACATTGTCTTTATTACTAATGTATTGGTCGGAGAACTTTCTAATGATTGTTAGAGTGTCCTCAGCGTCGGATATTATACTTGAATCTTCTTCTAAGTCAAGATGTAAATGATCTTCAACTACTTGAAGGTCTGCTACACCAGCTCTCTCAATTCTATCGATGACACTATCAAACCAATACGGGTTATTCTTATTCTTTACAACAACCTTTACAAACTTACCTTTGAGGTGGGAGTAGTCATCAAGGACAACATCATCTCTTTCTTTACCAAGGTCATCGTAGTAGTGCTTTTCAAAAAGTAGTAACGGATTTGGTACAAACTCAATCTCTCTTGTCTCTGTATCAAAGACATGGAAGCCCTTAGGGTCATCATAGTCAGACCAGACAATCTCATATGGGCAACCAAGATAGGTTACATTGCCCTTTGTTGATCTATGATGATAGTGGCCAGAGAGAACAATATCAAACTTCTTAAAAAGTTTAGCATCATAACCATGATCAATGATTGTACCCTTCTGCATCTCAAAGCCTGCAAGCTCAAGATGACCAAAGCACACCTGGGCACTTGTGTCGGCTATTCTTTCAACTGTTTGTTCAAAGTTCTCACTACACATCCAAGGAACAAACAAAATGTTTGTACTACCAAACTCTACTTCTGTTGCTTCTGTATACCAGTTGATGTTCTTTGGTTTGTTAGTACCAAACAACTCAGTCATGCAGTTTACATCATTAGTGTTCTTATAGAATGTGTCGTGGTTACCAATAATGACATGAAGGTTGAGGTTCTTGTCGATGACAGGCTTAATGAACTGCTCCTTAAACTTTCTCAGAGAAAGGTAGCTGATATACTTGCGACGGTCTACAATATCACCAAGGTGGATAATGTCGGTGATATAATTTTCATAAAGGTATGGAAAGAATACCTCTTTATAAAACCTACCAAGGTACTCAGAGAATATAGGAGAGTCACCACGCCCACCAAAGTGCGTATCAGTGATCAAAGCGATCTTCATAATTTAGTCTTCCTTAATTAACTTCTCAAGGCCTTTCTTAGCTTGCCTTTCGGTCTTCTTCTTTAGAGCACTTGCTTCAAACTGCTCAATGAAGTTATCCATATAGTCGTTGGATGTATAGTCAGTAATCTCAATATCGAACTCACCAAGCTCATCTAGCTCTTGAATGTTCATTAGTTCATGGCTAATCATTTTTTGCTGGGTGACCTTATGCTTTACATACATATACTTCTTCTCCTTCTGGATACGGCGAAGAAAAGCAAAGTAGATGATCTGTGTAAAGTAAGAGAAAGGGTTAGTAGACTTATCGGGGTCAAAGTTATGGAAATAGTTAATACAGTTTTCCAAACCATCCGCAATCATTTCATCGCGGAATGTGTAGTTGATAAAGTTAGGGCTATAGGAAAGTTTATTAGCAATCTTGATCAAACAATCGCCGATGTAATGTGGGATCACAGGTTTTGGTAGTCCCTGCGCTTCTGCAGCTAGAACTTTCTTTCTAAATTCTACGATAGCCTTATAAAATTCATCGTTACTAACGTAGTGGTTAGCCTTATCTTTAACTTCGCTCATTACAAATCCTTTTCAAACATTTAAATATAATAACACAATTAGATAGTTAGTTCAACCGTTGACTTTTTGTGTTCTACTCTGTATAATCACCTTTGTGGGGGTCAGATATATTATTAGTGCAAGACAGGTGTAGAACCTGCCATAATTGTTAGACCCTCTACATCATCTTCATCATCTATTTCAATACCAAGAGGACTATCGTTATAGTCGTCTTGGAGACCACAGATGTCCTTTTCTAGATCTTCATCTAGTATCTGTTGGAATCTCTCAATAAATTTCAGATAGTATTTAATAATACGCTCATTAGGCTTTGAGAAAGCAATGATTGAGCTTTTCTTTAGTGCTACAATATTGTTCTCAGAAAATGGCATTAGTTTAGAAGTAGTAACATTTGTTGTTTGGTTAACTGTTGTTCTTAACCTAACAGTAACAGGATACTTCATCACAACATCATCTTCTGTTTCGTTGTGAAGCTCCCCAATAATGAAAGAGTCATCATCGCTCAGTTTGACAAGAATGAATGCTGCCATAACTTACCTCAACTGATAGCTCGTGATTTTATATTCGAACTTCTCACTAGTATAAATTCCCACTCGCTCAATAAAATGCTTTAGGGTATGATTCTTCGACTTCTTCCAAGAAAGATCGTCAGCGATATCATATAATGTTGCTTGTTGCTTATTGTCCCCTCTTCTTAGAGCTCTACCAATTGACTGGAGAGATCTGATTCTTGACTTGGTAGGTGAAGCAAACACAACATTGTGTAGGTTTCTAATATTTATACCAGTTGAGAACGTACCGTAAGAGGCTACAATGATTGCATTGTCCTCTTGCTCTGTAATCTTTCTTACAAGCTCTCTATCCTCTACCTCTACTTCTCCAGATACAAAAAAAATATGTCTATCCTCTTTGTTTTGATCTATGAGCATCTTATGTAGAGGCTTGCCATGCTTCTCTATAAATTGATAAAGGATAAGAGTGTTACCTTTTAGATGCAAGGATAGCTGAGATATAAAATTGTTCCTTGATTCATTACGAACCAAGAAATCAATCTCATCGTGATACTCACATCTACTATATTCTTTTTTGTTTGCATCTGTATGTTTGAGTACGATAGCCTGAATCTTAAAGTCAGCCAGATGCTTTTGTTCAATAAGTTCAGCAGTAGTTGTTACCTTCTTTACTGCTCCAAACAAACCTTCTAAAACTAGTCTATGTGTTTGTGTGCCATCAAGTGTACCAGTGAATCCCATTCTAATGGGACACTTTGTCATCTTCTCTAAGATGGATGTTAACGACTTAGCCTTGTACTGGTGGGCCTCATCTCCAATAACAACATCAAACTGCTCATACCATTGTCTTGGCATCTTATAAATTGATTGCCAGGTAGATATGACAATTGGCTTGTCTGAATTCTTTTCCCTACCAGACATGATAGTGTGGATATCATTTTCATCGCCACCATACGATACAAAGTCACCCTTCATCTGTTCAACAAGAGAGATAGTTGGAACAATAATAAGAGTTTTGAAATCTGTTCGCTGCCACCACTTTGTAATCATATAAATGATTAATGACTTACCAGAAGCAGTGGGAGAGACTAGTAATGATCTTTTTGTTCTTATACCATGAATGAAGGCTTCAAGCTGATAGCCTCTTGGCTTAAATGGTAAGTTAAGATTAGTGATAAAGTCTACAACGGACTGTTCATCAATACTAGCAAAGCCATCCACGCTATCATGGAATTGAAGTTTGTAGTTTCGTGTTTCGCAAAACTTGTTGATATAGGGAATCAATCCAAAGTATATTCTCTTGCTCATTGGATTGAATAGATGAATATCGCCTGACCATACCTTATTACGGTAGGCAGGCATGAAGCGATAACCAGGAACCTTAAAGGTAAAGTAGTCCTTCAGCTCCATTGCAACACTAGCGTCACAATCAACCGTCACATATACATCATTAAATTTTGAGACGACTAGTGTTTCTGTCATTGTCCTGTCTTAAACTTTTCCCAATCAATTGCACTCTTAACTTGGAACCCTAAGTTCATAATGGACTTAATGATTGACTCTAATGCATCAATCTTTTCTTGCTGAACAGCTATTCTTAGGTTAAGAGTAATAATATCTGAATCACTATCAATATATGTAGGTACGTCTTGTTTCAGGATTTTTTGTAGGAACGGTTCCCACTTCATCTCCTCAAGTGTCTCTTGATCGAGAACTCCCGTGTAGTACTCCCACTTTAGCTTTTTCAACTTCTTCATGTCCTGCTCAAGCTTTCTTAGCAATAGACGTTCGTGGGAGAATAGTTTAAAGTACTTGTGATGGAGCTTAGGAATGTTCAATGCAACGTCGCCGAGTTCTGATCGGTCAACTTTGCTATCCTTCTCCCATTCACCAAATATTTCTTCGAGCTTCATAATATATTTCCTACCCTACGGTAGGTATATTATACCCTAAACATTGTGAATGGTAAACAGTAGACACCTAAACGTTGCTGTTGCCTCAATGTAGGTAACATCTGTATCCTGAGATGTGAATTCAATATCACCAAGAACTACGGGGAATAGGTCTCTGAATCTTACCTCAATATTTGGTTTGTTAGCGGAGTTGAGGATCAGTAGTGTACCATCAGACGAATAGGTACTATAGATATCATTTGGGTAGATAGCATTTGTATTAGGAGGACTGAATTGTTCTGGTCGACCAATTAGATGCATCCAATCAAATATCTCTTTATAGTTGGACATATTTTCGTCAACTTTGAATCTAACAACAAAGTCGTTGTACACAACCTTTTCAGGATACTTAATATTTTTGAATGGTGTTAAGATTTCTGCATCTTCAACAGTGATACCTGGAATATTAACCGACACCACATTGAGCACAGCATTTGGTATCTTTTGAATTGTTAGCTGATAACCTAATGGTGATAAAAAACTTTTTTGGATTGACATACAAAATACCTTTGTTTTAAATATTTATTGTTTGTTCATTCACTACTTTGAATGGTTCATCGTTATCGGTAGTAATATAAATGTTCAACGTATACCTATATGTGTCTGTTGTATTTACATAAGAATGTGGTCCATGTTCATCATTTTTAAACACTAAGGCTCTATTTTGTCTCCAACCAACAACATATCTTTCTGACTGGTGGTTAAATATTGTACCACAAGATTTCAATGGGTCTAAAAATACAACAATAGAAATATATTTTAATTTATGATCTTTGTGTTGGGGATAAACATAACCTGGTTCACATCTAACAAAATCTGGTATAACAAAATAACTATTAGGAAGTAAAGAACCTAAATTACCACAAACAACATCAGCAATACTTGCTTTTAATACAGGCTTATTGTGAAGATATATTGAATGCTTTTTTGGAAATCCAGTTGTTTCAGTAGACTCTACTCTTCCATTCTCCCATTGATCAATAAATCTAAAATGATTGTGTTTATTTTTTAAATTTAAAATATTGTTATACAAATTGAATGGTAAAAAGTTATCCATTACATAAAATTTCCAAGGATCACTAAACATAGTGAGTCGGTCATATTTGCCAGGTGCTAGAGGAATCATATACCCTTTATTAAATCTGAATCAAATTGCTTGCCAAGTCTCGCTAATGGAACAACGTGTTCTTGATATGCTTTACTCTTTTTGAATCTTGTGACAGTCTCTACTGCCTGTGTTGTGGCCCCTTGGATATCATCACACTTGGCGCATGGCAAAATTGTTGTTCTATCTTTATTCAACAATCTCCATCTTATTCTATTAATTTTAGGATCATTTAAGTACATATCAATTAATGATCTCTCGTGAACATTGCCAATTTTTATTTGACTTAACCAGTCATTACAGCACATCTGATAATTACCGTCAAAGTCAATGAATATTTGTCTCATTGGATGCCAACAAGGTGCCTCACTAATTTTTATTTTCTTGCCATTAGGAAGTGTAACCAAGTTTGTATAATCCAATTCAACATTTCTTCTATCCTGGTTTTTAAAATAACCAGCTCTATTGTTAAAGGCGTGTTTCCAATTCTTTCCGTTTTCTTTATAAGAGGGCATGTTGTTTATTTGGTCAATAGTAAAGCCATCTTGCTTATAGTAGTGATATACTGAACCTCCACTAGGAAGGGTAACATACTGTTGCTGTCTATCAATATACTCTTGTTCAGATTCATAACTATTAAGAATAAGTTCATCTAACTTCATTCCAACCGAAGAGTTCCACCACTCATCTATTTTATAACCATTTGTTGTTAGTCTGACTTTCCACTGTCTAGGAGCAGCAGTTAACATATCCACAATAGTTTCAAATTTTTTATGGAGTGTGCTTTCGCCTCTACCGGCTAGCTCTACCCAACCTTTAAAATTTATTGATAGCAGTTCTTTAATAACAATCTCAATTGTTTCCATTGACATTTGCTTGTTGATATTGGGATACAAAGGGTCAGCATCCAAACTACGAGGACAAAATGAACATTGTCTATTGCATAGACCTGTTAAGTCCAAATCAAGTCGGACTAAATGTTTTAACATCTCGTGGCGTTTAAATCCACTGCTATCAACTTCAATAGGAATTAGATCCATGGGTCAATTATACCTTCACACCAGTTTTCACACGTATCGTTAATGTAATAGATAGACTTGCCCTTGATGACTCTATCTTCTTTAATTTTTTGATTTTCAATCATTCTTACAATGTAGCCTGATCTATCATCAAGCTGAAACAACTCTGCTGTTCTGTTTTCTTTAACAAACTTAGTCATAAATCTAGCATTCTCAATCATAAATCACCTCAGTATTTTGTTACAGAACCATCTGGACCTACATGCCATGCTTGGAATAGTACTTGTGGATATTCTTTTTGCAAAGATTTGAAACTTGTCAAATTGTTTGCATCATCATCAAAGAATCTAATTCTTTTATATAGACCACTTCTTAGATACTTACGAAATATAGCTTTTTTGTTTTTAGCACTAGAGCCCAGCTTTAGGTTGCCAGCTCTCTCAACGTGTATCTTACTGGTGTCAATACCATGAGCATCTAACGCTCTTAGAAAAACTTCTTTATTATCAAAATCTGCTCTAGCTGTTGATATAATAACTCTTGAGCCCTTTGCAAAAGCATTGTTAATAATTGCTTTTGCCTTACCAATCATTTTTGCTACTGGCGTAGAAGTCTTTTCAAATATATCAGCACTTCTGAATTCACCGTAATCAAACGACTCACCTTGTTTAAGTTTATAATGATTGTATTGTTGATTATCTAACGTATGAACTACTTTACTGCCATGCATTACTTTAATCTTAGCTTTTGTGTGGAATAGTGTTTCGTCAAGGTCAAACACTGTTAGACCAAGCTCAGCTTGCTCACTAAGATATGTTTTGAATGAATGCATTTCCATACCAATATTTATCAAGCAAAAAAAAGGGCCGCTTTCGCGGCCCTCTCTTTCTATTTTCCCGTTAAGGATTATAGTAGGTTGCTTACTAGAACGCGTCTGTAGTATACGTTTGCGTCCTTTGTCATAGCGCCATTGCCATATGCAGCACCTTCTGCGAATGGATTTGCGACCATGCCGTAGCGTGTCTTGAAGCCAATCTTTGGCTGGAATGAATCTTCACCGACTGCACGAACCATCTGTAGTGGAACGTATGGGCAGTAGAAGATACCAGCATCGAATGCGCTTGCGCCCTTATAGCCAACTGTCATGTAGTTGTCTGTTACGTATGGGTCGATGTAGACCTTGATACGACCGTTTAGAACACCAGCAAATGTGTTGCCTGTGTCGTCAACGTTTAGAGCGTTGCTGTTTAGAGCAGGAGCGTAGTCTAGAACACCAGCCATTTGTAGGGCAGATGCAACATCTGACGAACATAGGATGATGTTACCCTTGCCACGACGTGTGTCCTTGGCAATTTGGTTAGCTTCGCGTTCTACTTGGAACATTAGACCCTTGAACTTCTCAACTGACCAACGGCCGTTTGCGTCGACGTCTAGGTCGAATGTACCGGCTGATGTTGTTGAGTTAGCACCGCGCTTAGCTGTTACGTTGATTGTACGGATAACTTCGCGGTTGATTTCTACAAGGATTTCTGACTGTAGAATGTTTGATAGCTCTGCTTCGGCATCTAGACCATGGATAGCCTTTAGATCTTGGGCTAGTTCCATTGTGTACTCTGCCTTCAATGCGCGGCTCTTTGCTTCAACAGAAACCTTCTCAATTGAGAAAGCCATGTTTGCGAAAGCTGCGTTTGAAGCGTTACCTAGTGCTTCAGCCTGGTTTGTTGACATACCGCCGGCCCAGTTATATGTGTTGGACTCTGCGTTGTTTGCTGTACCAGGAACTGTACCTACGTTACGATAGCCTGGTAGGTTAACTGTTGAGTTACCTAGTGCAATCGTTGAGAAGGCTGTGTTAGCTTCGTTGTAGAATGCTTCTGTAGCTGAGTTAGCTGCTGAGCTGTACTTGCTGCGCATTGCGAAGATCAAGCCTGTTGGGCCTGTCATTGGCTGAACGCCGCAAACGTCATAAGCAACTAGGTTTGGCATTGAACGACGAACTAGTGAGATTAGCACTGGATCGTAGTTTGCAACGCCATCACCGAAACCAGCTGTGCCAGTTGCGTTAGTTGGTGTGTGTGTACCAGCTTCCAATAGAGCACGTGCGCCACCGCCGTTTTCTGCCATTGAACGCTCTGTATTTTCTAGTAGCTGAGCAGTTACTGACTTACGTAGAGAATCCTTAATTGCTGGAAGGTCTGCGTGCTCAAGAACTGGCTGCCACTTCTTTAGAAGTTGTTCGTTAGAAAACATCTTTATCTCTCCTTTAGGGGTTATCTAATATTTATAAATTGGTTACTTTTGGACCGAACGGGAAATCGCTGCAGCGTACTTATTCATGACTGGATCAACTACCTTCTCTGCTGGAGCAGGAGCGACTTCCTCATTTAGCTGTTGCTGAGCATTTGACTCTACCTTCTTAGCAGCAAAGTAGGATTCCTTGATCATGCCTAGCTTCTTCTTATATGAAGAAACGTCAGCATACTCTAGGCCTTCTGCTAATGTACGAAGCTTCTCAACCTGCGTTGCAGCTAGGCCTTCTGATACTTCAGAAAATACCTTTTCTGCTTCTGCAGCTTCTAGCTTCTTAGATAGTTCAATATTTTCATTGATTGATGCAGACAACTTTGTCTTTAGTTCTTCAACTTCTGACTGTGCCTGGGCTAGGATGTCTAGCTTCTCTTGTGGAGCATCAACATAATGTTCTGTGAAAAGACCCTTTAGTCCTTCCATGAAGCTCTCAACTACTTCGGCCTTAATACCGCTTTCAATTGCTAGCTTGTTCTCTTCTACCCACTGTTCGACCACGTAGTCTAGGTAGCTATCGATCTTTTCTACAAGAGCTTCCTCAATAGCAGCTACTTCTTCAGTTAGCTTTGCTTCGTATTGCTCTTCTAGAGATGCTACAACGCCAGATACTTTCTCGTTGATAGCAGCTTCAAAAATGACTGTTGCTTTTTCTCTGAAATCCTCAGTTAGCTCAGAACCGTCAAATAGAGCAGCTAGGTCCTCTTGTACGGCCTTTAGCTTTTCCATTGGCATTTCTGGCTTGCCCTTCTTAGACGCCTTTGAGCTATCTTCGCCACCAGCTGGTGCAACTGGATCGGCTACTTCAGCGTTGACGGCGTCAACCTTAAACTCTTGAAGATCTGACATTGTATTTTCTCCCAAAAATTTTACGTAAATTGGTTAATATTATTTATAAAATTAGAGTTTTGACAGGAAGTCAGACCACGTTCTAAGCATTGCTTCTTCAAGAGCACGCTTATTTGGTTTGGCTGCCGCCTTCTCAATCTCTTGCTTATACTGCTCAATTTGATGCTGTTTGAGGATACCATTATCCCAGACCCACTCTACACCCTCCATAATGCCATTAACAAATGCATTAGGGGCTGAAGGGTCAGCAACAATATCAGCAGCTGTGGCTAATAGGAAGTCATCTTGCACTTCCATAATGCCGTTCTTTTCTTTCAATGAACCCATACCACGTGAAGATACGCCTAGGGAACCACCACCTTGAATAATACTCTTAGCGATATTACCCATTGGTGTCTCTAGTAACTTTGCACGGCCAACAATATTTGATCCATCTCTCTTTAACTCAGTAATAACGTGAGATACACGGTCTAAGTTAATTTGTGGACCTTCTGGATGACCAAGTTCACCAAAAGCTCTTTTAGTGTTTACGTATTCTTTTACGTAGCGACCAACTTCTTTTTCCATAACAGGCATTGGATAGATACGGCCATTTCTATTTTGAATATCAGCCTGCATGAAGACACCTTCAATATAGAAGTCCTTCTTGCCATCTTCCTTTTCTTCTGTTATTAACTTTACTTCTTCTAATACTTCGCAGATTAGTTTCATTGTCGTTTACCTTTAATAGTAGGCTATTGATACAGCTTTAACTGTACCGCCTGATGCTTCTAGTGTATGGGCTGGTGTCTTCATTACATAGATACAACCAAAGGCTGAATCCCTTGTACCAAGTGTAAATGTAGCCACTGTTGAACCACCATTCTTCTGTGTAATGGTTGAAGCTGTTGTGTTGTCTGTATTAACAAGTCTAACAATGTTAGCTAAGCCAACGGTATTAGCACTTGTTAATGTTATTTCAGAAGCTAAAAACTTTACTGTGTCTGCCATGTTTATACACCCATATGTGGTATCTTCATTCGTCTAATGTGAGTCTTTAATATTGGTCTCACGTCAGCTTCAGGATACTTTTCCTTTGCATGTCTTAAACTTGCAGCAAGTGCAGGATGGTTACTATACTTGCTAATTAATCTCTCTGCATCACTGGCGGGAATCTTATTACGCATTTCTGCTCTAAGCTGCCCACCAGCCTTTCTTGCTTTTACTGGATTCTTGCTATGCAAGCCTCCTTGTAGTTCACCTTCTTCATTAAGATAATCTAAAAACTTTTTCATGTTTTGTCAATAATCTGCTTTTTAACAGACTGAAGTCTATATCTCATTGCCTCAACACCTTTTGGTGTATGAGGTCTTGGAGTTGCTACTCTTGCCTCGCGCTCCTTATCGTTTTCTTCTCTTCTGCTCTCTTCAGATTCTGTAATCTTTGGAGTGCCAGCTTGTCTGTTGTCATTGCGTTGCTTCTTACGAGCTTCCATTTCTTTCTTTAGAAGTTCACGAGCAATTTCTTTTTGTCTTGGAAGTAGTGGTCTATTCTCTTCATCAAATCTGCTGCCAATTGGACCTGGTTCTACTTTTTCAGGAGGACGAGGTTTAGCCTTAGGCTTTGATGCATTTTCTTGATCACGCATCTGCTTAATAATTGCTTGCTTCTCTTCTGGTGACTTACCATGAGTAGCTTTAAGAACATCACTAAACTTAATTTCATCAATTTGTTCAGCCTCTTCCTTCATGCCCTTTGGCTTCTTGCCAGCCTTTTTCATGGCAATGGCAATAGCAGCTTGCTGAGCTGGAGTTGCAGCCTCACTAAACTGTGCTTCTTTCTTTACTAACTTAAAGCCAGCCTTCTCGTGCTGCTTTCTAAACTTCTCTGCAGCAGGAACTGAGAAATGAATCTCATGGAACTTCTCACCAGTCTTTGGGTTATGATAGTGCATCTTAACGCCAGTGACTTGCTTTGCTTCCTGCATTGGCTCCTCACCTTTGACGCCAGCAATTGCTTGCATCATCCAGTGATGTTTCTCGTGTGCTGTTAGTCTATCTTGTAGGAAATTAGAAATACCAAGTCTATCCATTGACTCTGCTAGCTTGTAGCAATCTTTTAATGATTGAAGAACCTTCTCGTTATCCATCATTAGGTCTACAATCATTAAATGTGGGTCTGTGTATTGACTTGAATCCATTGTACGAAGATTACCTGGAGCAAGTTCACCAAGAACTCTAATGTTCTCGGCAATCATATCCACTGCACCATGAACCTCTGCATATAGCTCACCAAGGAATTCGTGGTACTGAGCAAAGTCTGGACCCATTACATTCCAGTGGTAGTGATGGGCCTTTAGGTAAAGGGAAAATGTTTCAGCTAGCAGACTCTTTAATGCATCAGCTAGCTGTTGTTCTTTTGGGTCAATTGTTGCCTCCATCATCATTGAAAGCTTTGCAATCTTTTGCTCTCTTGATTCTGGAACATGGTAGGCAGCCTCTGATTCGCCTGGCTTATTGTGGCCATGGTTCTCACCAGGCTTTTCAGCTCTTTCAGATGGGCTCTTTACTGCAGCTACATTCTTTAGGATTGCTTCATATGGAGTTTCGTCCTTATGAATAGCATCCTTACCTTGTAGGTCAAATGTTTTAATAACATGCTTAGCCACAAACTCCTGCTCATCACCAGGAACAGGCTTTGCAACTTCTGTTAGCTTTTTTAATGATTCGCGGATTGTGGCCATGATTGTCCTCTGTTATTCTGCAGCAGGTGCTTCTGCACTAGCTGGCTCAGCTGGTGTTTCGGCTGGAGCTTCTGAAGCTTCAGCCTGTGGATTCATTACTGCGTGAGCTACCTCTGGATACATTGCATCCAGCTTAGCTGCTACCTTTGTGTTGATTGCAGTTTCAAACTTATCAAGGAATGCTGCTGCATCCTGGTTGATAACTGCACCAATCATATCTCTTACTTGTTCTGACATATAATAACTCCAATATTCTAATTATTTATCAATCTGTTCAATTAAACCTGCTCCATATCAGCTTTACGCTGCTGGAGTTGGGTTTGCTGCTGTTCCATCTCTTGCTGAGCATCTTGTTGCTGAGCCTGCTGCTGAAGGATTGGATCCTCAGCATTCTCTTCTTCCATTTGTTCAATATCATCGTCTGATAGACGTAGAACCTTCTTACGAACAAAGTTGCGAGAGTAGTAAACGCCAATCATATCTTCCATATTCTTTACAGTATTGACTCTGTTTGTAATAATCTCAGCTTCCTTCAACTCTGTGAAGTAGCCATCTTGGACATAGTCAAACTTGACCTTTGACATAATCTCAGGTAGTTCTTCTTGAGCAACGATACCCTTTAGTACTAGCTGCTTACCAAGAGCTTCCTTAAACAACACTGAGAACTTCATTCTTAGGCGGTCAACAAACTTTGAGAATCTTAGTTCTTCTCTTGTAATCTCTGCAGATCTACCTAGGCTAAATCCTTGTTCTGAATTTAGTCTTGTTACAGGAACATGTAGCGACTGATACAATCTCTTCTGGAAGTATAGAACATCATCCATCTGACCTAGATTTGCACCTGGAGGCAGAGTTTGGATTTCTGTGCCCTTGCCACCTTCACGACGAGGAATCCAGAAGTCTTCTGTCATTGTCATAAACTTTCTATCGTCTCTGACTTCACCGGTTGTGGCATCATAGACTAATCTATTCTTATGACGCTGCATCATATCAGCAAGATATTGTTCTGCCTTCATCTTTGGAAGGTTGCCAACATCAATATAGAATACTCTTCTTTCTGGTGCTCTTGTTAATCTATAGATAACGGAAGCATCTTCCAACATACGTAACTGGTTCATAGGCTTAATAGCCTTATGAAGGTATGACAGAACGTATGAATTATTTTCGTCTAGTATACCTGATGATACTAGAACAATTGAATCTTTGGCAATTCTTAAACCATTTGTAGATGATGTGACTTCCTTTGACTGGAACCCCTTATCATTGTACATGTAGTATTCATTTTGGACAGTAATTGTCTTCTTGTCTTTTTTGATCTCTCTGATCTTTCTAATCTTTCTTGGATCAATGTAGCGTAGCTCTTTAATACCATCTTGTGGGTTTGTTGTATCAATAATTACATGATAGTATAATCTACCATCAATGTACCATCTTCTGATAATATCAAAACCAGATGATGAGAAGTCAAGTAGTTTCTTAACTTCATCAAACTCATCTACAATTTTGTCTTTCAGTTGTTTTGAAAACTCAAGATCGTCAAGATTGATATTGACCTGCTCTTGGTTAGAATCATAGGAGATCATCTCACCTACAATTTCTTCTACTGCAGTTTCAATTTCTGGCTGGAGAGATAGCTGACGATATCTTGTGATTAGCTCAGCTTCGGTTCTTGCTGTACCCTCTAGGTCAACATAAGTACCAACAACGCCGCCACCTGATACGATAACGGCACCATCGTCATTTACTGGAGGAACGAAAGAAGGCTGAGTGACTGCCACAATCTGTGGCTGTTCCTCTTCCTTTCGTTTAATTGTAAAGCCAAATAATTCCATATTATATAACCTCTAGATAAGAGTAGAAGGGCCGCTTATATTTAGCGGCCCTCCCAAACCCTTATTACTCTTGACCGTCTTCTGGGACTGTCCAGTAATCTAGAGCAAACTCACACTGGAATTCTTCGATGGCGTTACCATTTTCCCATGATAGCTCGATTGGACCGATTGCTAGTGGGAATAGACCTTCGAAGACGTATGTGCGTAGTTCTTCACCTGTCTTGCTATATTGGATAACTTCAGCACGTGACTTATATTCAGATGGTGCGGATGTTGGAAATTCGCGAATGTTACCTGAATATGAGTTGATGTTATACGACCATGTCTCCAATGCCTTTCTGACCTTAAAGTCTTCATCGTTGATAACTGTGACTGTCCAGTTATCAAACACTCTTTGGCCAGCCAACTTAATTGGTCGGCCAAAGTAGAAGACTTCAATCGGAGCAATTGTTGAAGCTGGAATCTGGGCAGCCTTAACCATGAATGGTACGACTGCATCGGCTTCGGACGTTGCTGGATTTGTAAGTCTTACTTGGAAAAGAGATGGGCGAGCACCACCAAGTGCTAGCTGACTCTTAATTTCGTTAATATTGAATGCCATTTACGTCTCTCCTTATCAATTAGAACTGGCCAACAACTTCGCTGAACTCGACACCAGTGCGTACTGCTACGAAGTTTAGCTGGATGAAGTTAATTGAGCGAGCAGGCTTGATGTAGATGTCTCCAACAAACTGATTGCTATCAATTACTTCAGCCGTGTTATTCGTTGTATCGCAGACTACTTTAAAGTCATAGATACCACGACGGCCTTGGATCTCACGTAGATATGGCTCTACTAAGTTACGGAACTGGGCTCTTGTGAAGTCATCGTTGAACTCGAATAGTGTGAACTTAGCAGCTGTAGCAATTGCCTTCTCTAGGACAATGAACAATCTGCGTACGTTGATTCTATCAAATGCTGATGGCTTAGCTAGTAGAGTCTTGTCACCAAACAACACTGTGCCCTGACCAGGGAATGTAACCACTGGATTGACGCCTGCCTTGTATAGTGTATCTCTGTCAGCCTTATCTGGATTGTAAGCTAGCTTGACAATGTTCTTAATCTGACCTCTATTGAAGCCAGCTGGTGACCACCATGGATCACGTAGATTGTCAGTTCTTACACATAGACCAGCCGTATCACCATTTAGTGGTACAAAGCGGTATACATCGTTGTAACGATCGTATGTGTACTTGTAGCCAGAATCTAGAACACCGTATGAAGATGATCTTAGAGCATTTCTGAACTCTACAATATTGACAGCTTGTGTGCCTGATTGTATACCAACAACATCGCCTCTTTCTGGGGATGCGAATACTACGCAGTCCTTACGAACTTCTGCAACATTGTCAATTAGGTAGTTAGCTAGCTGCTCACCGTATGTACCGCCTCTTGCCTTACCTGTTAGAAGTAGAGAAACATCTACTTCATCAGCAGCAGCAAACTTGTCGTATGCAGAAGCTAGGTAAGAGAATGCAATGTTTGCTTCGCCACCACCATCTGAACCACCCGCAAATGACTTTGTAGTTGGCTTAGCGTTGACGTCGGCTGATGACATATTGACTGCTGTGTTTGAAGCAGCTGAGCCATTGTCCTTAAACCACCAAACATAATCTGAACCGTTATTGATAACGTCCTTATAGTAGATTGTGGCGCCTTCTCTCTTGGCATCAGTTGCTCTTGATACTCTTTCCCACTTCTCAAGAATTGTATTCTTGACGCCAGTGAATATACCATCTTCGTCAGCAATTACAACGTGTAGTTCATCTGATGAACCACCACGCTCTGAAACATATGCTGATGTACCTGGAGCTGAATCAACAACATCAAAGAATTCCCAGTAACGTGTTACTGCTTCTGTTGAAGTTGAGTTTGTTGACTTGCTAACAGCAGCTGAACCTGTGTATAGGTCTTCAAAGCTTAGCGTTGCTCTTACTACACCGTTTGAGACACCTGATGTAGCACCAACTGATGTAACCTTTAGATACTGTGAACCAACCTTTAGCTTGTCGCCTACTGTAATTAGGTCTAGCTGTGTGTTTAGTTCTGTATTTGCTAATGAGTTAGCAGCAGCTGTTGAACCAAGCGTAATTGAGAATGTAGCACTTGCACCAGCTGATGTGTTGCCATTTGTTGAGTTGGCACCTGCTGTTGAGTTAGCAACTTGTACTCTAATTACTGATGTATTTGGGAACTGACCACCACCAACAACTGTTACTGATGTAATACCACCAGTTGAGTTTGTTACAATTGTGCAGTTACCTGTGTTTGCAGCACCGTTTGAAAGAACAATAACGTCTGCATTGTTGTAACCAGAACCACCAGCTGATACTGTGATTGCTGTTACGTTTTGTGATGCTTGTGTTGCTGTTAATGTACCTGTGTTTGCACCAACTGACACTGCAAATGTTAGTGTGTTGTTGCTGTTGTTAACAGATGACATTAAATTGGATTGGTATGCATTTGCAGAGTCGCAAATAGAAACCTTTAGTGAATTACCAATTGAACCTGGGCACTTGGCGCGGTAAATTGCACCTTGGCCGGAACCTGTTGTCTTTGTTAAGTAGTCATCTAGATTCTTAACTTGTAGGTCTGTGGCGGCTGATGTGTTTGCGTATGCATTATATGCATTTGCGTCAGCAGCACGAACAACATATAGCTGGTTGCCATATGCTAGAAATGAAGATGCAACATGGAACGTCTCGAAGTTGTCGTCACTTGGCTTACCAAATGTTTTGACTAGTTCAACTTCTGAAGACATGTTTACGCGCTCGTTTACTGGACCCCAGCGGAATGTACCTGCAATGCCACCTTCTGTGGTGGATACGGCAGGAACCACTGTTGTCAAGTCGATTTCGCTTACGTTTACGCCTGGGCTAACTTGAAATGCCATCGTGATTCTCCTCGTAGACAAATCTATTGAATAAAGCTACTGAAATTATTTATAAATTCCCTGGGTTCATGTTTTAAGACGCCAACATTTTATCAAAATTTGACGTATATTTAACGATTGATTCGTCTGCAAGTTCGTGTCTTCCGTCATCTACAATACCAAATGGGAGGAGTTCATCATCAGCAGCCTGTGGGATTCCATTGAGCAGATGTTGTCGGATATCAATGCTTGTTAGCTCCTTAAAGAAGTTTTGTGTTGACATCCAGGCAAAAAGAACTAGCGTCATCACTAGGTCGTCATTTTTGCCATATTCTGCTTCATAGGATGTACCTTTACTTATAAAAGTAGTCATCTCATGTAAAACATCATAATCATAATTTAATAGCTTATTTTCCTCTATTAGCATCTTTAGGGTAGCGCAGCCAATAGCTTTAACTTGCTTGGATGTCTTGATACCAAACTTAGATCCTTGGGCATTAAATCCACTTGTTAGGACTTGGCCGGATTTGCTCTGGGCTACCTTTAGAACATTCTCGTTTTCGAGATCGTAGTTCAGAGTGTCAGCAACTTGCTGACCGTTATCGTTAGTTTCAACTAGAATATAAGCATTGTTATAATTCCTGGCGACATTATCGATTGTAGATGGATACAATAGATGGGATATTTTGTTGTTTCTATAAGTGGCAACAATTTGGTATGGAAATTCTGTAACATCTACTACAGTAAATGCGGAGTAGTCTGCTCCAGTGCCTCTAGATGTGTCGACAGACATAGCATACAAACGTCCCTTCTCTGGTAGCTTGTAAATCTTTAAATCGCCATGCTCCTCAACTGGAGGCAAGAATGTCATTCTTCGTAGAGCACCACCACTAATTAGAGTGTTGGATGAACCAAGGAATTCACACTCATGCTCTTGCCTAAACTGCTCAGCGGAAGTGTTGTTGATAGTCTCTTGCTTCCAGGCATCATCTCTACCAGGAACATCCCACCAATTTACTGCAACTGGTTTATAGCTATTTCTACCATTCTCAGCATCTACCCAAATCCTATAGAATAACTCCATACCATTTGGAGTAGATGTAATCATTACCTTAGATGTCTTACCAGATGAAATTGTTGGGTAGACAGAGGCAAAAAACTCTTCTTGTAAGTTTGGCTGGACGAACGCAAACTCGTCAAGATAGATTAGGTTGAAAGATCCACCACGAACTGCGGATGAGGATGTGGCTGATGCTAAGACTTTAGATCCATTCTCTAGCTCAATACTACCTTTATTCCAGCCACCTGGTACAATGCCCTGCTGAATCCACTTTGGTAGGTTTTCATAGGCAAGCTTGATTCTTGATAGGATTTCTCTAGCCTGCTGGAACTTATTAGCAAGAATGGCAACATTATACGTTGGATTGAATAAGATTGACCAAAGAATAATACCAACAACTGTTGTAGTCTTACCAGTCTGACGAGGCATCTTACAGATGACAAATCTATTGTCCATCACCGTATCGACAATGTCATCCTGGTAAGGATACATATCGAAGTTGATTAATCCTCTATCAATGTGTATAATCTTAATGTAGTTTCGAACAAAGTACTTTGGGTCCCTAGAACACTTGATGTACTCTGCAACCTGCTCCTTCGTAAACTCCATAGGGGAGTTTGCGGCTTTGAGCTTAGGATTACCTTTATAAGAAGTAATTGAGGATTTAGTTTTGATCGCTCTCGATATACTCATCTTGTTTATCCCTGAGCATCTTTTGTAAATCAGCTGTAGACCCAACAAATAGGTTATTTGTTACATTCTGTGGGCCCTCTAGCTGAGGTGCCTTAGGGTCTTCTTTCTGCAAGACTTTCTTAGTTCTTTGAAGCTCTAGGAGATCTTTATTAGTTTCTGCCATTGTCTTCATTAAAGCGGCAGCAACTTCATATGCTCTTGGATGCTCACTACCACTTGCAATTGTCAATATACCATCCAGTGCATTTTGCCCTTTATGGATTAATTGACGCATATTCTCTCTTGCATAATCGAAGTCATCCTGAACTGTTTCATCAGGTAGGTTATCCATAGTAACTTCCTCCTCTTCCTTCACTGCAACTGGAAGTGGTGTCATATCAAGAGCGCTCGAGACGCTTTTCATTGTTTCTTTATGTTTAAATGTCTGGGTCATTTGTTGGATCATCTACTGGAAAATTGGGGTTCGTATTTGTTGTAATGATAAAGTCCCAATTATCGTTAGCAGCAATACTATTGGCGGCAATTGATATTTCAGCGTTTGTGGTTGGATTACCATTAGCATCCAATCCAGGTGCTACTGTAACAGTTGTGTAGAATAGTTCAGAGCCAAGCGTTACATTAAATACTGCACCAGTACCTGCAGAAGTGTTACCGTTTGTTGCATTAGATGTAGTTGTAGTATTAGCAACTTGAGTTCTGATAATAGATGAATTTGCAAAGTTACCACCAGTTAGTATTACTAGGCTGGTAATAGAGCCAGTAGCGTTTGTAGTAATCTTAGCAGTGCTGTTGCTTGTACCATTAGAGAATGTAATAATCTGATTGTTGACATAGCCGCTGCCAGCGTTTGTTATTCCCACACCAATTACTGCATTTGGTCCACTATTTGCAGTTTCAATATCAGCTTCAAATCCAGGAGCAACGAATGTTCTTGTTAGAGCTGTATTAATAATATTCTTATCTTTAACTGGACCAAACACATAACCCTTCATTGTAAAATTTAATGTATGAATAATAGTTCTTCTATTTTCATAAGCATCCTCATATGTGTCTTCGGTTGTAATAGTATTTAATACAACTGGGACATCCATACGAAGATCTAAATCGTCTACAAGCTTAATAGTATTTGTCCACTCTGGAGTAAAGTATGGTAGTATTTGCTCAATTAGCATCGTACCATCTTCAGCATTTAAAACGTAAATTGACAAGTCAAAATCTATGTTCCAAGGGACAGGGTTATATACGGATGAATTTTTCCTGTCGGAATCAGCTGGTGTTTTGATTTGATTAGCAGTTGAAAGTTTTCTAGACGCATCATAATTGTATCCAGTAATTTGGAAACTCATTCTTGGTAAGCTAATTGCATCTGGTTTTGTTAAATTTGGATCTTGTTGAATTCTTGATAAAAACTTTGCTCTAGGTCCATAGGCAATAGGCACCTTAATGCGCTTAACGATAGTACCAGCGGCATTCTTTCTCCAGACGACCATATCATTAAACATCGTACCAAATACGATGACATAGCGTCTAATTGTCTCGTGATAAAATTCGTTGCCAAACATTAGTAGGTATTAGCCTCTGAGAATGGATTGATTTCAGTGAAGTCAAGAATATCGCTACCCTTTGTTTCAAACTCTTCGTTCTGAGCCTGCTTATCGATTGTAGAAATATTGAACTGGGTAACCTGCTGAGTATTATTGGCCATAGCAAAGCTTAGATCATTATAGGTATCATCAATAATATCAACGCCAGTATTGAATGTTTCCTGGTTAAACTCAAACAATTCACATACGAGATCAAATGTTTGTAGTGAACCCATTTGATAAAAGATTGCCTCGTGCTCAACAAATCTCACCACATATCCCTTTGAGGTTAATGGAAAGAAGACCATATCTCCTTCCTTTGGTCTTGTAAGACCAGTTACTTCATCTGTAAATGATCTTCTTGAAACTGTGAATGTGATTCTGTCTCTAATTTGTAAACCAAACTTAGATAAGAAATCGCCCTCACCCTCAAAGCCCTCAACATTTTTAATATACATTTCAATAGAGTAGGCATTGTTGAAGGCAGCTAGCTGGTCTTCTTTGAAGATAGACTCCTCAACAGTAACTGTTCTTGGGCAATACCAAACCTCATGGCCATAGATCTTAATTGATTCTATTACTAGATCTTCAATTAAGTTTTGTTCTTGGCTATTTTGAAAATTATTAAAGTAAAAGTTGGTAGCCACGTTATCCTACCATATGGTATGCTGGTAATGTATATGATGTCTGCATTTCTTGCTCTAGTGCCTCAATCTCAGCCTTGGCATCATCCTGGATTTTTTCACCATTGAATTGAACGCCACCAGGAAGAACCATACCAGTAAATTTAGTTAGGTTTGATCCCCATTGATACTTAATAAGTGCAGTTGTGTAGAGGGATAGCCAGCGATCGCCCCAAACATCTGTAAATGTATCTGGATCTATTACTTGGTACGCCTCCACAACAAAATACTCACCTTCAACAGCCTGGCCCCAATCCATATCAATAAACAATCTATCTTTGTGTCTGCTATAACGGACTGGCTTCTGGCCAACTAAAATTTCTTCTAGGAATTGAATATGCTGCATTGCCATGACATATGGAATCATGGATTGCGTTGTTAGAGTGTAAAGATCATTTAACGCAATCTGGTAGCGGATGTTGAAAAGATTCATTGTGTTTAAGCTTTGGCCAACAGGGAATAGCTTAACAACACCAATAATGTTTTCTGGTAGAGTAATGTATTTGTTAGCAATATCTGAGGCTGTAATTAGATGTTTGTAATATGTCTTCTCAGACCCATCAAAATGATAATCCCAGTAGTATTTCAACGCCTCGTCAATACGGTCTTCAACCTGATCATCATCAACGTTGATTTCAATGACTGGCTTACCTAGTTTACGAAGGCAATACTCTTTAAATTCAGATCTAGTTGCTGGAACTGCCATGGGATTGACCCTCTAAAAATACTCTGTACATGTATTTATAGATCAATTATATCCAGACATTCATAAAGACCGCTAGTGAGTTTTTCCGTTTCTTTACCATTCGTGATGATCTTATCCAGCGTACTTTTTGGTAGATACCCGTCAAGATTTGCCCCAAGAGTGCTGTATATATTCAAAGGGTAGCCATAGAATTCTTCTGATTTCAATAGACTATTTGCTTTGATCGACTTATTCCATAAGTTGACAATGTAACCTGATTGGATTTTAAGATTGTGGGCAATTGTTTGGCGAGCAGAAATTGCAGTACCAATTAGCGCATCGTCCTTTCCATTATATTCTCTACCAATAATGTTTACTTGCTTTTTCTTAACAGACTCAGATAAAAGCTCACCGTCTCCCTTCTGCAAGTCAGAAAGTTTAATTTTGCTCATGTCAACAATAAAAAAGTTTAAATCCAATGATGGATCATGTTGAGGCAATCCAAGCATGTGGTACATTGAGAGCTGATTGTGGCCATGATAAACTCTGGAATAACACATTCCAAATGTCTTAAAGTTTAAGGCTTCTTTGGCGGTTGATCTATAGTCTTTATTAACAACAGTACCACTCAAAATGCACGCTACAATTTCTTGATATCCCAAATCAGCAATAACCTTTAGTGTTGAAACTAATGTGTTCCTAACATCAAAATCTTCTACAACATAGGCCTTGTAATTGAGATTATTCTTCTTTAGGAAAGAAGAAACCAAATTGTCATACTTTTCAAATGGCTTATATTCTGGATTGCTAGAGTTATTATTGTACATATCATTGTACTTGTTAACTTGGCTACCGGGAATAATAATAGTTACATCCGTTATACCTTTTTCTTTTAAAGAATTTAAGGTAAAAAACGTACCATGATGTTGGGCAATTAATATAGTTTTCATTGTTGCTTCAATCCACCCTGTTGTTCTAGCTCTTTTACAATAACATCATCCCCTTCTTCACCAGGCTTCTTTGATAACGTAACGTGTCTATGCTGCTTCATGTTGTCAAAAAATCTTTGAATACATTCTTCTTTATTTTCGTGGTGAACGCTAATCAATCCTGATTCAGGGTAGGACATGAGGGCAGCAAACTTATTAATTAGTTTATCCTTTACGCCACTTCTGTCAAGTGACATATAAACAGCTTCAAATGTCTTACCAACCTTTGCTTCTTTATTATCAATAAGACCAATTCCCTTACCTAAAAGAACGGCAGCACATCCGGTTTCAGAGGATAGGGTGAAGTAAACCTTCTTTGAGCGCTTCAATATTGGATACATTGATGCTTCGTTTTTTACAACTCTACCCTTGAATCTTTTTTCAAGCATAGTTTGCCAAACCTTAGCGGTAATAGGATGGAGCTTAACCCAAGCTCCATTATTATAGAGTTCGTCTACCTTCTTAAAGTCCACAGCATCTTTTGTTATAAGGTTAGTACCTGGGAGGAGCACTAATTCGTTAACATCGCCGTATTCAAGATCAAGGTCTTCGTCTAAAAGATACTTATCGGTGAGATTTGCCCTTAGGGCCTCTACAATTCTATGGCCTTCTGGAGTTGCTCCCTTTCTAATGCAATCAATCATATTCTTTGTTGCAATTTGGGTATTACATGGAGCAAGATAGAGTATCTGAGTTAACAAATCCGTAAATTTATAACCAGCAATTGTGCCACTTGGACTACCATAATTGATATCATACTCAATTTTGGATCCATTTGGATTCTTAGGAATGTGCTTGGCTATTTCGGATAGTCTCTCGTTGATTGGAGACCTTAGTATATTACCAGACTTCATAAAATGGGTTACATCATCGTTTACCCACTCATTTGAAGACATAGTAAAGAATTTATTCTTTCCACCCTTACCTGGAACTTCAGCTACCATAATATAATTTCCTATTAAATGCCAAGACGCTCGTCTACTTCCGTTGACCCTTGTTCAAGGGCCTGTAGCTTCTTTTCAGCGTCGTGGACTTTCTTTTTTAGCGTTTTGATTTCCTGATGGAGATCAATCATCTTTTGGAGAACAACCTCTACAAAAGACTCTAGCTTTTTATCAAGCTGTTCATTACTAACTCTTGGTTCATCAATCATGTTAATCACCTCAATTGGGACATGCTAATATTTATAATGCGTTTAGAAGTATGTTTCGATAGTTGTATTGAATGTTGTGTTTTGTGATGTGTTGAATGCCGTATTGCGATTTGTAGCATAGGCTGTATTGAACACAGAAGTTGTTGTCTTACTTGTTGCACGGTCTGTGCCATATTGCGAGTCGTAAGATGTTGTTGTATTGAATACCGTTACAGTATCAAATACAGTTACAATCTCGGTATCAAATGTTGATACTGTATTTCTTGAAGTTGATGTAAGGATATTTGTGTCATACGTCGTTTCAAATGATGTTGTTGTATCAAATACAGACGTTGTTGAGCGGCTTGTAAGTGTATCAAAGTTTGTATTATAAGTTGTTTCAAATGTTGTTGATGTATCAAATACCGATGTTGTTGAACGGTTGGTTAGTGTATCAAAGTTTGTATCATACGTCGTTTCAAATGTTGTTGATGTATCAAACACCGATGTCGTTAAACGGTTGGTTGATGTGTTTCTACCAGTAGCATAAGAAGTTTCAAATGTTGTTGATGTATCAAATACGGTTGTTGTTGCAATGTTTGTAGCATATGCAGTTTCAAATGCCGTTACGGTATTTCTATCAGTAGCTGTATTTCTAGATGTCTCAGTTGCTCTAGAAGTGCCAATTATAGTGTCGGTTGATCTATCTGTAGCAGTAACTCTATTTGTTGCATAAGCTGTCTGAAATGTAGTAGATGTATCAAATGTTGATATTGTTGACTTGCTTGTACCAACAAGAGTGTTATAGGCAGTTGATGTATCAAAGTTAGTTGACTTAACATCTGATGTTTGGTAGGCAGTAGCAAATGTTGTGGTTGTATTGAATACTGAAGTAGTTGACTTGTTTGTATCAATTACAGTGTCGAATGTTGTCGTTGTATTGAATACCGTTGTTGTAGCATATGCAGTAGCAAATGTTGTAGTTGTGTTGAATATTGTTGTGGTTGCATATGCAGTAGCAAATGTTGTTGTAGTATCAAATACCGTTGTTGTAGCATAAGCTGTATTAAATGCTGTTGTTGTCTGGAAGACAGTAGTTGTAGCTCTACTTGTTGCAGTAGCTCTAGATGTGCTAATTGTTGTATCTGTTGCTCTACTTGTTGCAGTAGCTCTAGATGTGCTAATTGTTGTGTCAGTAGATCTGCTGGTTGCGGTAGCTCTGCTTGTAGCATAGGCAGTCTCAAACGTTGTTGTTGTTTGGAAAACTGTTGTTGTAGCTCTAGATGTGTCAGTAGCTCTAGAAGTATCAGTTACTCTAGATGTATCGGTTGCTCTACTTGTTGCCGTGGCCAAAGTAGTATTAAAGAAGAACGTAGTTGCTCTAGACGTATCAGTTGCTCTAGAAGTTGCAGTTGCTAGAGTTGTATTAAAGAAGAATGTTGTGTTGAATGCAGTTGTTGTCTGAAATGTTGTAGTTGTTGCTCTAGACGTATCTGTTGCTCTAGAAGTGGCTGTAGCAAGAGTTGTATTAAAAAAGAACGTAGTGTTAAACGTTGTTGTTGTTTGGAATGTGGTTGTAGTTGCTCTAGACGTATCTGTTGCTCTAGATGTTGTACCACCCAATGTTGTAATAAATGTAGTAATACCACCAACTGAAGTACCTGTTGCTCTAGATGTTGTACCACCTAGAGTTGTAATGAATGTTGTGATACCACCTAGAGTTGTGATAAAGGTAGATGTTGTTGCTCTAGCTGTGTTAAAGTAGAACGTCGTGTTTCTAGACGTATTGAAATAAAAGGTAGTGTTGAAGAAAGTAGTACCACCAGCACTGGTACCTCTAACTGTATTAAAGTAGAATGTTGTATTAAAGTAGGTAGTACCACCAGCACTTGTGCCAAAGTAGAATGTTGTAGCCTTGGATGTAATTACAGATGTGGCTCTGGTTGTATTGCCAAAGTACTGGTTTGACCACCATTTGTAATAGGCTATACCAATCACTGTGTAGAATGTTGTTATGAACCCTGAGCTGAAATATGTAGTACCACCAACACTTGTGTTAAAGTAGAATGTTGTAGCCTTAGAGGTTGCAGCAGCGGCTGTTGTGATGTATGTTGTGTTAAAGTAGAACGTCGTTGCCTTACTTGTACCAGCAACAGCCGTTGTAATAAACGTTGTAAGACCAACAGCTGACGTAATAAATGTTGTTGTTGTAATAACAGATGTGTTGAAGTAAAACGTAGTTGCCTTACTTGTATTAAAGAAGAACGTAGTACCAAATGTAGTTGTTGTATTGAAGTAGAATGTTGTTGCCTTACTTGTATTAAAGAAGAACGTAGTACCAAATGTAGTTGTAGTCTGGAATGTTGTAGTTGTGGCTCTAGATGTATCGGTTGCTCTTGAAGTTGCATTAACAAGAGTAGTAATATACGTTGTGATTGTATTAAATACAGTCGTTGTCTGGAACGTGGTAGTAGTTGATCTTGAAGTGTCAGTTGCTCTAGTTGTTCCAGCAACAAGAGTGGTAATATACGTTGTAATAGTATTAAACGTAGTTGTTGTTTGGAATACAGTGTTACCACCTAGAGAGGTGATATAAGTTGTAATAGTGTTAAACGTAGTTGTTGTTTGGAATGTAGTAGTTGTTTGAAATACTGTCGTTGTTTGGAACGTAGTAGTGGTTGATCTTGAAGTGTCTGTTGCTCTTGTTGTTGCAATTATAGTATCAAACGTAGTTGTGGTATTAAACGTTGTTGTCGTAGCATATGCTGTGTCAAACGTAGTTGTAGTATTAAACGTCGTCGTCGTTGCGTAAGCAGTGTCAAACGTCGTTGTTGTGTTAAATGTTGTTGTGGTAGATTGAGACGTATCTGTCAACCTAGATGTAACAATTGTTGTGTCAGTTGCTCTAGAGGTAGCCGTTGCTCTAGATGTATCAATTGTAGTATCTGTGGATCTGCTAGTTGCTGTAGCTCTAGATGTATCAATTGTAGTATCTGTAGATCTGCTAGTTGCTGTGGCTCTGCTTGTAGCATAGGCCGTCTGGAAGACAGTTGTTGTAGCTATACTTGTTGCAGTAGATCTAGATGTGTCAATAACGGTATCTTTTATTGTACCAGTATTGAATACTGTATTTGTTATCTTACTTGTATCATACCCAGTGTCATAAGCAGTGGTTGTAGATCTTGTGGTTGCTGTATTACGAGCAGTATCAATTACCGTATCAAACGTAGTTGTCGTATTGAATACTGTGGTTGTAGCATAAGCAGTTTCAAACGCCGTTGTTGTTTGAAACGCCGTAACGGTATTGAATACAGATAGAGTAGTTCTATTTGTGCCAATTACAGTATCAAATACAGAATCTGTACTTCTGCTTGTTGCAGTATTTCTTGCTGTATTAATTGTTGTATCAAATACTGTATTGGTGTCAAATACCGTTGCAGTTGATTTTGAGGTTGCAGTATTTCTTGCTGTATTGATAGTTGTTTCAAATACAGTGTTTGTAATAAATATTGTTGTGGTAGCTCTAGAAGTTGCAGTATTTCTTGCTGTATTGATAGTTGTTTCAAATACAGTGTTAGTGAGGAAACTTGTCGTGGTAGCCCTAGAGGTTGATGTTACTCTATTAGTACCAATTGTTGTTTCAAATACGGTTAAAGTTTGAAATACAGTTGCAGTTGTTCTTGTTGTAGCGTAGGCAGTTGCTCTGGATGTAGAAGTGTTTCTATTTGTTGCAGTTGCCTTGCTTGTATCATAGCCAGTTTCAAACAACGTCACAAAAGCAGTTGTTGTATTTCTATTTGTTGAAATTGTTGTATCAAATGTCGTGACAATGACTGTCTCAAATACAGTTGATCTAGAAGTTTCGTATGATGTATCTTTTGTAGCAGAGTAAATTTGCCTTAGAACACCATTCTGATTAACATAGGCATCCCTAACGGTACGTAGAATACCGCCATCGTTGACTTTCAGAATTTCGGCTTCTCTCAGAGTGCCGTTGTCATTAAAGAATAATTTACCTGGCATTACATAAGCCTATTACTGGTAAACTAGCCAAATATGACCGTTAGATGTTGCACCCACATTTGTTGGGGTTGTACCAGTGATTGTTACTCTTGCTTCCGTGTAATGTTGATTAGCTGGTGTACCGCCAAGGTTATTTGCGTTGTTGGCAGTGACTGGATATACAGCTTCTTCGACGTTAGATGGTTTAATTTTAGTTGTCATACCGTCTAATCCTAACTAAAAATGGTTGAAGGGTCTTGTTTATTTATGTTATTTTAAACTATGGCCAAGTTGCTATCTGAACCCTCTTCCACGTGTTTGTAGCAACACAAACGTAGATATAGGTCGAATCCCACGTTATTGTTCCTGCCACTCCAGGAGCAACAGCTGTCGCAGGAGGGTTTGAGGCCGTAAATCTTAGCTGGCCAATACTTAAAGTATTAGCTACTGATACGTTGTTTGTTGTCTTATCAAACGTGAATCCTGGTGACCCACTAATATCATTTGAATCATTAAACTGGACAAACGTGTTTGTGCCGCTTGCATCTAGTCTATAGAAAAAGGTTCTTACTGTAATTTTGTCGTTATTTGCTGGCGCTGTAATAAATGTTAGTGTTTTATTTGTCACAAAAAAGTCAGTTGTTGGCCTCTGGACAACACCATTTAAATAAACAAATGTCTTATTTGTTGTAGATGGGTCTGTTAGAGTGAAGTTCTTTGTTGTGCCATCTCCAATAAATGTTGTCACCATTAAGTTATCGGCAGCATTAATACCAACAATGTTAATGTTATCTGTTGATGTTGGTGCAACAGTGAATGTTAGATTGGCGCCAGATACACCATAATCGTTGGTTGGTACCTGGGCAACACCGTTTAGAAATACTAACGCATACGCATTAGATGATAGAGATGAACCAAGCGTAAACTGGGTATTGGTATCATTACCAACAAAATTATCAAATGTAAACTCCACATCATTTGGGTTACTAATATCCAGAATATGGGCATGGATAGTATCAGTATTGGCAGGAGCAGTAACAAATGTTAGTGTAGTACCGGTTATAGAATAGTCAGTAGTTGGTACCTGGGCAACACCATTTAAGAATATAAATGTTCTAGATGTATTGGCAGAAGTGGATAGTGTAAACTGTGTGTTTGTGTCATTGCCAGTGAATGTTTGGGAAATGACAGAAACATTAGCAGACCCACCACCAGACCCACTAATCTGAAAATAGTTTGACCCATTTGAAGAGTATAGCTTTTGATCAGTGACATTGATGAACAATGCACCTGGTTCAATGTATGAACTATTTGAGCTGTCGGATATATTTGGTACTTCACCAGGTACATCCGTCCTTGCGATTTTAGCTGTTGTTGCCATTTAACTACTTATTGATCCATTAACTCGTTGTAATAGGCTCTGGCTTCTGCCTCTGTATCAAATTCTTCACGAAGCATTCTAGGGTGCTCCAAAGAAGTATCCAAAACATCTACCCACCAGGTATTGTCTGAGTTTTTATCCATGTTAATAAACTTTTTATTAGGCAAAGTCATTTTCTACCTCTACTATATTCCAGAATGGTAGCTGTTTCATTTGTGTAATAAGATTATTCATTCTTTCTTTATCCATAGTAACCATATTTTGATAAACGTAAAACTGCTCGCCACCATCCCAGATTAAATTACCTTGTAAATCTGTGATTGTTCTTTTATATTTTTCGCTGTCTATTTTCTTAACAAATAGCTTCATTTGTTTTAGTTGTATATTCATAGTGTGTCAAAGCTCGAGTCGTACCAACAAACATAAGCGGCACCATAAGCATAATAATCTCCGCCAGAACCTACCCAATAAGGTGCATCTTGATAGCCACCACCACCAAAATAATTGCCATCCCAACAAGCACCATACCACCAGTTGTTGGTACTGCAGTGACACCACCAGCTGGCGAGATGACTACGGCAAGTGGATCTGGTGTATCGGTTGTTGGTTTAGGAATAATGGCAACAGCACCAGTATCGGTGTCTGTCTTAATTGTGGCACCACCAAGATTAATAGTCGTACCAGACAACCACAAATCTCTCCAGCGCATTGAAGAATTACCAATATCGTAGGTGATATTGGCTGATGGCATTAGGTGGCCACCAAATGTTGCACCGCCAGCTGCTGTAACAGCTGAGCTATTAATTACAGCATTGACTGTTGAGTTGCCAACGGCAATCTGAGAGGCGGTAATTGTGACATTGCCAATAACAACCGCTGTTGAATTTACAGTGGCGTTAGAGGTAGAGTTACCTACAGTGATAGACTGTAAGATTACGTTTGCCGTATTAGATATTGCTCTACCTTGTAATTTGCCTGGCATATTTGTATACTCTACTAAGTGTAAGCTTCTTCTGGAGCAACTAACGATTTATCAATTAATGGATCTAACGCAATCTGCAATTCTTTATTAACATTATATCCACCAACAAGACCAACTAATGCTGCTACAGTTGTATTGGCATAATTTGTAATATCTTGCTGAACTATAGTATATTGTAATGCAGCCATACTACTCTACCTTAATCAATAGCCCAGGCATGTTGGTAGATGTTCCTGCGTTAAAGAAAGTATAGGTATCACCATTAACATTAACTGTATCACCTGTTGAGCCAATACCTCCCTTTGTCCAATAAATTGGGCACACTCCTGTAACAAATGACGCAGGAAAGCTTATATCACCCATTTTATACCATACTGGATCAATCTGATATCTTGGGTTGCCGCTTGAGTCAATTGTATTCTCTCTAACAGCATTACCTGATACCCAGAATAAATTATTTTGGTTGTAAGCTTTATTTTGAGCTGAACCAGAATATATGTTGTAAACCCCGTAATTAGTACCCGTTGAAGGATTTGTCACATTGACGGCATATCCTTGTTGTTGCATTGCAGTACCATCTGTTGTAATTGTCTCAATAACTGTTGCGCTATTGTTAGGATTATTAATTATTATGAAAGGTGCAACATTATAAAAATCATGGACTGAAGTTTGAGAAGATTCCCATAATCCATGATATCCTATTCCTTCAACAATTAGCGTACAATGTCTGGCTGTTGCTAAAAGGTGAATTACAGTACCTGAGATAGTTGGAATCATTCTGGGCGAGGGCGACGTCAAGGTGCCTACAGTATTTGAAGCAGGGGTTCTATTTGTCATTACACCAAGGTTAGTTGATGATGAACATGCCATCATTGAAAAGGCATTTGTTGAAACTGCGTTTCCAACGTAATTACCCAAAACTAGATACTTTGTCTTTGAATTATCTAAGCAAGGAGCAGAAAATACAAGACTATGACCAGTTGTTCTTGTAGGAGATGCTACTGATTCGGTACTAATTGTTGGCTGATCATTTGCCACGTTACTTCCAACATACGTCCAGCCTGCAGGTGTATTACTTACTATAACACTTGAAGTATTACTAAAATATAAAAGGTTTGCAGTACTAGGGTTACTCGATACAAGTAATCTACCAATATCTCTCATTGCACCAACGTGGTGAATATTAGCATTACCTACAACTAACTTGGCGTACATCTAATTAACCCCCACTACCATTGAAGGTAGTTACTCTTGGATCGCTTTGTAGAAAACTAACATCTTCTACGTTTGTTATAAAATAAATCGTATCCATGACAACCAAAGTTGTATGGCTAGCGTTGTTATCGACCATGAATTGATTAAAATCTACTCTTGGCCCATTGAAGCTATAATACGTTGCATTATTAAAATATTTTGATACTTCTTCCATATAATTAACCTGAGTAATAATTGTATGCAATGGATAATCCCTGACCAGGAGTGGTTGAACCACCTTGGACAACATCTGCAAATACAGATTGGCCTGCCAAAATGCTTATGTTAGTATTTATTGTAGCGGAAACTGAGTTAGCTGGTAACGAATAGGTGTCAATAACTGTTGAATTGCTATAACCATCCGATCCTTTCTTCAATCTAACTTGCGCCGCTCTCCCCTTGGGGGCTATACTAGCTTTTAGAACAACTTGGACAATCAGGCTATCTGCTGAAAAATAAACACCCTTACCATCCCCAATATTGGTGGCTGCAACGATATTATTTTTAGATGGAGCACTTACCCCCTTGTTTTGTATTTTGGTGCCAGCTATTAACTTTGAAACATCAGTTGTTCCAGAATTAGCAACACCGGTAAAGATTTTACCTAGTGTGTTATCAATTAAAATACTTCTTGTTCTTGTTGGCATTTGTTATACTTCCATTGTTGTAACGACACAACTCCAGGACACAGTCTTTCCTGTTGCCCCGGTAACAAATATGTTTACTGAATCGCTTGCGTTATTTGCTCTGGCGTCAATTGCAAAGTTAGCATCAGACCTAGTAACAATAACTTCGTAAATAGAACCAACGTCTGTTGTTGTTCCGCTTGCATTTGTTGCAACACCCTTTAGAAAAAACGCGCCGTGGTCACCTGTTGAGTCTGTTCTTCTACAGACACAATCAATTGTGTAGTAAACTGTCTTATTGACTGCTACTGGTATTCTTGTTGCTCCACCATCAATGAATATTTCTGTTTCTGTAGCATTTGTTGTTGTTCCAGTGAGTAAATACTGATTGGAATACTTTGATGTTGATGCTGCATTAGCCCAATAAACACCAGCTCCATTAGACGTTAGTATTTGTCCGTCTGATCCAGCAGAACTATTAGCAACAACCTTTGTAACAACAACAGAAGTGGAATTAATTACTGTATTAACAGTGCTATTCCCAAATGTCAGTGTACCATTTAATGTTCCACCAGCAAGAGGTAGGAATGTTGAGTTAGCATATGCAACTGCATTGGTATAGGCGGCCGCCGCATTACCCGAGTAGGCAATCGCATTTGAGTAAGCGGCCGAGGCTTTAGTATCAGCGTACGATGTAGCATTGCTATAAGCTGTTGCTGCCTTTGTATCTGCATAACTTACTGCATTACTATATGCACTATCAGCTCTTGAGGCTGCGTTAGAAAATGCTGTGGCCGCCTTAGTGTCAGCGTATGAGGTTGCATTTGAATAGGCAGTAGCTGCCTTTGTATCAGCATAACTTGTGGCGTTACTATAAGCTGTAGCTGCTTTGGTGTCTGCATAACTTACAGCATTAGAATAAGCTGAATCGGCTCTTGCAGCAGCATTAGAGAAAGCAGTGGCAGCAACTGTATCTGAATATGATCTTAGTGTAGAAGCAGTGTTGCCACCAACTGTAGCTGCATTAACAGATGTAATTGAAGAACCATTGCCTGACAACGTGGCTATTCCAGCTCGGGCAATATAAACATCTATTTCTGACCCGTTATCAGGAGCTGCTGTAAATGTTAATGTTGTACCAGATATATTATAATCAGCATCTCTTTGAATAACTCTATCAACAAATACAAGTGTGTGACTTTCGTCAGTTGGTGTAGATGATAATGTATATTGGGTGTTTGATCCATTACCAGTAAATGAATCCCTCAACATTCCGACACCAAACGAATTGGCACCAATTACTGTATTAACAGTACTATTACCAACAGTGATTTGCGATCCTGTAATAACAACATTGCCAACAGTTAACTGAGTGCCTTGAAGATGAACATTGCCGGCTGTGATTGTTGTGTTGACTGTACTGTTACCAATAAAGATAGTACTTGTATTGACTGTTACGTTTGAGCCAATTGCTAATGTCGTTGTGTCCTTATTAAACGTGAACTTACTATTAGCTCCAAGAGCATTACTGTCGTTAAATTGAATTTCAGTATTGGCGCCGGCAGTATTGGCACTACCTCCGCCACCAGCACCATCAGTAGTAATTGGTGTCTTCTTCCAAGTATTTGTGCCAGTGGCAACATATAGGTAGCTACTATCCCAAGCAATAGTACCAGTCGTACCAGTGGCAGTAGAGTTGGCTGGAGGGTTAGAGGCACTAATTCTTAGGTTAGGTACAGTTAATGTATTAGCAATCGTGACGTTGTTGGTTGTCTCATCAAACACAAAGCCAGCCGAGCCACCAAGCGACCCAGACTTATTGTATTGGACATTAGTGTTACTACCAGCAGTAGACGATGCTGTAGATGGGATTGATCTAGCAATGATCTTATCGCCGTTGGCTGGTGCAACACTAAAGACTAGAATAGCACCTGAAACGCTATAGTCAGCAACAGGAGTTTGAGTAACACCGTTGAGAGAAACTACTGTCTTAGAAGTGGTAGATGTTGTACCAAGTGTAAATTGTGTGTTAGATCCATTACCAGTATACGTTGTTGTAGCAATATCTTCAGCGGTATAGCTAGTAACCTGGATATTGGTACCATTAGCTGGAGCAGCTGTAAATGTTAGAGTACTACCAGATATTGTATAATCTGTTGTTGGTACTTGAGCGACACCGTTTAGAAATACTAACGATGTTTGGTCTGATGATAATGATGTTGTAAGTGTGAACTGGGTATTGGAACCATTGCCAGTAAAGTTGTCGCTTGTAACTGTCAAGTCAGCAACAGATGGAATGTCAAAGGTTCTTACTTCAATAGCATTATCACTTGGAGGAGCTGTTGCAAATGTTAGAATATTGTTGGCAACAGAGTAATCTGTTGTTGGAGCTTGTAGGACACCATTTAGGTAAACAAATGTTTTATTGGTTTGTGTTGTAACTGATAAAGTAAATTGTGTGTTAGATCCATTACCATTAAACGTATCGCTAATAATTGTAAGGTCACCACCGCCACCGCCACCAGATGTTGGATCACTCCAATAGATGCCACCTGTGCCATTTGAAGTCAGTACCTTACCAGCTGTGCCAACAAAACCGTTTGCAAAAATTTTAGTGACTGCAATAGCAGAAGAATTGATTGTTGTGTTAACTGTGCTATTGCCAAACGTGACGCTTGTAAATGTTGGCGTCATTGAAGTTGCAAAGGCAATAGATTGAGGTGTATTGGCACCATTGGCAGTAATTAGAACATTATTGCCACCGATAAAGTTTACGGTATCAAGACCAGTTGCAGTTAGCTTAGTAACACCATCAACTTGCCAGTACTTGAATGTACTGTTCATTGCAACCTTAGCAATGCCCGCGGAAGGATTTGTTACATCAAACCCACTATCTTCGTCAAATTGAAGAGTAGAAATTTGTGTGTATGTGGATACGTTAGAAGTTGAATTAACTAACTGTACATCAAAGGCACCAATCTCAAAATGATAGGTACCATTAGAAGAATATAGCTTTTTGTCCGTAAGATTGACAGCTAGCTCACCAGCTGCAATATAGGATGAATTAGCCTGATTAGATGTATTAGGCGTACGTCCAGCTACAGACGTTCTTTTAATCTGAAACTTTGTTGCCATGTGGCCCTCAAATTTTAGCCAGTATATACTGGGATATAGTAGAGGTTATATAACCTCTTTCAGTTATTTATTATCCACCGAGATACAATTCCCACAAATCAACTGGATCAGTTACATTATCAACAATACCGCCAGACCCAGGATCAACACCCCCTGTTCCTGATTGGGAAGCAGCAACAGTTATTGAACCAACAAATGTATTTGAAACGCCTACTGAGTCTGTTGCTGTGATTGTAAATGTTGATGTTCCAGCTGTTGTTGGCGCACCAACAAGGTAGAAATAGCTACCCTCATCTGTTTCATTTTCTGTAATACCACTCATTCCTACTGGTAATGACCCACTTGTTACGGCCCATGTAAGAGGTGCAACACCTCCTGTGTGGGAAACATACACAGATGAATCATAATAAACATTAACAGTTCCATTAGGTAATGACGTTGACGCAAACAGTGTTAATGGATTTGTTGTAGGTTTTGGTGGTGGGTTATAAGGTGTCTTATTGCCACTTGGAGGAGATGGGGGAGGTGTATTTGTTACAATAGGGCTGTTCAACTTAAATGAATTGCTAATTCCTAGGTCTGTCAACGTAACAGTTACAACTCTTTGAGTATTAGTTTCACCAGACTTACTTGTTGTTACGCCTGTTGAATAAAATGCTGACACATATTCAGCATTGAGGAAGGATAGGTAGCGATCATAAAGTGTCCACGTGCCTGTTAATGGAATACTACACATTGTTTGTGGTAATCCACTAATTGAATATCTTACACCAGATCCTATTGCAGCCTCTGACGCATCAACAGTTATAAAGAACAAATCCCCTTCTGTAATTTCAGAACTTGATGACATATTAATGCCATTTGAATTTGTCAATGTTAGGTAATAATTAATTGGAGCTGGAGTGACAGAAGTATCATTAATTACAACTTGGGATATTAGCCCCAAGGTTGGCAATGAGAAGGTCATTGTTTCAAAACCTTCCGTAGTTAAATCGTTTAGTGCTGTAACTACAATACCGCCACTATTATTATTAACTGTAATAGTTCCTGTTAATGGCTTATCAATATCAGCAGAAGATACCCCTGTAATACTATAATTGTATGTTGTACCATCAGCAACAGATGTCGTTCTTAAATTAAATGATACTGATTTACCCTCTGCAATTGCTGATGCCGAAGCAGATAGCGAGTATGTTGGGTTTGCATCAGCGATTGCAACTCTTGCTGATAGATTTAATGAGCTGATTGCAATTACAGCTGTCTTTGGATCATAGTAACCGTTTGGTAAAGTGGAGAAGGTAATTGTACTTGTACCATCTGCACCAACTGTAAAGTAACCAGTTAATGGCATACCATCTAAATCAGTTGATGTTATTCCTGTAACCCTATAAGCAAATTTTGTTCCCTGTGGAACATTTGTTGTAGTTAGTGTAGCACTAAACACATCACCTTCTTGTATTGATGTTGGTGAAGCAGTCAGGCTATATGTTGGTACAGCTACGGCCTGGGAGGTATCTTTTACACCAATATCAACATAGGTTATAGATCCTGGCGGAGCCTGCTGAATGATTGTAGGCAATTTAAATCTAAAATATTCAATACCTTCCGTACTAACATCAGCACTAGCAGTGACTGTTACGCTGGCTGTCTGGTATTTTGTTTCTTGATATCCCACAAGATATTCGCTTAGTATACCACCAATTGATTGGAAGATTGGCACACGATCAACAACTGTCGTTAGAGTAAAGTTGCCACTAAACTGACCACCAACAACATCTGATGTAGTGAATCCTGTACCTGGTTCTATTTGCCAAGGAATTACATCCCCATCATTATAGTTTGCAGTTACAAGTGTAAATGTAACTGACTCACCTTCTGATATTTGAGTCTTGTCGGCGGTTAGTGTATAGAACGTATCAACTTGTGGTGATGTTGTGGTTACACTACCCACTGAAATTGAAACAGGCAAATCTTGAAATGCACCTGATGAGGAGGTTACTCTTATTGTAAACTGGGTTGCAATCGCTTCGGTTGGTGTACCTGTGAAGTTAATTGATGCAAAGCAAAATTTGCCAGTATAGGCTAATTGATTGACTGTTGGTGTAACACTAATTGTTAACCATGATGGTTTTGTGCCACCAATTACTGTAACACTAAATGTACTGCTATGTGCGCCAAGCTCAGTTACAAGTAGCCTATTAGAAAATGAACCATCTAGAGATACATTTTTTGTCATTGGTGGCAATCTACCACCATCATCAACTAGGTAACCAGTTAATACTAATGATCCTGATACAGTCATTGCGTAGTCAGCATATGTTGAAGCAGGAGTTGGTGACTGGTCGTCTGTTATAGTATAACGCCAATTATAGGTACCAATCTGGGTAGGCTTACCAACAAGAAATCCACTTCTACCACTATTAAGAGTTTGAAGTGAAAGACCAGGAGGCAAATTGCCACTTGTCAATGTCCATTTGTAAGGCATTAAAATACTCCGCCTGGGTCAACGTAAAAGTCTTCTTCAACTAATCCGCCAGATACTGTTCCAATATTTAGATTGACATTTTGCCCAACCAAAACATTGCCTGGCTGTACTGCTGTAAACGTAAGAGGTGTTGCGCTGAATGGAGGAGGAGCAACCGCACCTGCAACATTGGAAATGAATGCATATGTAAATGTTACACCAGCTGGTGGTGACCAAGTATATATGAACCATTCAAATGCATCATTATCTCTGCTTGTATCATTTTGGCTGCCTGAGGCCCACAGATTGCTAGGACCAAGAGTATACACATTATTATCAGAACCAATTAAAGATATCTGGCCAATATATGCTGACCCTGTTTCAGAAAATGAAAGAACCATAAAATAATCCGATGGGATTATCTTGCTTGGATATCTTAGTTCTTTTGGATAAGTTGATTGGTGAGTTGTTCTATGCGACTCGCTACTATAGTATCTAGTACCGTCTGCTGCATATAGAGGTCTTTGGGACTGTTCATAAATTCTACTACCATCATGGGTACCAATCCATTTTGTTTCTGGACCAGCTAAAGTTCCTTGTGAAGGAACTCTTGAGTAATCAACTTGCTCATTGTTGTAACCAAATGGGTCTCTTGTGTGTTGCTGTCTCACACCATAATTGTATATTGGCAGGTAATAACATTTACCTGGTGGCATTGGTAAGCTGAAGGTATAATTTTGGGTTGCAGGCTTACCTAATAGATAACCACCTGAAGATAACTGAGCACTTAGAGTTACAGAATTATTAAGATTAGTTACTGTCGGAATTGCAAAATTAAATTCTGGACCAGTGTCATTATATATTGACTGACCAACTAAGTTGGCTTGTCCATTTGTAGTATTGGCATATAAGACACCACCAGTGGTACTGAAGACAAACTCAGGAGATGGAATTGTTTGTGTGCTTGTATATGATGCTGTGAATGCTACATTCTGGTTATATGTAACTTGCGATGGGTGTGGTTGAGGGTAGCCATATGCGCCATTAGGTCTTTGTGTAAATGTAAAATATTTGCCACCAGCAGTTCCTGAGGACAACTTAGCACTACCATCTGATGGTGGTTGACTAATAATACTATCGCTTACAGTATTAGATATTAATACATTATTATTAAGATCTCTCAATTCGTATGTAATATTATATACAAGTGTCTGTGGAGTGCCAAGGGTTGATTGAATTCTATCTCTTCTTTTCTTTCCACCAGATGTTGCTGGATATCCAGCTGGTGCAGCGCTTGTATTAGCTGCTTGATTGTAGAATGGACCATTAACCACTGCATTAGGATCAATAATATTGACAACTCTTGTTATAGTAAAATTAGTATTGATTGAACCTGGATAATCAGTTGTGGCAACAAAGTCAATACCATTGAATGTGTTGTATATTGTTGTTCCAACTCCACCATTAACATATCCACCATTCTCAATTAAATAATTAATTGCTTGGCCGCTGAATGCGTAGACATCACTATCTATTGTAATATATTCTGAATATGTGTATGGATATTTGGTAACTGTTAATGATGGAGCAAGAGCATTAATTGTAACTGTGACATCTTTTTGAACAGTTCTTATAACACCCTTATAATTAACTTCAGCAGTGAGCTCATAACTACCAGAGTTAGATGCTTGTGTTGCACTAGCAGTAATAGACATTCTCTGTGGACTTTCTAATACCACCTGTAAATCATTACCACCATGTTTTGTAGGAGGAAATCTAAACTTATGATTACCAACAACTGCACTTGTTTCATAAATGCCAGTGGCTGTATCTGTTTTGTTGTCTGAAGACTTGGTTACATTTTCTCCACTAATTGCCAATTTAGTTGTGGCAGCATCAAGAGTAATTGTTGGGGTAGATAATGCCTCAATTACTCTCGAGCTTGCATCATATAGTGTACCAGTAACCACAACATCTTGGGTGTTAGAACCACCAACGACTGGTGATACAACCTCTACTAGCGCAGAAGTTGGATTTGTTTCAATACCTACATTCGTATTATTTTTTGTCCACGTAATCGTACCTGTGGATTTGGTAGCATTAATAACAATTCTTGATTCTGCTACAGCACTTACTTCCATCTGTACATTTGAGGTAGCTGGAGTTGAAATGCTATAAGTATATGCTTGCGACTGAGCACTAATTAAAATGTCACTTAGTACTGTATTAACAATTGTAATACCATCATAGGATAACGTAGCTGTCAAATCATAATTACATGTATTTGAAATTGTTTGTGTAGCATTCTTACCAGATGGCGTTGTTGCTCTGATATTAATCGTAGATGCTTTAGGCTGATTGTCTTGTGTGAGCTCTGGACCACTTCCATTAAATTGTCTTATAGACCAAGCAAAGTTACCAGCACCCCATGTGGCTGAACCAATAGAGGTTGCAGTTTGGGCACTAAAACCAATCTGAGTATTTGATGGAGGCTTATTGAGAGTTAATCCGTAGGTGCCTGCTCTCAATGTAATTGGAGCGGATCTCTTCTGATCCATAATTGTATTATCAGAAGCTCTTAGTGTTGCTAGCACTACAACAGTTGCTTTCTTAAAGCCAAACCCATCTGTATCTTTATTGTGATAGAGACTGATTCTTTCTACTTTAGCAGAACTATTAGATGATAATGTTTGCTGAGTGACAGTGTCGCCAGTTGTTTCAAGAGTAAATGTGATCGTGCCTTGAGCATATGTTGGTGCTACAGAATTATGGACAGCCGTTATATCAATTGTTGAATACTGACTAGCAGAATTTGAGAATTGATTATTTGATAAAGCAGCTGGAGTTAAAGATGTAATCTGCCTATCAATAAAATGAGCTCTAATGTCAATGGTAGAAGTGTTTGACGCGACAACCTTACCATCATTAATCATTTCTGATAACAGCGAATATACAACAGCATTTACTAATGGAGTTGCCGCCGTAACACCAAACGATACGCTATCACCAATACCTGGCATTACGCCATTAAACGTAAAGCTAGGTGTAATTGGTCCAGTGCCTGACAAATATGTTGGTGTGAATCTATATGTTGTTCCAGCCAATGAAGCATTTGATGTTGCTGTTACTGTAACAAATGCTGTCTGTGCTGCAACTCCAGTTGAATTGATAGTGAAGCTTGGAGTAGCTATAACTTGGAAAGCTGTGTTGACAGCATTAACTGTTAACTTAATATTTTTAGTACATGTATTGACTGTATGACCATCAACTGTCATTACGCCAGTTACTGTGAGGTTAGCAACCTTAGCGCCACTTGCAGATGCAAGTTTGATTACAGCAGTTTTACTATTTGGTTTTGTTACTGTTATATCGCTAGCTGTTATATTATCTGATCCGCTATCAATTGTGTATGTCCACGTTAGCAATGGATCATACATGTCGCTGTTAGCCTGCAGAGTAAGCTCAGCTGTTATTGGGCTTCCTACAATTGCAATACCGCCTTGGGTATTTGTTGTCGATGTTGTATAAATTTCTGAGAAGCCAATCTTATTGCTCAGATCACTAAAAAGGATCTCTGTTCCCTGCTTAGATTTTGCAAGGGACCCTGTCAGCTGTCTGACAACAGCGTTTGCCCCAACATCTTGTTGAATACCAGAACCATCACCAGGGTTAATTTCATCCCTAATGTCGGATACATCTAATGCATTGGCTGGTGTCGTTGGGGTGGTCATTTCAAACCCTATAAAAAAAGGCTACGTATCTATTTATACGTAGCCCCAGTTGAGATTTGAAGCTTACTTTTGTTCTTGTTTTGGTGCTTGCTGAGCAGGCTTTACGTTCCTAATTGCTTCAATCTGATTCTTTAATTTCGTAATAGTATTGTTTTGTTCTTGTATTTGTTCTTCTAGTTTCTTAATATTTTCGTTTGCTATCTCTAACTGTGATTTTTGTACAATATTTAAACTTGAAGCTTCTATCCACGCATTTCTGTAATTGTTGAATACCTTTTCAACCAAATCATTATTTTCCATTTAAACCTCTTAGAATGTGCCACCATCAAGATCCGCAAATACTGGGTAGCCAGATGCATTGGCCTGAAGTACTTGACCGTCTGTACCAGCAGATGTAACACCTAGTGGGCCAGTAGTGTTACCATATAGAACACCCTTAGATGTAACAGTTGACAAGCCTGTACCACCTGAACCTACTGCAAGGGCAGTTGATAGGGATAAGCTGTTGGCTGTAATATTAACATTGACAGTTGAGTTGGCTGTAATTGTGACTGCTAGAGCGTTGGATACCAACGCACCTGATAGCAAGTATGCATTCAAATCAGCAATGGCAAATGTTGGGTCTGCCGTATTAACTGTTAGTACGCCATCAAGCTCTTGGGTTAGCCCCTTGAACAAGTAGTATTGATCAACAGATGCATCTCTAAACAAACCAGTGTGGAGGTTTGCGCCGCCAACATGGTAGTTACCAACAAAACCAATATCAACTAGGTCAGCTGCGTAGTTGTTACCAGCTAGGTAGATCAATGGATCAGAAATGACTACCGACTGAACATTTGTAGTGACAAGATTGCCAGATACAGTCAAGTCACCATAAATTGCAACATCTTGGTTAAAGTAACCATAATCAGCATGAACATTACCAGTGTGAACTTCAGCCCAATATAGAGTGTTGTTACCTAAGCTGTATGTTAGGTTGGCTGATGGAATAATATGGGTATTAACTTTACCAATAAACGATACAACGTCGGAAGAAGCATCGCCAAGTTTTGTATTGCCATTTACAGTTAGTACTGAGTCAATAGCAACATTTGTTGCTAGTACGTTGTTGGCGTTTACTTCACCCCATCTCAGATCAGCACGACCCAACTTCTGAGTGTTGTTTGCGGATGGTGTGATTTCTGTGTTGACTGTTGCCTTGAACGATACTACATCAACACCAAAGCTATTACCTAGCTGTACATTGGAGTGGGCAGTAAAGTCACCAATGACATTGGCCCAACCATTAATGGTTGTATTGCCAATGTTTAGAGCACCAGTACTAATTGATGATGAGTTGATTGTCGTATTGACAGTTGAGTTGCCAATTACCAACACACCTGTATCAAGAGTTACATTTGAACCAACTGCTAGAGATGTTGAATTAATTGTAACATTTGTTGATGTGCTACCAACATACAATGCTGAGTTAACGTGGGCAACTGCATCAGTGTATAAATCGCCCTTTAGCTCTAGAGTACCAGTACCACCCAAGCGGGCAGCTAGGACTGTATTACCGTACCACTTGAAGCCTATTGAGTTAGATGAATTGTCGACAGCCGTCCAAATGTGGCCACCCTCGACACCCATCGAATAGTGTACTCTACTATCTCCAAAGTCGTATAGACGGAATCTTTCACCATCATAGTTACCATTGTTTGGAGCCTGTAGAGTAATATTTGATGAAAGTACTCTATGGCCAACAATTGTACCTGTTGTGCCTACATTAATAGATGTTGAGTTGACAACTGCATTAACAGTTGAGTTGCCAACGGTAATTGTACTTTGGGTTACAGCTACGTTTGGTCCAACTGCAATTGATGTTGCGTTGATTGATACGTTAACTGTACTGTTGCCAACTGTTAATGTCTGACTAACTGTTGTGTTGCCAAGAGATGCTGTGTTGGCAACTGTTAGAGCACCATTAACCGTTACGTTTGCTCTTGCTGTAATGTTACCACCAACATTAGCTGATGATGAAATTTCAGCATTTGTTGCATAAAGAATATTGGTTGTTACAGATGTTGAGTTGACAACAGTATTAACTGTGGAGTTGCCAACGCTAATTAATGTACCATCAAATAATGTGTTGCCAATTGTTAGCTGTGTACCACGTAGGGCAATATTACCAGCTTGGATTGTTGTATTGACAGTTGAATTGCCAATAAAGATTGTTGATGTATTGATCGATACATTTGAGCCAACTGCAATACCACCAGCAATGTTAAATGTGTTTGTTGTTACGTGGGTAGCATTGACGACTGAATTAACTGTAGAGTTACCAATAAACAATGCTGAGGCATTAATAATAACATTGCCACCAACAGCAATCGATGTATCTACATTAACTGAAGGCGTTAGGCTGATTGTAATATTTTGGGAATTGAACGCAACATTTGTCTGATTTGCGTTGCCAGAAATTGAATGGTTTTCCCATTGGCCGGCAGTATTATCGTAGACAAGTAACTGATTATTGGCAACAGATGATAGTGTAACGTCTGTTAAAGAATCTAGATCAGATGCAGCGGTGCCCCAATAGACACCACCGGTTGAATTTGATAGAAGAACTTGGCCAGCTGTGCCAGATGCACCATTGGCGTAGATATATGTTGGTTGTAAGTTGGCGACAATAATTTTGTCAATTGCGCTTGAAGCGTTTGCAACAAGGGCTTGGTTAGCTGTTAGTACGCCAGGATTGTGGGTACCACCGATAGGGATTACAGCTGAGCTGTTGCCTATGAATAGTTTACCTGATAGATACGAAAACGCTAACTCGCCTTCGTTTAGTGTTGTTGGTGCCGCTGTTGCCGCACTTCTTTTAATTTTGATTATATTTGCCATTAGAATGTGCCCCCGTCAAGCGTTATTGACGTATTGCCTAAACTTTTTACCTCGTACTTATCATTTGCGGCATTATATACGACAACATCGCCATTGGCGGGTGTTCCTTCAGTCACATCAAGCAACTCATCAAATCTGCCAGCACCACCAGCTCCGGTAGATGCTATCAAACTAATAGGATTTACCTTATTAGTTTGTTGCAATCCGCCACTGACATTTTTAACGGTTACAGCCGCTGCCAGTTTGTTCTGATTGACTGTAACTTTACTTAGAATTGCCATAAGTTATTTATAAAATTATCTTGTTACGTTTGGAGTTACGGTCACTATACCCTCAATCAATCTTGAGATTTGATTAGATGCATCAGTGACCTCGAGATCATAAACATAACGTCCAGCAGTTAAATTTGCAGTTTGATTGGCTGTTAACCCTAGTGTAATTACACCATTAGATGTCATATTAACAGAAAAAGATGTAGAATTTGAAGATGTATAATGCTTACGCATTTGGGCAACGCCGGAATACGTAGAAAAGTTAATCGTGTTACCATTTTCATCATTGAAGGTAACGGATGTTTGGAATGTTGCGCCTTGATCTACAACCAAGTTAACTTTTGTTGCCATCTTATCTACTACTGCTACGGTATTTTTCTTCCATCTCAGCTTCTAGAATATTAATTCTATAGCTGAGCTCCTTCACAGCCTCAATTAATACAGGAACCAGCTTGGTATAATCTACTGCCTTATAACCATCGCTTCTTTCTGTAACTGCTTGAGGAAATACTTTTTCAACATCTTGGGCAATTAAACCAATATCTTTATCTGGTTTTGGACCAACATGCTCTAGGCCAGCAATCTTATCTTTGTCCCATTCAAAATGGACACCCTTTAACCAACGAACCTTTTCCAATGCATTAGCAATTGGAGTTACGTTTTTCTTTAGGTTTGCATCTGATGTGTAAAATGCTGTAATATCACCAGTTGCGTAAACAGCACCCTGGACATGAAGTGGAGCCTGTGGACTTGTAATACCACCAACACCAATTCTTGCTACTGTATTAGAAACAAAAAGCGATGATGTTGAACCACCAAAGTTTGTATTAGCATTTACTCTTACTTCGCCCGCTGTTGCATTAGCTGTAACTGTGCCCAACTTTAATGCATCAATTTCTTGTGAAAGTAAGTGAGTTAATCTTGTTCTTAGCCACTTGCTTGCTGATGTATCATAGCAGATAACATCGTATGTAGAATTTGTTGAGTTTGCATAACCAATGTTTGATGTTAGTACAAACTCATCTGGATCTAAGTCTGTGCCCTTTACCTCTAGGTTTGCAAATGCAGCGTAGCCAGTAGAGTTGGCTCTGAGCCAACCAGTTGTTCCTGAATATGTTGATGATCTATCACCAAATCTTAGTTTGGCTGTTGTGTCGATAATAATATTACCCTTGACACTCAAGTCGCCAACTGTGTATAGTTTAAATGCCGATTTAAGTTCTAGATTAGCTTCAATGGCTACATTAGCGCCTGTGACGTTGGATGTAATTGTATTGCCAACTAGAATAGTGTTGGCTGCAAACTTACCCCACAACTTGGAGTTAAAATTGACTGTAGAGTTGCCAGTAACACCTTCTGAAGTGTTTGCTGTAACAACAGAATTACTAATAGTTTGTGCCATCTGATTTGTGATGGCAACCCAACTTGCAAATGTATCTGAATTTGCATCAATTGAATTAATTGTTACTGACATTTTCTTTCCTCAAGGACTGCTTTAAGAAGTTGTTTTAATTCTGCAACTTCATCTTGTAAATCCTGTATTTTTCTATTCTGTTTCTTTCTAAGTTTATATTCTCTTAACTTAGCGGTATTAGTATTTAACACCGCATTTGTTTCTATATCTCTTATGTAGTCAGGATTATCCTGTACTCTATAAATTACATCTCTTTCCATATTACATCTGTAGAGCAATTACTCTTAAATCGTTAACTGTAGGATAAATGTACTCAAGACCTGTGTCAGAAGTTAATACTAACTTAACAGCAAACTTCTTAATTACCTTATTATATCCACTACCACCATATGAAGGGCCACCTGTCACACCACCAGTTGAGTTGGCGCCAAGATAAGAGACAGGAACTGTGTTGTTGGCTTGGAATGCTGCTAGGGCATTGCCAGCTAGTGTAGCTGAATTTGCAAATGAATACACATATTCTAAGAATTCATCTGGAGCATTTGTATTTCTAACAGTTGCTGGATTTTCATATGTCATCTTTGACCAAACCTTTGAATCAAATGGTTCTGGGTCAGAGTCACTCCATATTTTACTGTAAACATGGATTTCTGTGTTGGCTGGCTTATTAGCAGTAATAAAGATTCTAAGATCTTCTGCTTCTTGCTCATCTTCAAGAGTAATGATTTTAGAAATATATCTTGAGGCGGCGCCACCACTAACAGTATGTTCGTCAGTTGTATTTGCATTAATAATGTTACGCAACAGGATAACATTGTTACGAGTTAAATCAATCGCTGGTGAAATAAAATCATTATCTGAATTCATTGAAGCTTCAATAATAATTGATGAGTTTGTGCATGGCTTACCAGATGGGGTAACACCAGTTCTAAACTCATTACCAGCATTTCTTTCGTCTGTTTCACCCAACCAATATCTTGTTCTATCTCTAAATTCTAATTCAATGTTATTATCAATTAATTTTTCATCATCTTGTACGTATTTTGTACCATTATATTTTGCACCCTTATATCTTAATGTGATGCCTGTAAATGGAATTTTATTAATGGCTAGCTTTGGAACAATCCCATGATATGCAAACTTTGTAATACCATTATTTGCAGTGCTATCAATTCTCGCTATACCAAGCATGCCTGAATTATTGGATGTAGGATCACCTTCTTCACCTGTTCTTACAAACACAATATCTGTATTGGAAGTGAAGTTACCAGATGAGTTCTTAACATATAGTAAGCTATTAACCATATCTAGTTTGGTTACAACTGCATTGGCAGCTGTATTAACATAAGAATTAGACCATGCATAAACGTGGTCACCAGCTCTAATGTCTACAGCCCCAGATACGCTTGATAGATTATAGAATGAGATAATTTCTGTATTATTATTTCTTAGTGCCGCAGTGCCACTTGTAGCAGTAAACTTAGCTCTATAAAGATTAAATTTAATATCTTGGTTAATTAGGTCAGCATACTTCTGTTTGTTACCAGCAAAGTATGCAGTCTCAACAACTGGGTTTGAACCAATTGGTTTATCTGTAGCTAGGTCTCTCTGGCCTAGTTCGCCAACCCAAACTTCATAGTCAGGAGAACTACCAATAGACTTAATACCAAATGCATATGTCTCGCCAGCATTTAGATAAACAAGTTGTGGAAACACAAACTGTGTTTCAGAAGATCCATCTGTTGATGTTGCAACATCTTCAACATCAACTGTAACCAGTGAGTTAGGAATAACCTTATCAGGGTCAGGTAAGTTGTTAGTAACCTGCATTAAAAATGCTTGCACACCCAATGAATCAGACTTCTTTCTAAAGAATAATCCAAGCTTAGAAACATATACACCTGGAACTCCAGGAGGAGCTGTTACTCTAAATGTTTGTGAAAGGCTTGTATACTTTACTGCGTCAGTCATTGCTGTTCCTCAATTATTTTACTTTTGTGTACTTCATATAATCATCATTCACCCAACCACCGCCAGTTCCAGGTAATCCTATGCCACCCCAGTTACCAACGTTAATTGGTGGAATATTAATTGGAACAGCTGATGTTGTCTTCAATGTAAAGTGCTGGGATGTATTACCAATTGAGTTTGCATAACCATTGGATAGATAGAAGTCAGCCTTAACAAGTACAATTGTTTCACTATCTGGTCCTGTGTTAGAGTATAGAGTAATCGAATCGTTTGCACATCTTGGTGAATTTGTTGGAGTTGAATTGAAGACGACACCAGGTACCAACGTCAATACTGCACCACTACCACCTGATGTGTTACCATTTGTGCTATTTGCTGGAGCTGTTGTGTTGGCAATCTGTACTTTAATTTGCTGAGGCGTCTTAAATCCAGTACCAGGTGTTACACCAGTTACATCATACGATACGACTGCAATATCTGGACTTACAAGATAATTTAAGTTGGTTGTAAAGTTTAGAGTTGAGCCACCGCCAGTTACTTGGTAATCGACACCTGGAGATTGGACAAGGCCATTAACTGTAACAAGAATGCTTGTGTTTGTACTTGATACAGATAGTGGGAAGTTATTGTAAACAGTGCTATTGGCTGTAAATGTTTGCTGGGTTACAGGAGCACCGTTAGAGAAGTTACCCATTGTGTCAAGTTCAACATAACGAATTGAACCATACACGTCTGTGATAACTGTTGCATAGGCATCAACTTGACCATTAGAGAATCTAATTGTGTCGTTGTTAGAATATCCTGAGCCACCTGCCTCAACATAAACTTGAGTTAGGTTTGCTTGGGTAAAGGTTCTTAGTGAGGTTGCAGATACTGGTGTCACAGTCCAACCAATATAGCCTTGATAGTCAACTGATGGCTTAGCAATAACCTTGACTACGGTGTTAGTACCTAAAGATGTTCCTGTATCATATGTTAGGTTGAGATATGGTGTGTTGAACCCACGGTGGAAGCTGTCTCTAAACTCAAACACGTTCCAGGAATTATAGATGTATGGATCAGACACCTGGTTGACTTCTGATGTGACAAATGTCAACTCAACGTTTGGTACGGTTGGAGGTGTTGCTGGTGGAGGAACAACAATAGGTGGTTTGACCAACTTAGTTAGTCTAATTGGTTGGCTATTTCTCTTCTTCTCGCCTGCAGAGTCTGTAATTGTCAATGTGACAAGAACATCCTGAACAGCCTTATCTGTACTAAATGTTACAGTGTGTGGGCCAACGCCAGTTACAGTCGTATTGACATTTAGAATTCCAATTTCTGGGAAATCTCCAGTATTGAAATTCCATTCATAAGCAGTGATACTTCCATTCTTAACAAAGCTGTCATCTGTAAATGTTAATGTAAATGTACCATTTGCAATGTACCCATTAGCATTTTGCTGAGCTGTGACTGTAGTTTCGCCAGTATATGTAAATCTTGCAAATGCCTCAGGCAGCGTAACAACTGTGTTTGTAGTTGAATTAGCTGGTGGAGGTAATGTAGTATTTGCAGGTGTATTGGCGTCTGGTGGCCCTGGAGGGTTTGGCTGAATAACTATAGGTGGTTGTTGTAGAGTGATATCAATTGTAAAGTAGGCATCAGCAAATGATTCATCAATACCACGGTTTAATGTATTTCTATTTCTTAGAGTTAGCTTATGGGTACCTGACTTTAATGCTAGGGCTGGTACAATAAACTTACCAATAATTTCACCACGTGAGTCTGTTTCTAGAACTGTACCCCATGGAGATGATCTAGTAACAAATGTTTCGTCACCTGCATTTGGTGTTGAACTTAGTTCACCTAGGGCTGCATACTGTGAGTTGTTGTTATCATTAATGAATAGGTAATGAATTGTATTTGGCTTTAGGCCTACTGCCTTGAAGGCATAAACTCTTTCCTTTGATAGGTACACAATACCTGTCTGTACCTTTTCGCCACTCTGAGTTGTTATTGACTTGTTTGTTTCAATTGCAATTGATGTTGCATTTCTTGCATCATTTGCATTGGACTTAACATTATAGTCATCATTATTCTGAATTCCCTCTCTCCACCAACCATACTGCGTGATGCCTGGTGTAACAGTAGACATATTTTCATAAGCCTGGGCAATCTTAGATGTGCTACCAACTGAGGCAGCTCTTGCTAGGAATTCAACATCATTTCTTACAGTTGGTCTAACATCAATTGTTCCTTTCCAGGCAATTGGTGTGCCAGAAACATTTACTGGATCTGATGCATATGGCTGATCAATATACACTTCATGTGTATATGCAAGTGTAACCATGTTGCCAGTTACTTGGACATTGCTATATGAACCTGCATTTGTATCAAATTCCATTTCAATAACTTGTGGCTCAAATAGTGGTCTTAGTAGACCCTTTTGCTCATCAATAGCAATTCTATAACCAGGATCTTCTGTTCTACCAAATGCATGGCTATTGAAAGGATCAACAAAGAAACCATTCTGGAATCTTTGATCGCCATTTTGATCAGCAATCATTGTTGAGAGAGCAATGCTCTCAAGCATGTTTAGAGTTGTGTAGTATTCTAATCTTTCAATTCTCTTTTCAAGAACAGAAATGTCACGCATTGTGAAGCGCTTATTTGTTAGAATATCAATCTGAATGAAATTGTCTCTTCTACTGATATTTGATTTTTCTGTATCAGATAGTGAAGGATATGCAGGGACTGTTACTTCTGCTACATTTAACACTTCTGGTAGCATTGGCGATAGTCTTGGATTTAATCCTGGTAGACCCTCTTCTACCTTAAATGCACCTTCTGGTGTAAGTACTAATCTATCCTTTCTTCCAAGATAATAAGTAAAGTTTGTTGTTAATGATGAACCAGGATATGGATTATATACTGTTGTATTAGAGTTAAATGTATTTGTGGCTGGTGGATTAATTGTAGCAGAAGTGAATGATGTTGTAATATTAGCTGTGTTGGCCTTATAAGGTCTAAAATCAATAACATCTCTCAAGTCATATGTAACAGTTGTGTTAGCTACTGTTGTTGTGTATGTTGGAATCTCATATGTTCTTAGTGCCGTTTGGGTATTGGCATTAGGTGTATCATTTGCTTGATATGACTCAACAGAGAAGAATCCTTCACCACCTGATACGTTTGCTGTAAAGCAATCAAACTGTACAAGTAGATGGGTACCACTTGGTAATGACCCAAATGATGTTTTTGGTGCCAATGAAATCTTGGCATGATCGTAGTGGGTGTCTCTTTGACCATTATCAAGAACAAAGTCACTAACTCTATTTGCTGTAACAAAGTTTGAAGAGTTAGAACCAATAAAGACACCATTCAACTTTAGCACATCTGGTACACCAAGTAACCATGGGCCTGTTGTTCCTGCAACATTGTTTGCAGTGTTAATAATTACAACACTGTTTCTATTAATTTGTTTACTGATTGTATTGGCTTCATTATTTAAAGCCTGGAATCTAACAACGACATTTGTTGTGCCAGTATATGAATTACCTAGGTTAATTGTGGCTGTCTCAGTACCTGGGTTGACAACCATTGTTCTCTTGGTGCCAGCAGCTGGGTTCAGCGCAATTACAGAACCTCTGAGGTGTACTCTTGTATATGTGTTTGCAGTAACTGTTACAGCAGTATTAATTACCATTGATGTGGCATTAGTGATTGATACAATTCTATGTGTATTGGCTGAAGGTAGACCTGTGAATCTAATGCATTCACCAGGAATAAAGTCTTCAGTAAATAGAGTGCCTGTACCAGTAATTACGTTTGTGGCAGAAGCAGCTGTTGTGCCAACTAGGGCTGCAGCACATTGAGCATTGGCATCAACAACATGAATATCAACCTTTAATTCATCGGCATTTGAGCTACCGGTGAATCCAAGAATACCCTTCAATGCACCAATACCAAATGTTAGGATACCTGTTGACTGAAGTTGAGCTGTCGTGTTGGCTGCAGTATAGTAATAATTAGTATCAAGAACATTATTGCTGTTTCTTAGGTTCTTTAGAGCCTTAGCGTTAACGCTAAACAATAGAGGAGTGGCTGAACTTTCTTCAAGAATTGGCACGCCCCCTGTTAATACGAGGTCGGCAAATGCTAAATCATTTACACCATTATTATAGACAACTGATCTTGCATCTTGGAATGTGTAGGTGCCAACTGGTCTATAGTTGAAGATGTATAGTCTATACTGAGCTAGATGTGAGCCCTTTTTGGCTGAGTTTGAATCAATGTAGGTGATTGCCCTAATGTTTGCGTAGCCAACAATTGTGCCTGTAGCTGTGTTAGCTACTGGTAGTCTTTCACCTGATACAGCATCCTGAGCTGCATTGTAGAATCTTACTTCAACATCTTGGTTGATTGGGAAGTAACCTCTCAAGTCATCTACAACAACATAATTACCATAAGCCATAGTAATAGGTTGTTCAGATTCTGATATAGTATCAACTCCCTTTCTTCCTTCAACGTTTTGATTGTTTAGGAATTCAATTCTCTTACCCTTAACATAAGACAGACCCTGACCAACTTCGTAAACAAACTTATCTGGGTCGCTACCGTGAGGCTTTGTTAGAATTGTAAACGGCTTGACAACATAGTGACCTGACTCTTCATATGTTCTTTTATTGAGCTCGTCACCAATAATATTATATTCTGTGTTTGTCTTTTGGAAGATAGGGCCATTGTTACCAAACTCAACAATTGGGAATGCAATGTCAGTATTTGAAATGGTATTGGCACCATTTTTATTTCTTGCAATTAGTGTTGAGGTTAGCTTTAATCTATGGGCACCAGGTGCATTGATGTTTGTTGTGCCAGAAGCATTGTCGTAGAGAGATGAGTCATCTGTTTCTTTAACTACTGTTTCTTCTGTCTTAAAGTAAAGAATTTTACCACTTGGGTCAGCCGCATTCTCGTTAATAATTGTTGTGTGTGAATCTACTTTAACAAAGTGACCCTTGTGGAAGATAATACCAGGTGATACAGCAACACCATAAGCAAAACCTAAAGATGTGTATCCTAACTCAGTATTATCCGATAATGTTGTAATTGTATCAATTAGAGAGTTAGCGTAGCTTTCATAATCTACATTAATAACATTAGCAGATACAGCCGCATCTGTAGAAAGAACCAATGTGTCGCCAGGTGCAAATGTCTTTCTGACATTTCTCATCTCAACATAATTACCTAGCGTATTGGCATAGGCATTAATAATGAAGCCACGTGCCTTATTGACATTATTGACTAATTTAGAACCAACTGGGAAGTTTGTTGTGTTGACAGTAATTACCGTGTTAACTTGTACAACAACCTTATCAATATAAGACTTGCCAGGCTGGTAAAGACTGATTGTTTCATTCTGGTCAAAAGTTCTTTGGTTGTTGAAACCTGGTTGGGTATATTGAATAAAGAATCTAGCAGGGCTTGTTGATGCCTTAAAGCCTTCTCTTGCAGAAATAATTTGGGCAACTACACCCGAATTTGAGCCAACTGCAATCGCATTGACAAACTGGGTATTTGTTGATGATAGAGAAGTATTAGAATCAAACTGATCATTAACAGAAACGTAATCAATTCTTTCTAGGTATGATAGGCCGCAACCCTTAATAATTGTACCATCTTTGAAGACATGCTGGCCAAATCTTTCAATCTGGTTCTGGAGAATAGACTGAACCTGATTTAGTTCACGAGCCTGGACGGCAACAGATGGTCTGAAAAGAACTCTATGAAAGTTCTTATCTTCGCTATAATCATCAAAATATGGAGATGCATTCAATACTGTGTTTGCGATATCAAGAGCCATTCTTTGAACCTCAGAACTTAACTACTAGTCTAATTTGTTCGTTTGTTGTGTTTGATCTTTGTATTGGTAGCAAGTTTTGTAGATATAAAACTTCGCCAGAATACAATTTTAAATCTGGAACCGTCGTAATATATGTATTACCTGCCGTCTTAGAGTATTTAGCTCCCGATGCAGGTATTGTTGGCGTATCAGCACCATTTACCACATAACCAACACCATCCATAACTGTATCATTAACAAAAGTTACAACACTATTATTACCGCGTGCCTGCGTCTTATCAAGACCTGTTAAAATGACCTTGGATGTATTAGCAAATGCAACTTTAGCTTGAACCTGAGATCCGCCACCGGCGCCATCAGACCCCAATATATACTCACCAGGTTGCAGCAACGCAGGGGTTGTATTAGATGCAGCTACATCGACCGTTTGGTTGAAAAAGGAATTGAAGAATCTTTTTCTAATATCAAATGATTCTGCCACAACAGTATATGAGAATGGTGTTTTGAGTGTCAGGCTAGTGTTATTGGCAATTGAAACAACTTCTTTTTCTTCATCTAAGTAGATGATATGGTCACCAATATTAAGTTCGTTTGTAAACTTAGTTCCAACTCCTGCAACACTCAAACTATTAGCTACTAGGTCAACTGTTCCAGTTCCATCAATTGTGTTAGCGGAAAGTGGGTTTTTCAATATACCAACTGTTCTAAATTCCACATCCGACGAAAAGGAAAATGTTGCTGTATTTGAGAATACAACACCAATACCAACAGATTGACAATACAACTCATCCTTGACATTAGAACCATGGCCGCCAGGTGGTGACAAAATGGCTCTAACCCTAGCTCCACTACCAAAACCAGTTGATGTCTGTACGGAGACATTTGCTTGTTTGTAGTTTTTACCTGGATTAATAATATCCACCATTTCAATACTACCAGTAAAGTTGGTATTTGAAATATTTTGCATTACTGCTGAGGCTATACAATTTGATCCTGTCTTAGAATCAATTTTAATATATGGGCCAATTGAATATGGGTTGTTGTTTGAAACTTGACCAGTTGTAAATGGAATTTTCAAGATAACAAAGTTACCAACTCCATTTGAAACATAGTCACGAATTTCCTTCACATATGTTAAATTTGTGGAGTCGTTTGTAATTGTAATTGCACAGTTAGCAAAGAAATCGTTTGAGGTAGATGTACCAGTTCTGATTTGGATAATATAATTGTTGCCATTTGGATCCGTCTTAATAGTACCGCTGTCAGCTGGATATGATGATCCATTAGCCTCAACAGTAATGTTAAATATGGACCCATCAATTGCAGCATTTTTTACGTTAGCATTTTCAATGATAGGAATGTAATTTTCTGTGGCATATGTTAGGTAATCAATGTTGTTGATTGTGTAGAGATACATCCATCTATAGCCATCTGACTCTTCAGGTGGATAGCCAAGCTCTGTGTGGGATGGTTCAACCTCTGAGATGCCACCAAGGTGATTGTGAATACACTTATATACTTTGTTTTCTGCTGTTATTACATGAAAGGTTTTTGCTGGTAAATCTTGGTCTTTATCATCATAAATGGCATAGATTGTGTTGGCCTGCCATTGCTTTTTGGCAACCATTGGTAGCACATCTTCGTTTGTAATCTTCATACCAAACATTAATTCATCATGGATGAAGATATGAGATTCATAATTATCATCAATTGTATTAGCTGCAACAGCCTCATTTTCAAACGGTGACTGTCTTGCAGCAAAAACGTAATAACTATCGTTTTTCAATCTACCTTTTTTATATGTGTTTGCTGTCGCATTGGCAGAATATGCCGAGGCCACAGTCATTAATGTATTATTGACAATAGAAATAACTTGTCTTGACTCAGAACCAATAAACAAACGATCATCTACCGTAAAGTCTACAGTAAAATTAGTACCTGAACCTGTGACATTGGCTGATGAGGTGTTGACTGTTACTGTGCCAGAAAGATCTAAGCTCAGCGTATTGGCAACAGAATCTATGAATAAGTCAACAACATTTCTTTTAAATTTGGTTAACATTACGTGTCCTAAATCCTATGCTCTAGTTATTTATATAAACAGTTTCATATGTTGTTTGAATTGCTGTATCGTAATCGGTGTTTGTTATCTTGTCAGTTGTTCTAGATGTTGACTTTGATGTTGACACCATTGTACCTGCGCCTGAGTCTGTCAAGAAGGTTGTGATATACGTTGTATCAATTGACGTTGTTCTTGTTGTATCTCTAACAATTTGAGATGTATTTGTGTTAGTTAAAATTGCTGTAGTTTTTGCAGTTAGTCTATCCCCTGATTCATAATACGTTAATGTATCAACAGAAGTTAGCGTTTGATATTCCGTGTTTCTAACTGTAAAGTCAATGACTGTCTCAGTTGTTACTGAGGTACCAAATACTGTTGCACCACCTGAGGTTGCATACTCAGTTTGTGTAGCATAAGAAGTGCTTGTAGATGTATTAACAAGAGTTCCTTGGTCTGTTGTAGTGCTAGTGGACTTGCTTGTTAGCATGTCGCTAATTGTTAAAGTTGTAGTGTTAAATGATGTCAATGTACCAGTTAGAGTATTTCTTGACGTGCTGTGAAGTGTGCCTTTACCAGAATCCGTTTGGAATGTAGTTGAAGTTCCTCTTGCTGTATCAGTGTTGATTGTAGTTGTAGTTGCAAATTGTGTAATTTTACCTGAGCCAGTAATTTTTGCAGTTTCAGTTGCATATGCAGTAGCAGTTGTCAACAATGTGGCTGTTTGTCTTGTTGTTGGTATACCAGTACTATAAATGGTGTCAAATGATGTGGTTGTTGACTTTGATGTTACTGGGGCAGTTGCATAGATTGTATTAAATGCTGTTACTGTGTCCTTTGACGTTGCCTTCATTGTACCAGCGCCTGAGTCGGTCTGGAAAGTAGTTGTGGTGTCTTTAGATGTACCAAATTCTGTAAACACTGTTGGGTATACAGTTGTTGTAGTTCTAGATGTGCCATATGCAGTTGTTACAAACGGATTTGTAGCAAACGCTGTAGAGAATACAGTTGACGTCTGCTTACCACCTTCAAATCTTGTATACGCAGTAATTGTGTTCTGAGATGTATTCTTTAGTGTACCAGCTCCAGAATCAGTTTGAAATGTGGTAGCAGTTGAGGCAACAGATTGTGTAATGAGATAAACTGTATCAAATGCGGTAGTTGTATTCTTTGTTGTATTGAATAGAGTGCCACCTAAAGCGGCAGTTTGGAATATTGTTTCTGTAGTTCTTGATGTTCCAAATGATGTAAGAGCTTGCGTTTGTCTGCTTGTATCAATGACAGTTGAGTATGACGACAAGTATGTTGTTGTCGTGTTAATGTTTGATTGATAGGCACTTAGGTAAACAGTTGTTGTGGTGTCTGACGTGCTTGTGGCTCGACTTGTTAATCCACCAGCTGTATTTTTTGTTGTGTCATAGGCAGATGTAGTATTTCTTTGAGAAATATAATACGTACCACTTGCTGTTAATGTTATTTTTGATGTGGATGTATTTTTACTTGTGCCAGTAGCGTAACTTGTTGCAGTAGACTTAGAGGTCGACTTCAATGTACCCTTACCAGAATCTGTTTGAAAGGTTGTTGTGGTGTTAAATACTGTATCAGTATTAAATGCAGTTGTCGTATTAAATACTGTTGATGTTTCGTATGCTGTACCGACAACAGTTTCAAATACAGTACCTGTCCCATAGCTACTTGACATCAGATACTGTGTTTCTGTTGATTTAGTTGTGTCAACTGTTGTTAACTTAACTGTAACTGAAGAAGTAAGAGTACCGGTTAGACCAGTTGTTAAAGCTGATGTGTTATGTAGAGTGCCGGCACCAGAATCTGTTTGGAATGTGGTTTGGTAAGTTGTGCTCGTATTATTAACGGTACTCTTTGTTGTATCGTATGCCGTCGAGGTACTTTTACTTGTAGATGTGGTTGTACTTCTACTTGTGGATGTTGACTTTGTTGTGGCAAACGTTGTGTCAAACGCAGTATTGAATACAGTTGATTTTGAACTCTGTGTCGTCTTGTTTGTATCAAATGATGTCAAAAAGCCAGTTATTGTATTGAATGAAGTTAACGTATCTGTGGATGTTGCAACATTAGTTACCTTTGATGTGTTAACAAAAGTGTCAAATCCTGTAGTTGTACTCTTATTAGTAATTGCTGTTGTGGTCTTATTAAGAGTAGTGTTAAAGCTCGTTAAGAAAGATGTTGAGCTATCAAACACTGTATCAATGTTTGTACCCCTCTTAGTATCAAATGACGTTACTTCATTTGTGCCTGTTACAAATGTTGTAGTACGGGAGACGGTGACAAAGTCACTAACATAAACTGTTGATCGCGTTGTGCTTGTTGGCTTAACAGTTGATTGAGATGTAGCAAAGAAAGTGAGAATTTCTGTGCCCTTAGTTAGCGTTGTTGTTCTTGAGGTTGTCTTATTAGTTTCAAAAGTTGAGACAGTTAAAAATGCTGTAACAAATAACGATGTTGTTGACTTGGATGTGTCGTATCCTGTATTGAACACTGTGTTTATATTTGTCTGATACGAAGAGGTAGTAGTTCTAGATGTACCAGTTGCTACAAGAGTTGTCTTACTTGTTTCAAATGCTGTTGAAGAAGTAATTAACGTATTACGTGATGTAGAGAAGTCTGTGGTCTTTACAGTATCAAATGCACTTATTGTTGCAAATACAGTTGTAGTGGCTTTATCAAATACTGTTGATGTATTTTTACTTGTGCCAAAGGCAGTGTTAAGTGTAACAAAGCGTGTGATCTGATTTGTATTGTATGATGTTTGGAATAATGTTGTTGTGGCAATCAATGTTGGATTTGTTGTTTGAAAAGCAGTATCCCTTAACGTATTTCTACTTTCAAATGCGTATGCAGTATTAGTTGTTCTGTTGGTTACAACATCCGTAGAAATTGTTGTTAGTACACCAGCAATTGTTTCATATGTGGTTTCATACTTAGTACTAAACAATGTTTGAGTTGCGAGAATTCTATATTCTGTTAAGATGGCAGTATCAGTGCCCTTCAATGTGCTTGAAGTGGTTGAGTAAACAGATTGAGTAAGGGTGTTTCTTGTTGTAGGAGTAGAAGTATCAAACAAAGTTGTTGTATCATACCCGGTAATAAATGCAGTTGATGTAGTTTTGGATGTTGCAATTGCAGTTGCATAAGCTGTGTCAAAGCTGCTGGTTGTACTTCTTCCAGTTAAATTTGTTGTAAATTTTGATGTTGCAGTGGCTTTTGTTGTAGCATATGAAGTATCAATTGTTGTGTCAAATACGCTGGTTGTATTTTTGGCAGTATTGAATACTGTGTTGAATACGGATGTTGTAGACTTGCTTGTGTCATAGCCAGTATTAATTGCCGTTTCAAATGATGTTGTTGTGCTCTTAGATGTTAAGATAATTGTGTCGCGAGATGTGTCTGTTGCCACAACAGTGTCAAATACCGTGTTTCTGTTTGTTTCAAATGCTGTTTGGGTATTATATGCTGTAGATGTTTGATATACAGATCCTGTTGTACCCAATGTAGATCTTGAGGTGTTGATAGAAGTATCGGTTGTTTTGTTTGTATTAAATACGGTTTGGTATACTGTATCAAATGTTGTTGTTGTGGCGTATGCTGTATTAAAGACTGTTGTCGTAGCAGTTGCTTTTTGGGTAGCTCCTACCGTGTTATATACAGTATTAAACACTGTTGCTGTGACAGCACTTGTGCCAAAATTAGTTTCGTATGTTGTAGCTGTTGACTTGGATGTGTCTCTTACAGTTGCAATGTTTGTATCATATGCTGTAGATGTATCAAATACAGTTGTTGTGGCAACGCTCGTTGCTGTTGCTCTACTTGTTGTGTTAGAAGTTGAAACAAGAGTGTTGAATGCAGTGGATGTGGCCGCACTTGTGGCAGTTACTGCACTCGTGGCCTTTGCTGTATCAAAGACTGTTGTTGTGCTCTTAGATGTTACAAATACTGTTGTTGTAGCTGCTAGATAGGTAGTAATAAAGGTCGTTGATGTTACAGCTGACGTTGCTGTATCAAATACAGATGTAGTTGATCCGCTTGTGCTTGTGGCAGCAGCAGTACTTCTTGCTGTATCAAATACTGTTGTTGTGCTCTTAGATGTACCAAATATTGTTAATGTGTCAAAGGTCGTTACAAACGAGGTTGTTGTCTGATACGTAGTGCCAAACGTTGTTGAAGTATCATATGCAGTGGTTGTTGATGCAGACGTACTTGTGGCTCTAGATGTACTTGTGGCTCTAGATGTGTCTGTACTTCTACTTGTATCTGTTTGAAAATAGAATGTCGTACCTCTTGATGTAAGTCTACTTGCCGTGGCTGTTAGTTTTGTTGTATCAAAAAACACATAACCAAACCCTTGAGGTAGGTATGTGTAAGTTGCATAGGTTGTCACAGTTACACCCACAGCTGTGGTCTGGAAATAAAACGCAGTTAAAGGCTGTGTAGATTTCGATGTATTGAAATATGTCTGGCCATAGATTGGTAAACCACCCTTACCATAGCCAATAATTGTATCATAGCTTGTTTGGTACGTTGTAATGTAACTTGCACCAGTACCCTTTATAGTAAAGGTTTGAAATGTAACTTCATTTGCTGTCAAGAATGTTGTTGAGCCAGCTGCGGTTGTCTGTGTTTGGAATATTGTACTTGTTTGGAATGCTGTTGCAGTATCGTATACAGTTGTTGTATTAAATACAGTTGTGGTTACTCTTGAAGTACCTGTTGCTCTACTTGTTGAGCCAGTTGTATCAGTGGCTCTACTTGTTCCACGGTTTGTTGCTGTAATGAAATTAGTTTCAAACGAGGTTGTTGTTGCAAAGTTAGTTGCATACGTTGTATTAAACGTAGTTGCTGTGTTGAATATTGTTGTAGTTGATTTGCTTGTTGCTGTGTTGAATATTGTAGTTGTATTTCTGGCAGTATTTTGTGATACAGCGGTTTGGGTTGCTACATTTGTTTCAAATGCTGTTGTCGTTGCAAAGTTAGTTGCATATGATGTATTGAATGTTGTTGTCGTATTAAACAACGATGTTGTTGACTTACTAGTATCGTAACCAGTATCAAATGTTGTAATAAATGTGGTTGTTGTGTTGAATACAGAAGTTGTTGATTTGCTAGTTGATGTTAGTTTATTTGTAACAAACGTTGTATCAAATGTTGTTGCAAATAAAGTTGATGTTGTCTTGGCTGTATCAAATACAGTTAAGAATGCAGTTGTTGTATTTTTAGATGTTGAACCAGTTGTATCGTAAATTGTAGCAAATGTAGTTGTTGTATTTGTTGCCTTTGAAGTAGCAATAGTTGTGTCTGTCGACTTTGCTGTTGAAAGGTTAGTATCTTTTGTTGTATTAAATACAGTGGTAGTACCATAAGCTGTTACAAATACAGTATTAATGCTTGTTGATGTTGCAACTGTTGTGTCTGTGCTTTTGCTTGTCAGTGTGGCAACAATAGTATCATATACAGTGTTTCTTGTTGTTGCATATGCTGTTTGGGTTGTAAACGTTGTTGTATAGGCCGTACTATAAACAGTTGAAGTTGTTCTATTGCTATCGTATACAGTTGTGACGATAGTGTTATATGTTGTAGTAGTTGACTTACTTGTAACACCTGTTGTTTCAAATACAGTAGATGTTGTTTTTGTTGTGGCGTATGAAGTAAGAATTGTTGTATCAAATGTTGAAATAGTATTGAATACAGTTTGGTAGGCAGTAACAAATTGAGTTGTTGTTGACTTACTTGTATTGAATACTGTATCAAATACAGAAATATAAGCTGTTGTTGTGTTCTTGGATGTAAGAACTGCACTATCTGTTGTCTTAGATGTTGAGAACGCAGTGACAAACGCTGTTGTGGTGCCTGTGCCAATAGATGTATTGAATGTGGAAGATACAGTTGTTTGTGTGCTATATGCAGTAACAAGTTCTGTCAATCTGATCTGATCAATTTTGAAGCTTGTCTCTAAAACACTTCTGGCTGCTTCCTTTCTAATCTCCACTTTTGCATTTGCATCTGGTGGATTGGCAAATACAATATTGTTACCAGAGACGGTATAATCCGTACCTAGTACCTGTAGTACTCCATTTACTTTGACAACTATTGTACTCATGCCCCACCCGGGATTTCAAACGACGTCGTTGACCCATCCCCTATGTATGCCTGCTGTAGAACATCTGGTGTGGCAGATGTTACTTCACTACTTACAAGCACGCGACCAAACTTCTCCACACCAGCTGGGTGCCAAAGTTTTCTTAGAAGATCGCTATACTTATTAAATACTACTGACGATCTTACTTCATATGAATAATCTTGATAATAATAACTATCGTGAATATACTTGTCAGAGTTTAAAAAGCCACGAGTAGATTTAAAGAATCCTTCGCCCTGACCTTGCTTCATTAGTAACACTGTGCCAGATGTAATAAGGTTTGTATTTGATAGAGATACAAGGGTTGCTTCCTCTCTTTGTTCATAACCAAGACCAGAATCAATAACCTTAACTTCACCAAGAGCCGTTGAACCAAAACCACTGACTCCCGTTACCACTGCATTATTGCCTAGGTAACCATTACCAGTGTCGCCACGGCCCGCCGGATGTTCCTTATCCAATAAACCCATTAAACCAATGATAGTGTCGGTGACTGTAATCTGCACATTTGTAGTATAATCTTGACCAGGATTTGTTGTAAAGATTTTTGAGATTGTACCAACTTCATAATTTTGATAGTTTAAAGCATCCTTTAATATAGTATCAAAACCTGCGGCAACGTTTGACGATAAGCCATACCCTGTACCTGTAGGATACGACAACTGACCAACAAGCATATTATCAACACTGTTTGCTGTACCAATGTAGTTAAGGGACTTGCCTACAAGATTGATTTTAGCTGCCGAAGAAAACAAATACTTAATGTTGGACAATGCACCAATTCTTAGTCCTGCCAAATCGCCACCGCCTGCAATTGTAGGAACAAGGTTGGCACCAGCACCTGCAGAAGGACCACCAGTTGAGTTTGAAACTGTAACCGAGACGGTGAATACATTTGTAGTTAAAAATCCATTGCCACCATGAGTAATGGTGAATAAGGTATCACCACCAGCAGTGTTGTTGAGAATAGTACCTGATCCATCAGTTACTAAATTGGCTACTGCATTAGCAGTTCCATTAGAGAATACGATATAATCAGAATTTGAGTAACCAACTCCACCATTCTCAACCACAACACCAGTTACAGGACCCTTAATTAGAAAAACTGTATTATTAATTGTGTAACCGGATCCTCCATCTTCAAGATTGAATGTAATTGTGCCATCCAATTCTTTAAGTTTTGTTACTACAACTTTACCGCGAGAGCCTTTACCCTGGACTTCCAAAATATCGCCAACCGAATAACCAAATGGTGAACTTCTATTGGCAACATCCACTTCTGTCATGGAACCAATAATCTTTGGAGAATTGATTGCTGTAACAGCTGGTACTTGTCCCTCCGCTAACCTTGCCTCATCAATAATTACAACCTCATCATTTCTGAAGTTACCAACAACGTCTGTTAAGTAAAAGACGTTAATGTTTTTATTGTTAACAAATTTAGTCTGAAAGCTCTCGACATATGCTCTTGCACCAGAAATGCGGCCCTTAATAAACTCACCCACAAATAAACTATTGTAGGGTTTGTAAGAAACCTCTAGATAAATGTCTCTATTCCATTCGCCATCTGATAGTCTAAGAACATCATCACCTGGCTTATAGACGCTAATATTATCAGCAAACAATAATTGGAATAGAAGCTTTAACCCACGCTCTGTGCCTTTTGAGCCATAAACTTCTTTAATATGCTTCTGCAGCAGTCTCTTATCGCCAGCAATATCATCTGGAATAGGAAACATATATTTCTTTTTAAAGTTATTAATAAAGACATCCACTGTCTTATCAACATCTCTGTATTCAAGAAGTCTTCTTGAATCGTAAATTACCTGGTCTTGTGATTCAAGCCACTCAAAGTAAGCTTTTACAAATGCAATGAATAGAGGACCTTCCTCTTTATAGATAGAAGGGAATTGATTAGCAATGAATGGCGATATATACTTTTCTAGTTCTTTCATTATTCTCTAATACCACGGACAGAAACAACAAGATGTCCTGCCTCTATTTGAAGAACTTTATTCGCATTTGTTTCAATATCTAACTTCTTTGTCCTGCCATAAATTTCTAATTCGTTATTGAGGCCGACATCTTCATACACTACAGCACCAATAGAAATTGTACCTGTGGCATAGTCAACTGTACCAACCTTGTCCTTCAACAACTGAACAACACCGTTAACTGTGGATACAATCATTAGGTTACCCTGACTGTCATCTTTAATTTTAGCAAGGTAATCAATATTGTTTAAATTGTAAGTGAATAATGAGGACTCAATAGTAGATGTAGTATCTTCGTAAATTTTTCTGGCCGATAAAACTTCTTGTTCTAGTTCATTCTCAAACGAAAAAGCAATTCTAAATGGAATACCTGTATCCACCTCAACATGCTTAACAATTCTTACTTTTGTATTGTTACTAATGATGGCTGCTTCACTATCATCAATAGCCTTGACAAGTTTTGAATATCTTAGATCAGAACCAAACTTAGCAAGGTTATTATCACCCCATTGCATGACTGTTTCTTCAACTAGAGCTCCAATATCTCTTTCTGATCTTGTTGTTAAGTTGATATTATAGAGAACCTCTGTTACAACTTCAGCAAAGAAATACTCTGGATCAATTACAACTGGATCAATTGATATGGCAGATCTTTCTTTTAAGAAATTGTAAATTTGTGTCTTGAGCGGAGTTGGTAGTTTTGTACCACCAATTGGCTTGGCGGCAACAATTACTTTACCGTATTGTTTTGGTTCTGTTTCTTCACCACCATAAGCTGTAACAATTTCAAGAGATGGGAATGCTTGTTTTGTTAATGCAATATAATCTTCTACTGTTACTGCTCTATTTTGAGTTGGGAAGTAGCGAGGAGCATTGAACTTAATCTCATCATTAGTTTCATGCTCGGATCCTTGAGCAGAAGATTGAACTGTTGTTACACCAACTCCTTGGTAACCTTGGATGCTGTTTGGAGCTGAGAATATGTCTACGCCATTAGCATCAATGCCGTTTGTCTCTCTATAGGTAATAGTAATAACATTACCATCAACAAGTGCTTTACCAATATCGCCATTACCAAACACAACTTCATACATGTGATCTTCGGCACCTTGTACAAAGTACACGTTGTCAGCGTTGTCTAAACCAAACAGAAATGTTTCTCTATTCCACTTTGTTTCTGTTGTAGATGTGGCAGAGTCTTTTATAGTAACATTAAGGGATTGAATATCAACATTTGCAGATTGTAGTAAATAACGAGCTGTTGCATTGGCAACAAATACTTCCTTAACAATGTTTCCTTCATATACTGCAACATTAGCTGCCTGATAGACACCGTTATCTGGTCTAATTACAATTGCCTCATCAGTAGTGAAGAAATATGTTGTATTATCTTTTGTCTCACCGTTAATTTGATAGTACTTTGGAATTGTAATTGAGTCAGGATTGTCATCTGGAGTAATAGTAATATTAACATATGCTGCTGCAGCTGTTCTAGAACGAGGAGTGTAATTTAGTTCTTTGGCGTGCGATACAATTGATTCTCTCAATGCAGCGGTATCTAAAAACATTTCACTGCCAACCATGTTAAGATACACACCATTAAGATAAGTGTTATACGCTAAAACATCAAGCAATACGGCCATGTTAGAGCCTTCAAAGTTATAGTCTTTGAAGATATCTTGTTGGGATAAGAAAGTCTTTAGGCTAGATTTATAGTTTGAAAAATCTAGTTCTGAAGTTGTAAGGAATCCATTAGCCATATTATCTTACTCTTTCTAATGCAAAAGTTAATACTTGTGGGTCTTCTGACGTATCAATTCTGAATGTAATTGTTACAATATAAGAATTGTTGTCGTAATTAGCGTCTATCACAACATCTTCAAGAATAGCTCTTGGCTCATAGTTTTCAATCACTTCTGTAATGTAATCTTGTAGGATAGTTTCTGTTAGAGGAGTCATTGGCTCAAACAGTATTGCCTTAACATTGCCGCCAATGTTAGGATCAAGAATCCTTTCAAATTTGTCAGTTAAAACTAAATTCTTTACTGATCTTTTTACAGCATCTATATCTGTAACTCTGTTAAGATCACCAGAGAATGGGTTGACGCCAAGAGCAATACTCAAGTCAGAATATCTTGCATTCTTTTTAATAAATGCTGCTGTTGTTTTGGCGTAGTTGGACATAGTAATTCTCTTTATGATTATTTATATTAACTATATTGACCATTTACTTTTTGACAGGTCTGTAGATGCCTATTAGGTTACCAAGGCCAGGACTGTTTCTTGTAACGTCACCCTGGGATGGATTGTTATTAGTTGCCTTACCCTTAGGACTTTGGTTACCTCCAACAAACGCCAGACGGCCGCCACTACTACCCAAGACAAAATTAACGTGTGAGTAACTCCAAAGGGCAATGTCACCACACTTAGCCTGGTTTGTTGGCACTTGAATTGCCTTATAGGCTGACTGTCTATCTCTAATATCAAATGCGCGAGCAGTCTGAACAAATCTGTATCCACTCATCTTTAGACAGTAGTTAACAAATCCCATACACCATGGGGTCTGGTCTGATTTCCAATATGCAGTACCCTTAGCATCAATACCAAGTGTCTCCCAGATTCTTACAATATTTGGATTAGATTTGGCACCACCCATACCAGTCTCAGACCAATAACCACTCGCAGCTAATTTTAGCTGTTCATTGAGGAATGCACAGAGGTCAGATGCTGGTGGAGCGTCAACAATTAAGCTCTCTCCTGCACCACCAGATTCAGGTGTGCCTGGATAGTTTTCCTTGACACCATCTGCTGCTGCAGCTGGGTTCTTGAATTTTTCAGGAGTCTCGATGTATTCTTGGCTTCGTTGTATATTATATGAGGTAGCTGTATCAGGCAATTCAATGCTTGGGCTGTTTTCAACAAATACACCATTAATTGTGAAGCCGTTTCTAGCTCCAGGACCTGCCACTGAAATTGGTACAGGGGCTTTTGGAATAATGATCATTGGACCACTTGAAGGTTTAGATACAGACCCACCTCCCTGATCAATCTTAGGTTTAGCTAATACTGTACTACCATCCAACTGAACCTTACTGCCGCGGATACCACACTGGCCACCAGCATACAATGTTGCTGAGCTAGCTGCATCGATGCCCACTGAGCTACCAGAAGCAATACCAAAACTACTTTGTGAATCTAATTGCATCTTACCGCTTGAGTCAATATTAACATCACCGCCTACAGCTATATCAAAATTCTTGGCAACATCTAATCTCAGATTACCGCCAACCCTCCATGTTGCATCACCAACTGTTGATATATTTGTATTGTTACCGGCTAGGATATTAACAGTACCCTTTACAGACATGTTTAGTGTTCCACCCACATACATGTTCTCATCTTTCAATACTACATGGTAGCGATCTTGAGCTCCTCTATGTACTACAGTGCCATCTGGATGAAACTCCACAAACGAGCCTTTTTTGTGGAAGATGTGTACTCTCTCAGCTCCTGGTGTATCATCTAGCTCAAAGACATGACCGCCATCTGTTTCCATTACGTGATTGGCTGGATAGACAGCAGCAAATTTAGATTCTGGTTCTGCAAATATTGAACCATCTGCTGCTGGAATGTTTGTTGTTACTGTCGACTTTGAATACGCTATAGCATTCTTATCAACTTCACCTTCTAGACCTCTTGCATGTCTCGAGTTTGTTCCACCCCCAAGTGGATCATCTTCAAGTTGCTCTGGCTTAGGATGCACACCAGATGGATCATAAAATCCTTTTTCTGGGTCGGCCTTATCTTTTGGAATACTGACAATAGACCCAAGGACAACTGGTTGCTGCGCCTGCATGCCGTCAATAAAAAATCCAATTACCCAATCGCCTTGGTTGACCATTGGAGCTGACATTTGTGCTGTGGAAGAAAGGAATGGGGCCCATGGTAGGTCACCAACCTTCATAGCAACTTTATCGTTAGTATGGTAACCAATACATCTGACGCGAACTCTATTAATTTTTAGTGGATCATTGACATCTTCAACAACACCAATAAACCATGTCATAGAGCCAAATTGTGAATCACCTTCCGTTATAACATTCATTATGTGCCACTCACTTGCTGAGATTCATTTAGACTATTAATATCCTTTCTATATTGTGTTATATCTCTTTCATAACCATCTTTGAATAACTCAATAATTGTTGTATAATCATCCATGTCTGTTATTGAATGAGCACAACTACCAACAAAGAATTTACCACTCAAAACAAAATCCTTTTCCTGCACAACGTCACCAGATGGCTGAGCCATTTCTAGTTCAATTGTATCACCTGGCTTAATTCTAGGATTACCCAACACGCTAATTGTTAAAACAGTTTGATTCATTAATCCTTTTTGCGCTTGAGCATAAGGTCTAGCTTTGGTTAAGGTTTCAACCGTTTTGTCCTTCTTACTATCTTTATAGCTTTCGCTGGAGCATCTAATGAAAAGATTTGTTTGCTCATCCGTTTCATTGTTTCCAGGTATAAAATGATTTACTTCCTGGTTATCCATTAGTAGGTTATCACCCATAAGAAGAATATCTTGTTTCATTCCAAGCAAGCCAAATCCCTTGTCTGTTATCTTTCTTGTAATAAAATCAAATGTTGTCACTTTGTTTGATAGTGTTCCACTTTGTAGGAATTTTTGTTGGTCTGTAGATTGATGATGCTGGAATTCAATCACTCTGAAATAATCGTTGGCTGCCTGATTATCAGGTGCTCTATTTTTATCAGCAGTTAGTGCATACTTGTGGTTGTTGGCAGCTGCCACAATTGCCTTGAGTGGCTTAAAGTATACAGTATCTCTGACTTCATAAAAGAAATAGTTGCCATCTTTAGGATTAGATGCTGATACGCAATGTTTTGAAATATTTTCAATTGCTTCAAACGGAGTGAGCGACGGTACAACGTACTTGATATCACCATAACTACCAATTGATTCCCAACGCATTGCTGGCTTTGATGTACCTTTAGTTACATATTGGCCAGTCATTATATTAACGATAGCTGATCCCTTACCTCTATAACTTCTCTTGACTTTAGTTTTAAGACCTCTATGGCCACTTTCTGATATTGCTCTGAATGCATACTTGGCAGCCTTATTGCCTTCTGATCTTTCTTGGCCACCCAAATCTTGGATAATAAAATCCTTTGATATTCTTTCGTGGGGGGCAACATCGCTTGGGTCTTTATAAATGTCGACTCTAAAAACATCACCTGGTTGAATACCAAAACGTTGAGCCACATTCATACCATCAAGAATCAATCCCTCAATGTAAGTAAATTTAGAAAATACTGATTCAAACAACTTAAAATGTCGAACATAAGTGTTGAAACCAATTTCTGTATTGACACCATTGGTTCTTTTGACAAGAGTAATTTTATAAGCAAATTGATCAATTTGCTCTTTTTTAATAATAGCAGAGGTAGCTACAGTAGCCATTACTCAGCAGCCACCCTTGTTGGTAAATTAACTTTTCTGAAAATCTTTTCCATTTCCAATCCTATATCAATTGCAAGAGCGTTATTAAGTAATCTAATTTTTCTCTTTTCCTCATTCTTAATTAGCTCATACGTATAGTTATCAACTGCTGTCCAACCAGTTCTTTCTGAAGCAGATATATTGCTATAGGTTGTTTTAGTCATCCAGTACGAATACTTTGGATTTCTGTAATACTGAGCATTTGCAACATTCATTGCTATCGCTAGACTACCATACTTTTCAGTGATGAATTTTTCAAAGTCATCATTGAATAGTGGCCAATCATATACTGGATCTATCATATCGTTAGACATTACAATAATCCAAACATAATCAATAGATCCATAGTAATTAAAAGCAACTTCTGTTATTCTTTCCCCTTCCTTAATAGTGTAAGGATAGAAGCTATCAAAACTATCAAATAATTTCTTACCAAGTGTTGCCTTGAGCATAATGTTTCTTACACTGTGCTCGCCATATTGTACGAGAGGGAAGTTTTTAAAATATTTGTCTGACATTATTGTTTACCTCAAGCCTACTCTTCCACATCATACTGTCTGACAGGATCATTAACATTTTCATTAACAAGTCTGTTACCTGGTCTTTGATCTTGTGGTAGGGATTCGCTGCTTGCATCACCAGTAGACTGTACGGTCTGGGTAGCGCCACCCTGGCCACCATAATCTTTTGTGGCAGCAAATACGCCACCAGTAAGCTGCTCCACTTCACTTAGCTGTACTTGAAGCTCTACTTGCTGAGGAGCACTAATTAGGCCTTGGCCAATGTTCTTATAGAATGCTGGTACATTTGTTGGATTATAGTTAACAGTAACACCTGTAATTACACATCTACCAAAACCGTATAAAGCATTCGTGCCAAAGAAATCCACCATCACTTCATTTGGCATTGTAAGGAATGGTGACCCAGCACCGCCGCCAGGTAGAGCTTCCCACTTGAAGAGATTAATAATATTTTTAATTGCAATAGAATCTTCTGGCGTTTCTGGAGTTAGTTTCCATGTTAGCGTGTGCTTTCTTAAATCAACATTCTTAAATACTGTTGTCGTAAATGGGTTTGGCACATTACCAGATGCTGCATTAAGACCAGAACCAACAGCACCCAATTGATTAATTGCTGTTCTAGCCAAGTACTCAGTGTCACCTGCTGCTCTCTTGCCAAAGGTCTTTAGCCCCTCAATTGCACCTTTGTTCTTTAAGTCATTGCCCACAGCTTCACCGCTTTGTAGGCCAGCAGATACGACACCCATATCAACTACATCATAGTTAATATTTAATGTATCTTGCAATCCTTCTGGTAAGGGTAGCGCAATGTGAGCGTTGGTTAAATTTGTTGCCTGGGCAGCTTTAACGCCACTGCCAAACGTGATTGAATACTTAACAAACTTAAACAACATACCCATGTTAAGTTTGTTGTCACCGGCTGGAAACACAAGGCCGGCAAGTGATCTACTATTCTTAGTTGCACCAATTACGGCAGCTGGATGGTTGTATCTTCTTCTAGCTGAACCTGGCATATAAATACCTTTATGAGTTATAAGGGGCGCTACAAAGTCAAAAATCCACAAAAATACAGAGGTGACCCCACCAATGTTATTTATCGTTCATCTTTGGAGCTTAAATTGATGAACTATTTAGATACACATCCTGATGTATTGGAGTGGTCAAGTGAGGAGTTTTTTGTACCTTATCTATCGCCAATCGATGGTAGATACCACAGATACTTTCCTGATTTCAGTGTAAAGAGACGCGACAAGAATGGTAATATTGATAGGATTGTAATAGAGATTAAGCCATCTTCTCAAACAAAGCCTCCAGAAAAGAAGAGCAGAGTAACACCAAGATACATTAATGATGTGAAGAATTGGGGTATCAATAATGCTAAGTGGAAGGCGTGTAAAGAGTTTTGCGATGAAAGAAAATGGAAGTTTCAGATCCTAACTGAACGAGAAATTAATGGCTACCACTACTAACTCCAATATTCCTGGATTCCTAAAGTTATTAAAACAGGCTGAGGATGAAGGTATTGAGCTTGATAACTCAATGCAATCGCTACAGTGGTTAAAATCGAAGTACGAATCGCTAAGACCAGCAGATGTTGTACCAAGATCATTCCTAAAGGAAACAGATAGAAGGCGTAAGGTTCCGTTGGTTGGCCGTCTGTATATGTTTCTTTATAAGCCAAAGCATATGGATACGCTTCCTTTTTATGATAGGTTTCCATTAGTGTTTCCAGTAAGAAGAGTAGCAGGTGGGTTCTTTGGCATCAATCTTCATTATCTACCACCAAAATTCAGAGCATTATTGATGGATCAATTATATAATCTTCTTAATAATACTGCATTTGATGAGACAACAAGACTGAGAATGACGTATGACCTTCTTAGTAGTTCATCTAAATATAGATGGTTCAAGCCATGCTATAAACATTACTTGAACGAGGGGATGCAGTCAACATTAATTTACATTGAACCTTCGGAATGGAATTTAGCTCTATTTGTGCCTTCTGAACAGTTTAGAAAGGACACAAAGAGAAACGTATGGCAAGATTCTAGAAACAGGTTTTAGCACATGGCATTTAACATAGAAGATTTCAAAGTATCAACTGAAATGGGGTTTCTGAAACCTTCTAATTTCATTGTATACATTTACCCACCAAAGTGGGTAGCAAGAGCAGGGGTTGAGCCACCTGATCTTGCTTATCTTGCAGCTGCTGCATCATTGCCTGGCATTCAAATTCTAACTCAAGAATCAAAAATCTATGGCCAAGGTCCAACAGTGAAGATGGCCTACGATATTGCAACAACCGATATCACACTGAAGTTCTACGCAGATGGTGATGGCGACTCTCTAGCCTATTTTTATGATTGGCTAAGAAACATTGTCAACCTAAGCCACACCCAAGACCAAATAAGATCAGGTGCATTTAGTAACCAGCTTTCTTATAGATCAGAATATATAACAAAAATTGACATTATGTTATTTGGAGATAAGTTAAGAGCAGCTGGCGCTGACCCCCAGGATGGCTCAGTAATGATATTTTCAATGTATGAAGCCTTCCCACTATCAATTAGTGAACCAGGTTTAGATTGGCAGTCTGGTAACGATATTCTTTCATTCAATGTTACATTTACCTATAAGTCATTTGAATATAAGAAGCTCGATCAACCAAGACCAGATCCAACAGAGTTGAGAATACCAGTTCCACCTTCGTTCTCATTTGATAAACCAAATAGCAGAGTTCCTCCAGGAGCAGAAGATAATGTTCCTCCAACAAATTTAGCTGGTGGTGGATTTAAGAATAGAAAGTTGGAAGTCACAAATCCAAGATTACAATCTGCCCCACCTGTCAATCTGAGCGACTTTGGCCAGCCATCTCAGATTGGTCCTTATAAGCCAACAGCTCTTCAATCAATTAACGAGTTTGCTACAAACGTCAGAGATACATCTAAATCAATTCGTACAGAGGCCGTATCTGCCACTGCAAGACTTGAACAAAGCATTTATGGCAACAAATATATTAAGACAGGTCAAAACGCACTCAGCGCAGCAATGGATGTAAGAAAGACATTGGGCGTATTAAGGGGTCTCAACTCATCACTAAAGAAAGAGTTGAGACAAGAAGCAAAAACAATCACAGGTGGACGCAGTCCAAAGAATATTTTTAAAATTTAACGTGAGGTGAATCATGCCACTACCAAAAATTAGTCAACCAATCTTTCAATTAACGCTACCATCTAATGGTAAAGTTGTTCACTATAGACCTTTCACAGTAAGAGAAGAAAAGCTTTTACTAATGGCCCAGGAGTCAGGTGAAAAGAAAGATATTATTAATGTTTATAAGCAGCTAATCAACAACTGTGCAATTGATCAGGTGGATGTTGATAACATGGCAGCTATCGACTTGGAATACTTCTTCCTTTGCCTAAGATCAAAGTCTGTCTCAAACGTATCCAAGGTACTTGTTAAGGATGCAGATGATCAACAAACATACGAGGTTGAAATCAATCTTGATAAGGTTGAAGTGTTTAAGAAGGCTGATGTTCCAAATAACATTAAGTTAACTGACACCGTTGGTGTTGTTTTGAAGTATCCAACATTCAGCATTCTATCTAAAATTGAAGATTCAAACCAAATGGATACAACGCTATCAGTACTAAGAGGCTGTATTCATCAGATTTACGAAGGTGAAGAAGTATTTGAAACAGTGAATTATTCGAAGCAAGAAATGGATGATTTCATTCTGTCCCTCAACAAGAACCATGTTGAACAAATTCAGAAGTACTTTGAATCAATGCCAAAACTTGTCTATGATGCTAAGTATGTAACAAAGGATAAGGTAGTTAAAGAACTAAGACTCGAGGGCCTCGAGAATTTTTTCTAGTATTGGCTGGGTACAGTAACCTAGCCAATTACTATCAAACTATCTTTGCGTTGTGTCAACATCATAAATATTCCATTAGTGATGTTGAAGGTCTTTTGCCATTTGAACGTGATGTTTATGTTGCTATGCTAATTGATTATCTTGAGAAAGAGAAAGAAAGATTAAGAAAAGCAGGATATAAAGACGTATAATGGCCTTACCTAAATTAGACAACACCCAACTAGAAAAACAAGGCATTGAGGTTTTAGCCAAGCTTGACCTCATGCATACTGATATAGTTGATAAAATTGACAAGTTAAGTCAAGAGACAACCCTTCAGCAGCTACTGATCTTCACCGCACAGTCAGCTGTTAATCTCTATAACATTGCTGGCAAGATGGATGCCCAGGTTACATCGTTTAGAGAAACCAAGAAAGTTTTAGAAGAAAATCTGCCTCAAATGAGACCTCCTGCTATGGACGAGGGGGCGCAGATTGAGAAGCAAAGAGAAGATCAAAAACCAAAAGAAAAAGAAAAGCCAAAAGAAAAAAAAGAAAAATCATTCTGGGAAAAACTGGGTGAGTTTTTTGAAAAGGTTTTAATACCTCTACTAGTTGGATTTGTTATAGGTCTTTCGAAGGCTTTTGGATTACTTGAAACTGGTATTGGCAAGTTAGTAACACTGTTTGCTATATTGTATGTGGCATTGTCGGGATTCAGAAAAGCCATTAATAAAGCTGTAGGTGGTCTTTTCACTAAAGCAAAAGACTTCCTCATGGGTAAGAAACCCGAACTACCAGGTACTGGTGGCATTGCGGCGCCTGGTGGTGCCGCTCCTGGTGCTCCTGAGGCTCCTGGTAAAGGTCCAGCCACACCTAAGGGACCATCTGGCCTCGATAAGTTCCTACAGGGTGCCCAGAAGATTGGCAAGTCAATTAAAGAGCTGTTTGTTGGTATTGCCGACACCGTAAGTAAGGTGTTAGGTAAGCTAGCAGATGGTATTAAGCAGTTTATTTCTAAGATTGGCCAGGGTCTAAAATCCCTACTAACCAGTCTTGCTAAAGGTATCGAGAGTTTTGGTACTGCTAAAGTATTAAAGGGTGCAGCTGCCCTCGTAGTTGTGTCTGGTGCACTCTACATAGCTGCTAAAGCATTTAAGCAGTTTGCAGATGTAGATTGGGCAGGAGTTGCTAAAGGACTTGTTGGTATAACAGGTCTAGTCCTTGTAATGAAGTTGCTAGAGAAGGGCACAGTCAGCATGATTAAGGGTGCTGCTGCTCTTACAATTATGTCTGGCGCACTGTTCCTTGCCGGTAAGGCATTCCAACAATTTGCAAACGTAGATTGGAAAGCACTTGGCGTTGCTGCTCTAGGCATCATAGGGTTGACAGCAGCTGTTGTAGGTCTGGGAATGGTACTACCAATGGTTATTGCTGGTTCAGCAGCTCTTGGTGTAATGAGCGTTGCTTTGCTTGCATTTGGTGCCGCATTGAATGTTGTTGGAGCTGCTCTACCAGCATTTAGCGATTTCCTCACAAGTGTAGGCAAGCTGAATGGAGCACAATTGCTTGGCGCCGCGGCTGGCATAACTGCTGTGGGCTTAGCTCTTGCTGGCTTAGGTGCAACAAGTGTTATTGGTGCTATTGGCAATTTCATCAGTAGCCTGTTTGGTAAGAATGATCCAATTGAAAAGCTAATTAGACTTGGCGAAGCATCTACAGAAATTAATAAACTACCTGACTCACTGAAAGCTCTTCAGAAGCTATCTAACTTTGAAGTATCCAAGAACTTCATGCAGAATGTTGATATCTTAGCTGCTGGCCTAAGAAAGATTGCTGATGCAGCTAAGGGATTTGAAAAGACTGGCGATGCGCTAACAGCTCTTGCCAAGATTGCCGAGGCATTGAATAGACCAGCTCCAGGTGCGGCTGGCCAGCCTGCAGGTGGCGCGGCAGGTCCACAACCTGCTCCTGGTCCAGCAGCACAACCAGCAGCTAAGCCAGCTGGTGGTTCAAATGGTGTTTATAGTAAAGAAGATATTGCAGCCGCTGAGCGTAATTTAGCTGTTGCTGAAAAGTCTGGTGGCAAGGCAGCAATCAGTGCAGCCCGTTCCAGACTTGAAAATATGAAGTCTCAGAATAAGATGGCAGAGGCTGGTGGACCACCACAACAAGGTGCAGTACCTAGTGCTCAACCAGCCCAGGGCAATGTTCTTGACCGTACAGCTGCTGCGGCCGTGCGTGGAGCAACTCCACCTGCACCAGTCCAAGCTGTAGGACCATACAGCGAAGCTGATATTCAGAAGCAACGTGATCTTGCAGGAAAGATGCCAGAAGGGTCTGCTGGTAGAAACGCAGCGGAAGCTCAGCTACAGAAGATGGAAAGCGCTAATAAAGTTGCTGCGGCAACTGCTCAGGCAACACCAGAACAAAGAGCAGCAGTAGCAGAAGGCAGAAGAGTTGAACCAGTACAAACAACTCCACCTGGCCAACAAATAATGACAGACTCGCAAAGAGTAGCAGCTGCTGATTCAGCAGCAGCAGGCCAGGGTCGTGGTAATGCTATTGTTAATGCTCCAACGACAAATGTTAATAATGGTCAGACAAACAATTTTGCAACTCGTCCATCTGCCACCCCAACATTTGGTGCTGCTCTAAGTAGAGGAGAGCAACGAGTTAGCGCATTCTAAAAAGAAAGGGGGCCAGTTTCCTGGCCCCTCCATATCATCAATCGATGCGTCTACACGCTCACTAATGATATTATTCTTCAGCTAACTTCTTAAAGAAATTTGGAAGATCATCTTCTGAATCAGAAGGTGTGAACGCTTCATCATCAGAATTCCATGCTTCCTTCTCTTGCTTAGCTGGTGCTGCCTTAGGACGGTAGACAGGAGTATCTTCTTCCTCAGCTTCCTCTTCAATAGCACGAGTCATTGGAGCAGCGTGGCCGAGAGACTTAGCCAAACGAGCACTCAATTCCTCATAGCCCTTGAATTCCTTCTTATCAGTGAAGCTGGCAAGTGAATGCTCACTCTGCCAAATCTTCTCGAGCTTACCATCATCATCAAGGAGAGCAGCAGGACTATCGAACTCAGACTTATCGTAGTTACGATACCCTTCAACCTTACGAATCTTCAACTTGAAGTCAGCGCCTTCCCACATATCGAAAGGATTGACTGCCTTCTCATCTTCAAACTCAGGATACATTGCATTATTGATCTTGTCGTAGATCTTCTTGCCATACTTAAACAAGAATACCTTACCTTCGTTAGAAGGGTTTGCAGGATCACGAACAACGTAGATGTTAGAAATAAAGTTTAGCTTTCGCTTTCTCTCAGAAACAATCTTCTTGTTGGAATCAACACCACTGTTCCAGAGCTTAGTGTTCTCTTCACAAGCAGGGCACTTCTCATTGAGAGTCGTTGGGCAGTTCTCAATGAACCAGCCACCTGGACCCTTAAAGCCATGCGAAAAGACTCTTACGAAAGGATTGTCTTCACCAGCGGGTGCTGGGAGGAAACGAATAACGGCGAAACCGTTACCAGCTTGGTCGACACCTGGTTGCCAGAAGCGAGTATCCGCTCCGCCACCACCTTGCTTCTCATTGAGCTTCTCGACAGCCTTTGCGAGCTTATCGAAGTCACTCTTACGACCTTGCTTCAATTGATTAAATGAACTTGCCATGTATATTCTCCGTATTAAATGTATTAGTGTATAAAACGTATTCACAAACAATCATTATATACACTATTTATCTTACCTCTCCAACTCGAAATAGTCAACAGTTATTTTCTTTATTTTTTGTTTGTCAAACTTAACAAATGGTTTGTACTTCACAAGTTTATTGTACTCATTTGGCCAGATGGCTGGGTCTATGATTTCCTTTTCCCAATAGGGAAAGAAGTTCAAATGGTAATTCAGCAAGATCATCGTTTCCGGATAAATAGTAGATCCAAGCAAGTATTTTAATAGCTTTGGATGCTGACCACTATCAACCCTCAACGACTCATCAACATTATTTGATAACTTTTTTAAGTCTTCCTGGTACGTATATGTGATAGAGTCTTGTCTCTTCTTCCACTTGAGATAGACATCCTCACTCATCTCAGCGTTTACTATATCTCCAATCCATGCACTTGGATCATCAACCAGATTAGATACAAGAAGACCAATAGGATCACTATGTTTCTGAAGCTTTGAAAAGAAATACTTGTCCTTGCGAACTTCAAAAGCAGTGAACTGAACTTTGACTTTGCCATTGTATTTAAAGAAATCGTAACTAGTATGAAAGTGATTCTTGATTGCTACGTAAAGTTGATACGCTTCGTATGGACTTTGTAGTTGCATCTGTGTACCACTTAGGAGGGGTTGTAAATCGCCAGCGAGCAAACTTTGACTTGCTACCAATGTAAAAGTTTCTATAAGCCTTCACAGGGTCTTTGTCTTTGTATTCATCTGGCATTGCCTGAACAAATTCATGGTTACCAAGTAATCTTGTTTGGTTGTATGGTATTGGAATGTTTTTGGGTACACTTATTTCTAGTAGATATTTAATCATACTATGACACGCATGCGTCTTCTTATAGCGCTTCGTATACTCAGCACTTAGGGCAGCAGTATGGAATATTAGCCAATCATAGTGGATAACATTTTCCCTAATCCAAATGTTACAAGGATGGTTAAAGTGGACAGCGTGGTACAGAACTTTGTCGCGATCATCGTTCAACCTGTAACGAGGAACTAGTCTCTTACCAGAGACTGAAGACCCCATCTCCATCTTGCCATCTAGCACTCTATGACAGGTCGATAGCATCTGAACACTTTCGGTGACCATCTTAACAACATGCTGGTCACATAGCATCTCGGCTGCAACAACAGGGTTACGGTCAACAATAAAAATGTTCATAGGAGTATTATACTATACCTTTGCAGCAATGTCAAGAGAAGGTAGGAATGCTCTATCAACCATAAACCCAAACTGGTACACAATTCTTAGTTCTGGACCAGGATTGGCCAATGTGCTATGGTAAAAATCTGTTGCATTAAATAACCATGCATCTCTTTCTTCCACTCGGTACAACTTTTTATCAACACGAGGGTTATAGGCCTCTGAGGGGCCACGGTTGACCATTATGTTGAATCTTAGGTTGACTTTGTCCTTATCCTGTTTGTAAGGGTCATTGTGCTTCTGTATAAAGCCATTTGGTTCTATTACGCTTAGTAGAATACCAAGAGATGGGTCTATCACAGGGTCAGTTATTTGTAGAACATTTGAAATTCTACTATACAAATGCTGCACTTTTGGAAAGAAGAATTTCTGATCACAATCCCTATCAAGGGACAAGAACCGTCTGAATGAGCCTCTTACGTTTGATCGCATGATACCATTGCTGTAGAGCATCATAGCTGAATTTAATAACTCTTTGTGATCTTGTGGAGTTATAAATTCTCTAAAAACTCTTACCGGCTGGCTCATCTACAATCCCTGCGGGCAACTTATATACATCATCGAACATATCAAAGGTCCTATCCTTCTCGTTCCAATATCTTTCGATTGCTAATTTAGCATATTCTAGTTCAACAAATTCCCCAATAATTAGTTCTTCAGTAGCATTAATAGGAATCTTTGCACCCCAAATAATAGTTAAAGCAACGTTGTATGCTTTTCCAATTACTTGACCATCATTAGTTTGAAAATAGTAGTGAATGTTTTTATCAACATATCGCCATTGACGTTTCATAATTAATCCCAAAGATTTTCATAATACTTGCCGAATAAACGAAAGGCATTCTTCTTGCGCTCATGATATGCTTTCATCTTCTCCATATCATAAACTGGTTCGACAAGAGTTACCATTTCGCTCCAATCTTGTCCTTCCTTCTTCACCATCTTGTATTTACCCTTCTTGATAAGAAAGGATGGGTCGCGATCTTTTGCAAGTTCACCAAATGCCCAGACCATTTCCTTCATAATCCAATCCCAACGCTTGAAGTGATTGGAGTCTGTATCCCACTCATTCTTCTTCGGCTTCGCATTCGTAGAACGAAGATTCTCAGGCACATCTTCGTCATCAGTACAAGGCGCACCATGATTCGTCTTATGCAACTGCTTGAGCATCGGATGAACGATAAGCGCAAGTGTACGATCCATAGACCAAGTATCCCATGGATCAATATGAATTGATATCTTTTGTTCGCCTTTCTTTGGGTACTTTCCAATTCTAATCTTCACGTGAAATACATCCTTATCATTCCTGCAAACAATATAACACCAATCACGCCATTCAAAACCATGATTGCTCTATCGTTCCACTTGAAGCCAACATAGAACCAGCCAACAGCACCAAGCCAACTACAGAAAAGATCAAGCCAATGAAGCTCCATCACTCCACTGGCTCTCACTGTAATGGCAACAAGTGTAATGACGCTAGCAGTCCATTTTACATACCAAGTAATATCATACTTGGGTGTAACTGAATTTACTTTTGTCATTAGGTCTTTTTGCGGCGAGCCTTACGCTTCTTAGAACCTAGCTTTGCTCTGCCTTTACCGTATCCTTTAATACCTGTTTTAGCTGGCATGTTAGTAATCCTGTACTTTAAAAGTGGTTGTCGAGTTAGCTGAAGAGTTTAAGTTGTCCCAGTTAGCTGGGACCCAGCTGTTACCATAATCATTGAAACTGAAGTTTGTGGTTTCTGGTTCTGGATAATCCATATCAGCCATTGTTAGATTAAGACCAGCATTAGGATCTGTCATAGTCCAGCTAGCAGCCTGTTGGTATGCTTTTGCCTCAGCCTCTTCGTGAGAAACAACATCTTCACTATCTGGTTCACTATCCGATGCTGGATACTTGAAGTCGTTGTTGACATCAAGATAGTCGTCAATATCAAAACAGTATCCACAAGCCTTTAGAAAGTTTAAAAACTCCTCAAGGACCTCTGGCACTCGTGCATCCTGCTTATTGAATCTTAGGGTAACATTCTTACCTTCGGATTCATAATCAAATGTAAAATAGGCCTTCGTATCAATATCCTGTTCCATTATAATTCCCTCTCGCGTCTTAGTTGTTCTTTCTCAGCAGAAGCCATCATGCGCTCTTCATTAAAATCAAGCTGTTGAATTGATTCTTTAATAGCATTGAGAACTGACGCTACTTGCAGTTCAATCTTTGCATCAGCTTTATTTCTATGGACAGCCATCAACCCCTCAGCGCAAACTTTAGTAAGTTCGCTTGCCTCGAGCATTAGATATTGAATAGTTTGTTGTCGTGAATCCATAATATAGATTACCTATTAGATAGGATCATCAATCGGTGGGTGTTCCTCAACATGAGGCTCATCCTCACCAACATCCCACTCGAGTTTCATATCCTGAAGGATGAATATACCACCCTGTGCCTTTAGGGCAAGCGCCTTTGCCTTAGCATCAACGAAGTCTTTGTACTGACCTTCAACATTCCAGATATTGAAGATCCACTTCTTAGTTCTATACTCAACATTCCACTTCTTATCAACGGCACGGACACGTACCTTATTGATAGGCTTGAGAATTAACTCTTTACCGAAGTGGTCTATTGTGTTCATTCAGAACCTTCTTCCAATGCAATGTTCTGACCAACTGCCATTGTGCCACGCTTATTGACATAGTCACGATGATGCTTATGGGCAGCAAGCCATACACGCTTCATTTCGCCACGTTCGTGGTTATCTTTAATCATGCCCCTTGCCTCTTCCAATGCAAGCATGCGCTTGAACTGACGAGGGAAGTCTGATTGAAAGTCACTTCTATTAGCCATTATCAACCTCTGGTGTGGAAGCCTGCAACTGTTGCTGGGCTTGGTTACTAACCTTAGCAATTAAATTCATTGAAACCTTATATGGAAGCTCAGCAAGAGCACCAAGAACAAGATTCAATTCTTCTACTGTAAGGGCTAGATTCAAAACTTTATTGTCGGACATATTTACAGATTCCTCAATATTTAGTGTTCAGTAAATATTTAGTATTCTACTACAACACATTCTATAATTCAACAGTTATTTAATGTTCTTAGAACTGTCGGCCCTATCCTTATCTTCCCGGACCTCAATGAACACTGGAAGGAACAAACTACAAACACCAGTTCTTTGATCAACGACTCTACCGTTATACTTGATAGCAATGACCTTACCAATAACTTTCTTACTGATACGGTCTCTATCAAGATCAGTGAATCCAGTGCCAACGCTAACCTTAACCTTACCGTCAGAAGACTCGAGAACCAGAGCACCTAAGCGACCGGCATTCTTACCAGTGCCCTCGACCCAGTCGACGCAAACCAAGTCACACTCGAGCTCACCCTTGAACTTGATCTGGTGTTTCGCTCGCTTGTCCTCCCAATGAGCATTGAGATCTTTTAGAATGATACCTTCCTGTCCTTCGCCAAGTAGCTGTTCAAACCGCTCTTGGGCTTCGGCAAGAGTATTCACATTCTCGTTCCAAACCTTATGAACCTTACCAACTCGGTATTCATCCTTATCTTTAAACTTACTGCTATCCATTGTAGAGAACAGTGAGTTAAGTCTGATGCGATACGGAATAGTTGAAACGCCAGCCTTAAAGTCAGCATATGGAATCCAATCCCAAACAGTAGCATGGATCAAGGCAGCATCACCTTGAGTAAGGGTACCCTTCTGAGCCTTAGATAGAATACCGTTACCAATCTGCCGAGCCATGAACTGGTAGGTATCAGTATTCATGACATTCAGCTCGCCATCAAAGACAACATCATCGTTGCCAGCAATAGCCAAGAACTCCTGCTCAAGCTCACCAAGAAGGTTAAGAAGCTTGCCATTGCGTGAACGGAACTCAACTGTTTTCTTCTTGCCATCAACAATAGCATTGAACCTCATACCATCCAACTTTAGCTGGACATTAGCAGGCCATGTAATCTTGTTGATGAGCTTCTCTTCGTAACCAGAAGCCAACATGCAAGGATAGGTTGGAACAAGGCTAGGCCAAATCTTATTGACTGTAGCCTCAGACACTCCACACCGAAGATCCTTTTCAATTACTCGTTCAACAACCTTAGCATCCTCAGGTTCAAGCTCTTCTAGGATGTTTGTCAAGAACTCGATGGCAGCATTGCCTGTAACCTGTCTTGTAGACAATGCAAACAGTTTGTCAAGAGCATGCTGAAGAGATGTGTATGGACCGATACCTGTCTTATACTTTGGAATCTTCCGAATGTAAAAGTTGGTGAACGGGTCAAGAGCCAAGAAGCACGCCCATCTAAGAACAGCGTTGCTCTTGTTGGCAGTTAGGATTGCTTCCTTCTCCAAACGAGAAGAAGTAGCAGCCAACTGATTAAAAATGCTATCAACCATTAGTAAATATCCCCAACAGGGTTATACCAGATGCCATAGTTAGCACCAATTGTGCAAAGAGTGCTCATGTCACACACCTTATAATGATCCAACAATTCGAAGTATTTGTCAACAAATGCTTCATCATGGTCATCATAACCAAGAGCATGAACCATCTCGTGAATCAGTACAAACTTCTTACGCTCACTTCGAGCAAGCTCTATGCGCTTGCCGTCGCAATAAGAATAATAGCGACCATTATACTTAACTCCATTCCCAGCCACAACAGCGGGGAGAGGCTTAACTTTGTCACCATAGTAATGGCCAGTGTAGCCAGCTTCCTTCCAAATATCATATGCAAGTTCCTGTAGTACCTTCATCGGAAGGTTAGGTTCGCCACGGAACCATTCCTTCTCGAATTTATACAAACGACGGGTGTCGAGAGTTCGCTTAGCCTTATTGTTCATCCGCCCACTCTGGTTCGTTAATGAGATCATCGTAACTAATAACATCGCCATCCATTACACTATGATCAAACTCCTGACCAAAATGCACATCAAGCTCGCGTTCAGTTAAGAATGGATACTTGGCAAGGATTTCGTCACGAGTGAAGCCCATCGAAACCATTTCGTTGATATCAATATCAATTTCACTAAAGAAGCCCATTATGCAGCCCTGCGCTTTTGTGTATACAAATGTCGAATTACTTCCTCGCGGAAGCGAGGGTTTGAGTTCATCTCGGTCTTAATCATCCCCTCGAGATAACCAAGAGCGTACATCTTGTCATGCTTCATCAGAAGCTCAACCAACTCCTTAGCGATAAGGTGATTGGTTTCGGTTTCCATCTTATACATTAGAAATAGTCCTTAAAGTTGTGTTGATGTTCGTTGTGGTCGAAGCCGGCGTTATAGGCCTCAACCTCTTCGGTAGTCATGTGCTTCTCCAAGACCTCATCGCTCATATAAGAGCCACCCTTGAAGTAATGAGGACGACGCGGCCGCCGATAAT